GGGGGGGGGGGTAGCCTTTAACCCATTGCCGCCTTCACCAGATCCGCCATCTCCCAAGGCTTCTTAGCGATCCCCGCCGCCATAGCCGGCGTCATGCGGATTGCCTTGTGCATCCGGACGAAGTTGTAATAACTGAAGTAGAGCGCCAGCGCGGCCCGCAGGTTTTCCTTCTTGCGAGAGAAGCCGTTGCTCAGGCGGGTGAATCGGCGAAGATGGCCGCGCAGCGTCCAGTTGCCGCGCTCGACGTGTGACGTGCAAGCCCGGTCCTCATCCGGGGTGCCGAAGATGGTGACTTTCTCCTGTCCTATCAGGCGCGGCGGAGCGTACCGCCGCGCTTCTTCGCCGCCCGCAGTGCCGAATTCCTTGATAACTTGCGCGTAGTCAACCCGCGAGCCAAGGTTCCATTCCGCGCCGTCCACGAAACCGGCGAAACCATCGGTCGAAAGCTGGAATTCGCCCGTGGTCGCGTTGCTCAGTTTCTCCATGAAATCGTGGGCGTCCCACTTGTTACGCCGGCCGAGGTGCCACGCGAGCACCAGCTTAGAGGTACGTTCAATGCCGATGAAGCAATAAGCATCCCCTGCGTCCGGGTCCGTGATTCCCTTGCGTTCGCGAGTCTTCTGCTTGCAGGTGATGTAGGTCCACACCTCATCCGCCTGGACGTCGTTGACCGGGACCGCCTTGACCGTCTCCTCAAGTATCCTCTCGCACCCCTGCCCGACCTGGACAAGCAGGCGGAGAATTGTCTTTTTCTCAGTTCCTGTAATGCGCTCGACGGCGCGAACCGAGTTCCCCTCGCACAGAAGGTGCAAGCAGAGGAGCGCGCGGTCCAAGGGGAGCCGCATGTCCCCAAGGGGACGGTCAGGCCGCTCGGAGAACGTCTTGCGGCAGGTGCGGCAGCGGAACCGCTGGTGTCCCTCGCGGGTGTGGCCGAAGCGCTTGCAGGTGTCGGTCTGGCAGGTTGGGCAGGCTTGCATGGTCGGCATCCTTTCGGGGTGCCAGCCGTGCCATAATTGGGGTTGCGGGACCGTTGGCTACGGCTGGCGGTTCTAGGCCCGGTGGTCGTTGGTAGCGACTGCCGGGCCGTTTTTGTCTAGTGTCCTTGTCTCCTCTCCAAGCTCACAGGACCATTGTACGGACATTGTCCGGGCATGTCAAGGGGGTAGGCTCTTGATTTTTCCGGGAATCGTCCGTACAATGCCCGTATGCCTAAGATCGCCTCCACCTCCAAGGACTCCCGCCTGGAGATCCGCATCTCCGAAGAGGAGAAGGGGCTCTACCAGCGAGCCGCGGATCAGGATGGACGGCCCATGTCCAACTGGATCAGAGACCGTCTCCTGAAGGCCGCGAGAACCGAGCTAGGGGATAGGGTCCCCGCGAAGAAGAAGGGGCGGTAGCGGTATCAAGGCCCGCGGCAGGGCCAAGAGCAGCAGACCCCTCAGGAAGCGGTGAGGATGAGGGGGTACAGGTCCTCTGTAGAAGTGCGCCATGGCGTCCTCCGGGTCTTGACTCCGCCGGGCGGCCTAGCCCCCGGGTCGCCATTCAGGTAGAATGGAGCTATGGGACACGAGCTTCGACTGGACACTGCTCAGGGGAATCATGTCCCCAATGTTCGGTTGGAGGCGCAAGTTTTCCCCGGCGAACTGGCACGCTACGCGCAAATGGAGCGAAAATATGGCACCGGTTTTAGCCTGATCGAGCGGGCAGGCCCCGACACCCGCTACAATTGTCACGGCCTCGCATTTGCCTGTCGCCGTACAGCCGTTGAAGATGTCAATGTTGTCCTTCAGATTCTAGCAGAAGATAGATACCGCGAAGTAAAAGACGAGTCCGCCTTGCCCGGCGATGTGTTGCTCTACTTTGGCGAACATGGCGAAATTGAACACTCCGCCATCATTCTCGAATCCCCAGAGATCAATAAAAACATGAAGGTACCGTTGGTCATTAGCAAATGGGGAAACTACAAGGAATTGATCCACCGCGCCAGCGACTGTCCCTATAGATTCTTGGGTGCTCGGTATTTTCGGATGCATCAACAATGATCGATCGCTCAAAGTTAGGCGTTCGCGGCCTAGTTGAACGTTATCTCGTCGCTAATATGCCGGGCTATCTGTTTCGGCACTTCCGCCGAGACGTCACTGTCCGGGATCTTGCCAATACCTACTCGGCTGAAGACTTGGTATCTCTGGTAGTTGAGCTTGATCAATTGTCGCACAAAACGGTGGAAGACCTAGCCACGGCCTATGCGGCGTTGACCGCCCTTGGTTTCCACAACGCGGACGAAGTCAAACGCGTAATTCCTCGACTCGGTGGAGTGCGGAGCTTTCGATGGCTTGATCAGATTTTGCAGAACGTTCTAGATCGCATGTCCGTGAGCACGATTAAGATCCAGATGCCTTCTACGGCCGCAGTTCACATTTCTGGGATGCCTGAATCATGAGATGTCAGTTTGCCGCATGCGCGAATCGAATTGTGCGCGATGTTGACACCGATACTGTGTCGCTTATTGATCTTGCCGAATCTACGCTCGTGCCGATGTTTCCAATTGTAATGCCGGAGCTTGCTTGCCTTTTTATTCTTCAGCGAGAAGAGGGCGACAAGCGGGAGATCGATGGCATGGCAGTGCTCACGCTGTCAGGTGAGGAGATATTCAAGGCGCCCATAACTATCAACTTCAACGGAAAATCAAGGTTTCGTCAGATACTTACACTGGCCGGCATAGTACTGCCGCACCCTGGGGTGCTCAAGCTCGCCCTTGTCGTGGGTGACCGCGAGCAAGGGTCGCGGGAAATCGACGTGATGTCGGCAGCCAAGCCTCAGTTAAGGCTTCCTCTGGCGCCAATCGCGGAGAACGAAGAGGGCCGACCCGCAACGGGGCCGACACTCGAAGCCTACACCGACTCCCGATAGTGCCGATCAACGACCGGCGCGGGATCTTCGGCGGACTCGGGCGGAGAGGGAAGGGGCGGCCCGTCCAAGCGCCGCCCCTGGGGGTAAGTTGTCTAGGTCGCTTCGCGCAAATGCCGCGCCGTCACCGCTACCGCCGCTTGCTCATCACGCAGTAAGAGCGGGGCGAGTTCCGCGGCCAAGCTTCGGCAGTGGCGGGCGTACCGGAACGTCGCCAGCAGGCGCCGCTCCGGCAGATAGACAAGGGAGTAGGTGTGCGTCGAGCCGCGCGGGATCACTCCGAACCGGCTGTAAACCATTGATCTTGCAGGATATTTCACGGCAGGTCAAAAGGAACCACAGCGAGCCACCTACCGGCGGCTTTGACTCTCGTCAGCTAAGTGTGCGACCATACTTCGGAGCCGTCCACTCTCTTGGGTGGAGGTGTACCATCATGTACAGCTCTTCACCTCAACCAACGCTAGCCGTCGCCAATTTCTTCATCGAGAAGAGCAAGGCGTCAGGCGTGCCAGTGGACCCGCTTAAGCTCCAAAAGCTGATCTACTTCGCGCATGGCTGGCACCTTGCCGTGACCGGCGAGCCTCTTCTCGACGAGAATGTTGAGGCATGGCCTTACGGGCCAGTTGTTCCAACTGTTTATCACGAATTCAAGAAAGACGGAAACTCCACGATTGCCGGCCCGGCCACAATCTTTGATGGCAAAGAGTGGGTAATCCCGCGGATAACCGATCCCTCGGCGCTATCGGTCCTAGAGAAGGTGTGGATGGAGTACGGTCACTATTCGGGCGTGCAACTATCTAACATTAGTCATGCACCAGGTTCCCCTTGGGAAGAGGCGTGGAAGCGTGCTCAGGAACACGGCAAGGTCAGGGGCGTAGATATCGACGATTCCAACATACGCCGCTTCTTCTATCAAGCCGGTCTCCCGGCTTCGACTTGACGGCACCTGTTGATTCGCGCGACACTAGGCCACCATGTCCCTCCTTTCTTACATTGCCAAGGCGACATTCCAGGGGCCGCGGATTGACACTGCTGCGGCTATCAACTCAGGCGCGTCCATTCTTCGCATTGGACAACAAAAGCAGCGTTCCGCCCGCAGCCAAGAGGAGCTTACGTCGCTGTATGCGACGAACGGATGGGTGCGCCTCGCCTGCGGCGTCAGGGCTCGAAATCGGGCCTCGGCGCGCTTGACCCTGCTAGCCCCCACCTCTCCCAAGCGTGGCCGCGCCATGGCGCTCAAGGGCCGCGTAATGGTCACCCCGATGCGCTTCCGCATGGATCTCATCAAGGAGATGCGGGAACAGGGCGAGCTGGTAGATGTTGAGGAAGCATATGGACCGCATCCATTCCTCGCCATGATTCGCAGGGGAGTCCCGGGATACTTCGACGGCTTCGCGTCGATTGCCCTAGATCAAATCCTCATGGATATTGTTGGCGAAGTCTTCTATTTGATCTTACGCGACAAAGTAACACATATCCCAGTTCTACGCTTGCCAATCCCTGCCCATTGGGTGACCCCCCCGAGCTTGGGGACTGGCGACAACTTCTATCGCATTCGGTTCCTGAGTCAACCGGTTCCGCCAGAAGACATCGAAACGACGAAAGAGCCAAGCCCGTTCAACCCATATGGTCGCGGAACTGGCGTAGCTTCATCGCTAGACCATGATATCGCGATCTATGAGCAAGCGATGATTATGATGCTGGCGCGCTTTCTTAATAAGGGTCGCCCCGACGTACTCATTGCTGGATCATTTGGACCGCGAGAGAAAGAGGAGGTAGAGGCGAGGTTCGAGGAGAAGTTACGCGGAGCATACGCAGCGGGAACGTCCATCTTCCTGAGTATCCCATCGGAGCCGCATTCGAAGTTTGAGGTTCACGATCTCGATAGATCCGCCGCGGATCTTCAGGCCGTTGAGCTCACGAAATCGGCGGCAGATGTCATCCTGAAAGTCTTCGGAGTCCCACCGGCGGTTATCGGGGAAGTGACGGCGAACCGCGCCACCGCTTACGCCGCCAAGGTATTCCTGCGGGAGAACAGTACGATTCCATCTCTGGAAGCAAGCATCCGCCATCTTCAGCAGAGATACTTAGAGCCCCACCTGGGGCGTCCCCCGGAATTCGCGGGCGAGGATCGCATAATCCTTTCCTATGAGCTTGAGCAGCTTGTAGATGAGGAGCGTCGCGACAGGATCATTGATGGCTACGGCGAAGCATTCGAGCTGAATGAACTCCGGGCAGCCGCTGGATTTCCAGCAGACGAGCGGCTAGACGGCCTGTTCTCGGTTCCGATTGGAAAGACGATTGAGCATATTGCGGATGTCGTTGCCGCAGAGCCCAAAGATGAAGAGCCTGCCGAAGTAGAAGCGAAGCGAGTTGCCGGGGCTTGGCGGGACGCCATGGATATGGGCCTCGATGTTGCGTCTAAGCGTTGGGCGCTAAAGCCCGCCGAGCGGTCTAAGGTGGCGGCGCTATTGCCGTAAGCAAAGGGAAGGAATGCGCGATTGTTATGAAACGAATATCCCCGGGGATATCGATGGTCGCCGCAGGGGCGATTGAGGTGGCGTCGGCTCGTCGCGATGCTCTGAAAGAAGCGTATTCTAGGTTCCGCATTTTCCAGGCGGAGCGCGCAAGATTCAATGCCGCGGCAGAAGAAAGCGCGAAGCATTCATGGAGAAAGCGCCTCTTCGGTACCTCGTTTGTCCGCGTTACGATCGGCAGAAATAGACTACAATTAGAGTATATCTAGCAGGGCCTTCGTGCTTACGTTCAAGGCAGCGCGAATCCTCACGGAAGCAGCCTACCGAGCAAGGCTATTAGCGCAGCTCCGTCGCTTGACTGTATCTGCTCAACGCTCATGGATCGTTGCGTTCGAGAAGTTGCGCCGCGATCCTGGGCAAGTGACACTCCTGGCAGCTATCGAATCGCATAGCGTCGTTGAGATTGAGCGCGTCTTTCGCGTAGAGTACATCGCCGAATTATTGACGAATCCTGCGGCGCTCGGGCGGCCCCTGGCTTTCGAGGGAGCATCTCGCCGCGCCTTGTTCTCGGTCGCCGATATCTCGGCAAAGAATCTGAAGGCTCGCCTGAGTCTTCCAATCGAATCCGCTTTCATGCAGACTCGCGGCGAAATGTGGCTGCGTCAGCGCGGCGCGCAATTCGTTCAAGAGATAACAGATAAGGCGAGGGCAACGCTCCGCCAAGTCATGGCGGATTCCCTCGGCAGCGATTTTAGCGCTGTGCGCATTGCTGATCAATTGCGTGAACGACTGCCGCTTACTGAAGCATGGAGCAAGGCGGTGGGCGGCTACGAACGTAAGTTGTTGGAAGCCGGGGTCAGCCCAGATAAGTCATCGCGCCTCGCGAAGGTATACGCGGAACGCCTGAAGACGCGGCGCGCGTTGAACGTGGCGCAAACAGAGATGGCGCGCGCCGGCAGAGCTGCGGAAGTCGGTCTCGTGCGTGAATCGGCGTTACGCGGGCTGATCAGCGAGGAGATTTACGAACGCGAATGGATCGCCATTCTTGACGCCGTACTTTGTCAAATATGTTATGCTGCGCACGGTAGCCGAGCACCGATCAATGGCAATTATCCGAACGGTGAAGCGGATGCAGAGGGTCATGATACTAATTGCCGGTGCGGTGAAAGACTAGTCAGAAAGGATGAAGAGTCACCAACGGTTCCGCCATTCATCGCCCCGAAACGCGGCGGAAGCTTACGGCCCATGACTCCCGCTGAAGCGGCTGGATAGCCACGACTTGACGCCAGATAACCACAACCTGTATAATGGGAAATGTGATGGATTGCGTAGAAGAGGGAGGCGACGTGGAGGTAAGTGATATGATACGCGGTCTCGTACGCGCCGCTGAGATCACCGACTACAAACGGCGGAGGGCGAGGCGTGCTAGAAGATTATGACTTTTGGTTCGACGTTGCTCTCTGCGTGCTAGTCTTCGTTGTGGCGATCATGTCATTGAATTATCTGAAACGAAGAGGTGAATGATTTCAACTGGCTTGCCCTAAGCCATAGAAAGGAGTTTCAACCTTGCGAAACAAACATTCAGCGGCTTACATTTCAATTATCATCGCCGTAGCGGTCGTCCTTTGCAGCGGATGCTCGGCGATGCGTTCGATCGGAGCCGCCACGTTCACGTCGGCTAAGTTTGCCGACATGGAGTTGAGGGGCTTTGCGGGAGAGCAGGTTCCGCTCAACGCAACGGCGGCCGAGGTCGCAATCCAAGATCCGCTTGTCTCTGCGGCGCTTTCTCAGCTGCTCACTCGCGGAGAGCCGCTTGGCGTCCTCCTACCAGTGAACGTCATCGGCGAGTATGCGCCGAAGTTTGTGATCTGCACGGGTCGGTTCGCGGTTATCGCCGCAAAGATCGAACAGAATGCAGAGGTGAGAGTGTGGGGGCAGCAGTCCGGGATGTTCGTGAGGCCATCACGCATCACCTGTGCCGATTGTCCAGATTGAGGTGGTGGTTACCATGGCAACTTATCGCATCCACTGGTACAATGAAAACGTTGTTTGGTCGCAGGTCAACGAGGACTCATTCGCGAGGTTATATGAACAGGATAGCTTCGCGCGCATGAAGGAGTGTTTATCCGTCAATCGCGCATTACCAGCGCTGACCGCCAAGACTGAAATGCGTTCCGTACGCACGAAGGAAATCTAGTGGCTGGCGACGAACAGACCCTCGGCCAGGAACTTCTTGCAGCCATCGAGGGTAAGGCCCCAAACACTTTCGGCTACAAGAACGATAACCAACCAGGAGAAAATCGCCCGCGCCTCCGTGACGCTGTACGAATTCTCTTGGGCGAAAACAAGGATCGCGCTGTCGCCTCTTGGCACGAGCGGCACCAACGTGAGCGCCTCTCTTGGGGTGGTACCGAGGTCTGTTCGTGGATTTATAGCGATTGGAGTTTTTTGGCCGAAGCGTCGGTCTCAACCGAGATCCCATCGGCCGCCAGCTGGTGTTCTTGGTTTCTTGCATTTCTGGAGGCCACAGAGTGCGGAGATGGAACGTGCCTATGGTTCGGGCAACGTAGCGGTGGCCACTATCCGCACGCAGGCAGGTATGAGTGGCTGCTCGCCTTGGCGCGCGACGATCAAGCCGGACTCAAGCAGGCGGAATCGTGGGCGCAGGCCGCCAAATATGGGCTTCGAATGAAGTGGACGTATCATGCCGGCCTGCTGCTCAAGCAGAGACTCCACGATCTCTACATGGCCTCCCTTGACCTAGACATCCAAGATCTACCGGTGGCGTATCCAATCAGGATCGTAGAAACAGAGGGTGGCAAGGCGGTCGTTCACGCCAGAACGATTAACAGCAATACAACTCCGATTCTTGCGGGGACTTGGGATAACGTTACCAAGGAGCGCAGGTTCCTGCCGCCAGATGGAGGATTTCGCGCGCGTCGCGGAGATTATTCTTGGGCAGAAATCGATGGTATTGACAGCGCGTTCATTCGGTATGGTTCTGATGTTTACGGCGACAATGTCCTACCGCTGCCTCCGGGGCTTCTCGTAAGCGATATCACTGTCGGTTTGCATCTAGTGCCATGGTTCGACGAAGCGGATGCGCCGGCATCAGATAAAAAACCATCAGAACCTCAGCCGCGGCCAGTAATCAATAGTGGTACGCGGATTGTACTTCCTCGAGATCCAGGGCGCAGCGCTCCATCCTCGTCAACCTCGCTTGTCATTCCATATGATGGACTTCCCTTAGATCTCAAGGTGCGCGTGTCGTTTCCGAATAATCGCCCCGCGGGTGGCATTATCCCGTTGATCGGCGTCAGCGTTGGGCCGATTGATAATCAGAAGAAGTGGAAGCAGGGATTCGCTTGGACGATTGGACGTCAGGGTAGGGGTCATCACCGATTGGAGGCAAGCGGTGAACAGAAGGGCGGAATCCAAGTTCCCTGGGGGGCTACCGCTATTTATCGACTTCTTTGGGATGGAATGAAAGCAACCCTGTTAAGCGAAGCAGGTGGGTTACTCGTCAAATTACCGACGAAAACAGCGCTTGGTCCCGGAGCGATCGTTATTGGCTTAGCACTGCCAAAAACATGGGTTCTTCGAGATGAACAGCTTGATAGCGAGCAGCCGAGAGCGTACATCCCTCCTTTCGGACACGTCATAGAAATCGTTTCTGGCCTTGATGAAGGAAATGGACCGCGGCCTAAGCCGCAGGAGGATAAGCACGTGCGGATTATGGCATCGGCGCTAAAATCCCTTGGATTCACGATGACCGCTATGCGCGTCGGAGGCGGGTCGGCGCAGAAGTATCCAACGGGGACTCTGTTTCCGGAAGCGCCATTCCCGGAGCCTGCTACGGACGGCCTCTGGGTCGCGGCCTATGGTCAGACAAGAGGGATTAAGGATGGGAAGGGGCTCTTGGTGGGAGAGACCTTCTCCATTGAACTAGTACGGAGAGCCAACGCGGCCGGGGTGTTCGGTATAATCATTGATCTTCCTGTTTCGGACGGGGATCCTCTATGGAAAGAGATTTTTACCGACCTCGCCATGGCCTGGAACGGCGCGCGTGACCAAGGCGGCATGCCAATCGTGGCGTACTACGCACTGGTCATGCCGAAGCAGCCGCTGCCGAAACCCGATCCGAAGCCTGAACCAGGGCCGCCGAAGCCTGATCCTTCGCCGACGCCAGACAGCAGCGAAGTGATAAGGCTGCGGACCGAGATCGATCGCCTGAATAAGCTGGTCTCCGATCTTGGAACTGAGAATGGACTACTGCGAACGGGCGTAGGATTGGACGCGAAGACAATTGTTAGGCGGTTGATTGCCTTGGCCGACTGAGTTTACGGTGCGCTTGACGGCCGCGGGTGTCCCTCGCCGAGGGATGCCCGGAGCAATCAAAAACAACGGCTCCAGAAAAAGGAAAGGAGAAGGTATCTATGCGAACGAAAGCGGTGTGTTTTCTCGCAGTGGTCTGCCTGGTTTTCGTGTTTTTGCTTCCGCGGCAACTTTTTAGTCAAGCCGACGACTGCGGGGGCTTTTTCAGCCCCTGGGCTCCGGGAATCCACCAGCGGCACGTGACGACGGGAAGTTGCGCAAACAGCGCCACCGGCCCATTTGATTTCTCAGGCAATGCGTCGCAGGGGTGGTGTAAATTCGATGAGGGAGGAACCCTTCGCGGCGAGGATATGAAGTGCTTCTCCGCTGGGTGTACGCTCGACGTAGTGACGTTTTGCGGTGGCTGGAAAGTCGGAAACCTCAGTTGTATGAACTCCTACAACGGCGCCCCACCGCGAGTTGGAACCGAGTCAATGCCGCACGCACGCGCCGATGGTAGCCAAACGACCACCACTTTGTGGATGTGCATCACGGTTGATAGCCCCACGGAAGGACACGGACAGCAGTGTCAATGTATTGCTGGCGATAACACGCACCTCAGCGAGTGGGGCTGTGGTACCACGACCGTTCGCTGACGCCGGATTCCCCAACAAAGAACCACGCAGGCAAGGCCCTCATCGGGGCCTTGCCTGCGTGGTCTATAAAAAAAAGGGGGGGGGGGGCCATCCGCTCGCTATGGTCTGATCTTAAGGCGTTCAATCAGCCACGCAAGGATGCTCAGCAATGAATCTAAGGCGGAGTTAGCTGTAGCGAGCTGTACTGTCGCATCGGAGAAGTCGATGGCGCCTTCGCGGCATGCGTCGGAGCCCTGTACGTGCATCGTTCGTCCTCTGAATCCATGAGCCTCATGCAGCCCATCGTGTCCTCTGCGGCGAGTGCAAGTCCACCCATTGTCAAAGAAATATCCGCAAAGTTCCGAGCTTCTCATCGATTACCTGGCTGCGTCAGGGACAATTTTAATGGGAAATTTGGGTAGCGCTGTCCCTTGCAAAGTTACGCCCAGACCGGTCCGCAAACCTGCCGGACCGGTCTAACCTCCCCTCCAGGAGGGGAGAGCGCATCTTCCCACCACATCCACCGTAGCGGCCCGAGCGACCGTATGGCCTCACCTTGCCTGCCGCTCCTTGGCGTCTCTTAGACGTTGATGGTTAGGGCGGATGGGGGCACGGCTATACGAGCGGGCGCTAGTGCAGCCCTCTTCTCCCGAAGGCGGGGGCTGCACCGCTGTACTAGCAGTATGGTACACTTTGCTGGTGGTTGACAGCCGGGAATCTCCTATAGAATCGGCGGCATGCCGGCTATGCCCCCCACCTTTTTCCTGCATGACTATGTTAGTCAAGCGTGGAATCCGGCTGCGCTCGTGAGCACAATGGATGAGTGGCGCACCATAGATCGGACGAGAGCGGCTGAACGAAGATCGGATTTTTTGCGTTCAGCTCAAGAATTGATCAGCGGTCTACCTAAGATGGTAGCTGATATCCAGCAGCATGGCATCCTAGAAGAAAACCTTACGGCCTTACGGAAGACTCTGACCGAGGAAATTTTTCGGCAACAGTCCAGCATTGATTGGGCGGAAGCGGAACTGCGCGGCAGTCAAATAAGGTTGCAAGAGCTTCGAAAAACGCAAGCGCAAGCGCCGCGCCATACGCGCGTGAAGTGGCAAGACCTAATTCGAGATCAGGAATTCATAATCGATGACCTAGAAACGATACGAGAGGCTACCCTCTTGGTGCGCGATGCTTACGCTGTGTCTCTTGAGGCTTTAAGCAGCGTTGCGCCCAAACGCCTGTCCGCAGAGGATTACGCCACCGTGCGAGCAATTGATGATGTCCTGCCAAAGTTCAAGAAAATGCAAGACGAGCTGCAAAAAAACCTCGGCCTTGATCGCGGCAAGGAAACTTCACCGGGCATAATCGCCGAATCGGTCGGCTCGATTTTCGGCGCCACACTCATTTTTGGAACACTCCTGCCGGGTGTTCCGGGCATAGCCCTCGGCGTTCTGGTAGGACTTGCGGTCGCCTTTGCGCGGCATAAACAGATTGCTCCGGCCACGGCTCATCTCGCCAGCCGAGCAGAACGGGTTGCGCAGTGGCATTCCGGCGAGTCTCTGGACGATCCAGATCCCGTATCAACATTGCAGAAGTACCTCGCCAATAAACCGGATGCGCTGATCCGGAAGTACCTAGACAACCTACCTTCGGCGCAGTTACAATGGTATCTAGAAAACTCGCCGGAAGCTCAGTTCCGCAAGTATCTTTTGAGGTTGCTTAGAAAACCATGGGTTTAAACTCCAAGCGGAGCCATAATTTTCTCCCAGGCTTGCCGAGTCTGGGAGAAAATTTCTCGATTTCTCTCCCAGGTCGAGCCAATTTCCCGAGATTGCCCCTTAAAAATGGAATCGCCAGCGGGGACTAACCGCTGGCGATTCAGAGAACCAGACAAAGGCCGTCTGAGATCTCAACAGACCGCGCAGTATAGCACTCAGGCGGCCCGCGTCGCAACCCCGGAAAGGGGGTGCCGCCATGTGGGCCGATTCTCCAGGCACCACACGCGGGAGCGGCCAGCTAGCCGAGTTGCTTCGGCCTAGCCTTCCCCGCTCCCGCATACCGCCGCAGGGACGGTGCGGGAGGTCCTATGCCTCCCCGCCGTCCCTCTTCAACTCGCGGCGAGCCGCCGAGACCAGGGCCTCCCGAAGCCAGTCGCTCAGGTCGCCGGAGCCTTTGCGCCTGACGGCATGCTCGGCAGCTTCGCGGATCAGGGAGTCATGCTCAGGCAGGAGACGGACTCGCATGGAGGCGCTATGCCGGCGTAACTCTTCCATCTTCGGTCTAGCCATGCTCAGACTCTAGCCCAATGGGGCTACAAAGTCAAGATGAGAAAGTTTCCAGAAACCCCTTGACATCGGTTCCCAATGGGACTACACTAACTCTAGCGTAGGAAGAAGGAGACAAGGACAGGACGGCTGGAAGGACGCAGTAGGCTTGCGCGGCCGTTTCAGCAGTTTGTATATCAGCATCGTGATTACCATCAATATTGCGAGGCCACATAACCACGCCGCCGCAGCATCGTTCATTTCAATACCCAGCTTTCTGGGCCCTCCGGAATATGTCGTTGGCTGGTACGCCGAGAGCTTGCGCCAGCTCGCCGATTTCGCTTGTCCGCAGGAAGCTGCGGTTGCCGTCTTCGATATGGCGGTACCAGTCCTGATTCCGTCCTTCGAGTCCAGCGACGATTACGCGGCGCGAGCGCTCTCCCCTTAGCTCGCGGAGGTAGTCACCAAAGGCGCCGCGCTTGGCGGCCCAATATGCTTCTGAGTTAAGCGCCACGACGGAACCAGCGCTCCTTCGGGCTGAGGCGATCAAATTCAACGCGCGCTATCATCCATGGTGCGCGATCCATCTTGAAGTCAAGAAAGTCGGCGCACGTTTCTGCCGCGGACATTGAGCGCCGAAAATCTCCGACGGTGGACTCCTGCGGATCAAATTTCCAGTGTTTTTTCGCGCATGACAGCTCGAAGGCGTCACCTGGCGTGATATCAGTCCCGCACCATGCCAGACTGTAGATGAGATGACGACATTGCCAGCACGATAATTGCGGGTGACTGCTCATTCCTTTTCCCTCGTGACCATATTGCGCATTATGCCAAATCAGTAGCGCGTCCGTCAACCCTGGCCACAATAGCTAGCGGTGGACACTTTATCGATACCCAACGGGCGGCGCGTTTGGCTCCCTGATGTCAAGGCGGAGTTGGACAAGGGCGTTTCCTTTGACGATGTGATTGTGTGCGCGGCGCAGGGCGGGATGATGGACCCGGAGAAGGTGGACCGCGCGAAACGGCGGATCTTCCATACCATCTCGGCAGCCGCCCCTGATCGCTCGCGTGACTCAATCAAGCAGGATGGCATCTCCTTCAAACAGTACGACTCTAATCCTGTGTGGCTTGCCTGTCATAGCTACTGGGGCCTCCCCATAGGTCAATCCGTCGAGCATGGAGTCAAGGGCGGCAAGGCTTTTTCCGTCTGCGAATTCTGGTCTGCCGATGATCTAGAGCACGGCATGCTCTGCGAGACGATTTTCAGATTGACCGCCGAGCGCCTCATGCGCGCGTGTTCAATCGGCGGCAAGATGATGAAATACGCGTTCAACGAGCAGCGCCGGGGCATGGACATCGAAGAGCTTGAGCTCTACGAGGTGTCCAAGGTCGCCGTGCCTGATCAACCACTCGCCCTCGCAAAGGGCGCTGCTGCTGCTGGAATTGATTTGATTCCACTCCTTGATTGGAGCTTCCGCCTCTACGAAGAGGCCAAGAGCGTGGGCGGTGTCCTCACCAATGGCATGCCGCTGCTAATGGCGCCAGACAAGGCGGATGCGCTTGCGAAGCTCATCGGATACGGCAATGGATTCGAGTTGATTCAGCTTTCTGCGGACGATATTTCCAAGAAACGTCTCCCGGCACAGGAGGAACCGAAAATGAATGAACCGGTTGAGACGAAGGCGGTAGAGGAAATTGCGAAGACGCCGGAAGAGTGCGGCGAGCTGCGCGGCGAATCCATTTGCAAAGCGGACAAGGGGCACGTCGGCGGCCACGTCTTCCAGCGGGCCGGTACCGCCAAGGTGGCGCTACCCGAAGGGATTTCGATTGAATTTCTGGAAGGCGTCCTCGGCAAGGGAGCATCCATCGAATTGATTCACGGCGAGACGGCAAAAGAGGCGCCGCCGATTACGCGGACGGATGTCGAGGAGCTGCTCAACTCTGCTCTCCGGAAATTCGCTGCTGAAACCCTGGGGCCGTTGATCAACAGGGCGGCGCCCATGGAAGAGAAACCACCGGAGTCCGAGGAAAAGAAAGAGGCGTCTTTCGACTCGCCGAATCCGCTGGAAATCTTGTCCGTGCAGGAGATGGAAGCAATCACGGCAAGAATGATCGAAAAGACCGCGAAGGACTTCGATTACAGGACAACGGGGCGACTGCCCATTTGAGGAAAGAAATGCCTGAGAACATCGTTCCTGGAAGTGAAACGGAGAAGTACCACGATACTGCCGTCAAGGCTTTCGAGGGCGTTCTCGGCGACAAGCTCGAAGGCATGTTCGCTGCCGCCCTAGAGAAGTCCTACGGCCAACGCGATCGATCGATGGAGGGGATCTTCGAATCACAGGCTGCGACGAAGCTCGCTTCCGCCGACTGGAAACAGGCAACCGAGGGAAAGAATCCGATCGGAGCCCTTTGCTTTGCGATGGCGAAGTATGGCAAGGCCGATGATGGACGCGCGCGGGCCATGGAGGATGTCACCAAATACCTCGGACCCACCGTGGCGAAAACGATCAACCTTTCCGAGGCGACGGAGGGCGGCGCACTGATTCAAAGCGATGTCCTTGATCGCTGGTTTGACGCGCTCGCCCCGAAGACTGCGCTCCTCAAGCTCGGTCCCGTCCAGCTTCCACTGGACAACGGGGCTATGGAGGTCCCCGGTTTCACGGGCCGCCCCTCCGTCTTCTGGGTTGGCGAAGTGATCACCGACGAAATCGATTCGACGCCATCAACTGGCATGCGGAAGCTGACCGAGAAGTTCATCGCGAGCATCATCGAGATTTCAAACAAGATGCTTCAGACGAAGGTCGGTCCGCGCGTCTCGGCATACGTTGAGAACATGGCGCGCCGCGAGGTCGGTATCGGCCTGGACATTGCTTTCATCCGCGGGGCAGGCTCCGATCATACGCCGAAGGGCATCCGGTGGTTTGCCACGCAGACAACCGCGATGACCGCGACGCCTACTTTCCTCACGTCACTGACAGACTTCCGGACGGCGTTCACGAAGTTGGCGGGCCAGAACGCGCCCATGGAGCGCATGGGATGGATCTGGAATCCGCGTACAGAGTATTGGCTCAAGTGGGGGGCCTTGGACGGTTTTAATCACCCGTACTTCAACGAGGAGCTGTCCAAGGGGACGCTTTTCGGAATTCCGTTCGCCAGCAGCAACAACGTGCCAGCTAACCTCGGCGGCGGTTCCAACGAAAGCGAGCTATACCTCTTGGATATGGAGCACGTGCTGATTGGTCAGGTGGGCGGCGAGAACGGCGGTAAGGTACAGGTCGAATACTTCCGTGAGGGCAGCTACGTATCGGGTGGCGCTACCCGTTCGCTGATGAACCGGAACACTCAGGCTGTGCGACTAGTGCTTGGCACCGATCTCAACACCACCTACACCAACGCTCATCACATTACCACCGGGCTGACTTGGGGCGCGTAAAAAGGAATCGGCTTAAGGGGAGAAAAGGCTATGAGCTTTGCAAATGAACATAGCGTAGGCCGCCACCTCACGTCGCTTAGTGGTGGGGCTGGCACTGCTACCGCTGCTGGCACTGGCGACGCAACGGAGGTCAACGGCCCATGGGGCGATCGTACGACCTATGGATCGCAGTCTTGTGTCGTGGTGATTACGTACAAAGCCGTCCTCGCTGAGGATAAAACGCTGAGCTTCGCCGGCAATCTTCAGGATGCGACTGCTGCGGCGGGTACCGGGGCTGCGGACTTCGGGACGGCGTTTACCGCGACGGTCGTAGCCACTGGTCCGAGCGGCGGAGCCACCGTCGAGGGAACCTACGAATGCTTGCTTACCAATCTCGCTGGCGCGCGCGCATTTATCCGCGCGCAGATTACTCCAGATCTCAGTAACACCGCGACAGACACCCTCACGTGGTCTGCTGCGATCATCATGCCGAAATCGGAGGGCTTCTGATGCCTGATCTTGTGTCGCTTTACTTCAATCGGCCATGGCAGAACTACGGCGCCGGGGAGGTGGCTGGTTTTAATCCGAGCGAAGCGGATGCCATCCTCAAGATGCGGCGCCCTAAGGCAGATGGATCAAAGGGACCGATCGCCGAGCTTTTCATCGCTGGAAAGCACGCGTTGCCTTCGTCGCCGGTGCCGACCGTGGTTCCCTCTGATTCGCTGGTCTCCGTGCAGTTTACTCAAAACTGCGGACGCTATCGGGCTGGCGAGATTGCTGGCTTCCCTCGGGACGTGGCAGAAACCTATGTATTGGGGAGCGAGGCAGATGGACGGCGGCGCCCGCCTGTTGCCGTGTATTACAAGGAAGAGAAGCCAGAGCAGCCGCTATTGAGCTTGACGGACGATGAAAAGGAAGAGAATCAGCCCGTGCGTCGCATGATCCGCCGTCCACCGATCGACAAGATGATCAAGGGCGGAGACAAGGAAGCGTGATGGGATGGCGCGGCAAATAACCGTTTTGCAATCGGCGAAGAGCCGCGCCATGATCTCGCGAGAAGTAGTTAGAAGGGAATTGCGGCTCAAGGGGTTGAGCATTCTGACCACCGATCTTGATCGGTACATCCGTCAAGCTTCTGAGTTGCTTGCCTCTCATCCATATCTCGGATATCCGCCGTGGCGGGAGAAAATTCAGGAGGATTTCAGCGGCGCCGGCGGATTGGTGTGGCGACCAACGCGGCATCCGCTCGAAACGATTGCAAGTCTGACCCGTGATGGATCGGAGGTCTCCGGCGCAAAAATCATTGGTCAGTTTCGCGATCAAATCTACTTGGAAAACGGGTGGGAAGACGATAGGGCATTTAGCGCTGGATTCACTGATCAGGCATTTGGTGAGCGCGCAATGTTCTATCAAGCCGTCTATTATTCCGGATGGATCATGCCTGGGCAAGCTACGACATGGACCGCCAGCACGGCCTACGCGGCTGGCGATATTGTCATGCGTACGGATTGGGAATACAGCGATCTCTACTTGGAATGCAGCGCGGCTGGCACCTCTGGCCTCACGCAGCCGACGTTGCCGGCGCAGGATGCAGTCGTCGCTGATAGCTCGGTGGTCTGGACGGGTCGCGCCTGCGAGCTATTGCCGGAATCATTGCAGCAGGATGTCCTCAAATTGGTGCTGTACTATCACGCTGACGGAATCGCAATATGAGTCTTGTTGTTGGAACTGGCGCAGGTGAGGCCGCCGCCGAATCTCCGAATTCCGTGGCGGAGATTGATACCTACTTCGCGAATAGGGGCAATGTTCAGTGGGCTGGTACTGCGGCAGAAAAAGAAGCCTACGCGCGTCAGGGCTCAGATTGGCTGGAAGGCGTGTACGGATTACGCCTATCTGGAGATCGCCAGGTCGCTGGGCAAGCACTGTCCTTTCCTCGGATCGACGCCGAATATCTCGATGGCCGAACCATCGCGATTAGTACAGTTGTCAAGGAATGGAAATTCGCGCACTGTGAAGCTTCATTGCTCGCGAAGCTGGGGACGCTATCGAAAGTTTACAAGCGCGGTGGACGCATCAAGCGGGTTGCGGTGGAGGGGGCTATCGAAGAAGAGTTTTTTGATGACGCGCCGGCCACGCCGCTGTTCGAGGATGTTGAAAAGCATCTCGCCATGCTCGTTCTTCCGCTGAGACCGAGGATGAAATTTTCCAAACCGTCTCCCCCGGACTTGATTGGTTATAGGCAGTACAGGTAAGCCAATGGCCTTCGACTACGAAGAGACACAGCAGACTATCCTCGAATTGATCGATGAATACGGGTTTGCCGTGACAATTAAGCATATGCCGAGCACGACTCAAGACAGCGGGGTCAAGGCAACGCCGATTCGAGAAGAGGAAGTGATCGAAGACGGAAGAGTGATCGAACGCCTTATGACAACGATGATCGCGGCAACCGATGCGGCATTGACCAGCGAGCCGAAGGCGGGGGACTTCCTGATCCTCGGATCGCGTCAATGGCGAATTGTTCCAGGGAAGACAAGAAATCTTGTCACGGATGCAGGGAATCTCTTTTATAAGCTCTGGCTGAGGAGTGCGTAATGCCGACGAATGCCGGAGAGTTCATTTCGCAGATCGAAAGGTGGAAAACGCAGGATCTTCCATTCGATTTAAGGCTGTTCGGAACGAAAGTCTGCATTGAAGCCCTGCAAACAGCAAGCGGATTCGCGGCCGTCAGGACTGGCGCAATGAAAGCCCATATTCGCGCATGGGTAGGCACGCCAGACCTGAGTTTCAATCCGAAGGTTACGGATCAGGCTCGCGGAACCTCTCTGTCCGGCGCGCAAGTTATGCAGAGCATCGCACGGCTCAACGCTCGCGGTCCAAGCGATCTCTATGGAATCACCTCCGCAGCTCCATACTCTGATTTTGTCAATCGCGGCACGGTCAAGATGGCGGCCCGTCCGTTTTGGCAGGCAGCGCTCGAGAAGGCGGACTCGCTTGTCATTCGGCAGAGCGAGCTGGTGCCCGGGGGTTGATGTTGCATGGAAGGGACGGGGGCAGAGCTGGCGATTTCTCAGGCAATTCGGAGTCGAATCTTGCTCAACTCTCCTACTCCTAACATTGCGTGGGATTACTACGGAGCTGCGACCTATACTCCGCCTACGGTCAATACGACGACACCCGCCAATTCCCTGTGGATTCGCCCAAGCCATATGTACAAGGCCGATCCTGCGGCATGGGGCGGCGGATCGCATTGGGCGGTTGGCAGGGGAATTATCAGTGTGCAGGTGTTCGGACCCTACGGACTTTCGGCTGTCGCCGACGAATTGGTGGAACAGACCGCAGGGCAGGTTGCGAATGTTTTCCGCTATCAGAGATTCGACGGTATTCATTGTCAATCGGTGACCCCGGACTATGCGCTAGATGCCGAAGGAAACTGGCATCAAATAAGCCTTTCAGTTCCATTCCTATGTAATTTGCGGACCGAGGGACTGGCAATGTCCGAGATCAACGGGCGCATGAACTTCTCGCAGGCGTCGCACGGCTTCAGTGGAACCTTGGCCCTCGCGTTATCCAGCGGATCATGGATCAAGGCTAGCGCAGCAACCTCGGTTCGCGCGCAGTCCATTTTGATCGCCGTGCAAGGGGATAGCTTTCAGGTTGCAACGCACGGGCTTCAGGGCTTTACGCATGGGCTCGGGGCGAGCGGAGATATCTGGTTGGGCACGAACGGTGCGATCACCACGACCGAGCCAGTGAGCGGCTTCAGGCAGCGCTTAGGGACGATAAAGAACGCGAATCTCCTCCTGGTGAGCATAGAACCGGGAGCAACGGTATAGGAGAAACTGCGATGTCTCGTGTTTACATCGAAGGTCAGTATCACGACTGCAATGAAGAAGATCTCAAGCGGTGGGACGCTCGCGCGCTTGAAAATGAGACGTCGCGAGAAATCGAGGCGCTGAAAGAAGTCAAGAAGGCTCTGCGCAAGTCGAGAAAAGAGGAAAGGGATCATTCCAATGAGCTGCTGGCCGAGGATGCAGCTCAGGCGCAGGTTGAAGCGCCAGAAGGGGACGCGAAATGAGCACCGCGACATTCACGAAGATCGGTATTGTTGAGGAATCCTCCTACGGGGTTACTCCCGCCGCCGCGCTCCAACTGATCAATGTAACCGGTCTGACCTTTGGCCGGCAGCGCAATATCGGAAAGCCCGCAGTGTACACCGGAGACCGCCGCACGCACCCGTCGCGTATTTTGCAGAAGGATGGGACTTTCGCATTCACAACCTATCTCCAGTACGAGAACACGCTTCTCCCGTGGGAAGGATTGGCAGGCGCAAGCCGATCTGCCGCTGTTTCTATCACCGCTATCACGATCTCTGCGGCGAGCGGCGTCATAGCCGACTCCGCGAACGGCCTCGGAGCGATCGATGATGGAGACTGGGTTTACATCGACGGAGTCGGCATCTCTCCGAATACCGCTGACTGGTACGGCCCTGTCACCTCGGCGGCGGCGGGCGCGATCACCGTTCCTGCGACTCAGCTGCAAAACTTTTCTGCTGGTGCCTCTGTCAGGATAAGGACTCGCCGGCAGAAGGACGGCACCACGGAAAAGTTCTATTCCGCTCAGACGCATATTACAGATCTGACCAGTCAATTCAAGAGCGAAACCGGGATCATGTGGTCTCAGAACGTGATCAACTGGAAGCAGGGTTCATATGTCACTGAATCTTGGACTGGCGTAGGCAAGCACCCCACGCCGATAAGCGCCACGATCGGGACTGGCGCTGATCTCGCGGCGCCAACCTCCGATTTCTTCACCGCGGTAGACGACATCAACTCGATCTGGCTGGCAAACGCGAGCACTGGTCAGGGTATTGGCGATCCGTCAACCCTCATTATCTCGGATCTCTCGTTGACGATTCAGCAGGCTGTCCAGGGTGTCTACGGACTCGGATCTGACGGTCCAGCGCAACAGGATCTCGGCAACTATGATGGGACGCAGCTTCAAGTTACTGCGCGATTCGATGACACCGCGCGGACGGCGCTTTCCGATCTCATCCAAAGCCACACCACGATGGCAGCGGCCTGGGATTGTGTTGACCTCCAAGGCAATCGCAAGCTATTCTTCCTGCCAGCGCTGAGGCCAGATTCTGGGGATGAGACTTTCGGTGGTCCGAACGAGGTTATCAGCCTCCCCGTGACGCTGAGTGTCCATGATCCGGCGAAGGACAATAGCTCAGCGTACAAGTCGTCCGGATTCGGTTTCCAGTGGGCCGTTTTTGACGTGCCGGCGTGATTAGTTTCAGTGACTTTCCGAAAGGCGGATAACGATGAGTGATACATCCCTGCGTCTGTTGGTTGATAGTGGAGATGGCGGAGAATCTACTCCGGAAATGCTTAGCAGCCTGGAGGCTCTTCTCGCAAGCGACGGGGAAGCTTTTGTTGTCAAGGCTGAGCGTTTCGAGAGCATTGAAGATCTTCTCGCACGGGAGGAAGAGGATCTCAGCGGACGTTTTTTCGAGTGGCCGAACGTTCCCGGATGGGAGGTGTGGATCACCGGAAACCTGGCTGTGACGAACGAGTATCAGCGGCTAGAAAAGGCATACCGCAGGAAGAACAAGATCGGGGAGAAAGATGATCTCCCGTTTGGCGCTGCCGACATGCTCACGGCAGACGCCTTGATCGCAGGCCGCGGCGTCAAGGAGTGGCGAGGCGCGAAGCACAAGGACGGTTCTGAATGGCCCTACAGTGAAAAGGATTTCCAGAGGATATACAGGGGATCGAAGCGCTTCAGGGAGTTCGTTTCGGAACATTACAACCGGCTTTCTGGAATCGCAAAACGCCTCCGGGAGCAAGCACGGGGGGAATAATAGCGAGGGCTGAGTGGCAGGCTCGGCTGGAAGCTCTCGCTACGAAAGACGCAACGCCCGAGCAAAGAGAAGCGGCGACAGAAAGCGACCTCGCAATCTATCGCGCGCATCTCAAACAAGAGCGCCTTGACGTGCCATGCCTGCACGATGATCTACCTGCGCTTTCCGATTTGAGCGAGTGGGCATGGCGAGAGTTTTTTGAGATCAAGCGGGATGGTTTTTCTGGCCAACTTGACCGCGAGAGCATGGATTGCATACTCCGCGACAATGGCATCCTCGGTTACGAGGAGCGTCTATTTTGGCGGCAGGTGTGGCAAGAGGCGGCACACGTTCTACGCTCGGGTTTGAAACCGAGTGTTCTTCGTCCACCTGAAAGCGTGTAATGGCTCAACTGATTCTTGAGGTTGAGGGTCGGCAGGGCGAGGCCGCGGCCAAGGCCCTAGAAGCAGCCATTACGAAACTCGGCTACAAGGTAAAAAGCCTTGACGACGCAGTAAAGAAGAACGACGACACATTAAAACGCAACGCCGCGACGATCGCGAAGTCTACCGCTGATTACGGCCGTCATGTCTCGCAGCAAGAAAGACTTGTTGCCGCACTCCAGAAAGGGACGGCTGCCTACGATCGCGAACGGCTGGCGGTAGCTCAGGAAAACAAGATCGCCGAGGTCAGCGCTCAGCTTCGCGGAAAGAATGCGCAGCTCACCAATTCTCAGGCCGCAGCGCTCAGTAAACTGGTGGAGCGCGAACACGCCGCGACGGCCGCTACCGAAAAGCACAATAGATCAATTCAGCAGTTCGAACAATCTGTATCGAAGCTGAGGGGCGCGCTCGGCCTACTGCTTCCCGGATTGAGCGCCTTCGGAGCGATCCAGTTCGCGCGCGGCTCCCTGGCAGCGTTCACCGAATTCGAGACCGGACTTATCGGCGTTGCGAAGACGGCCAACCTATCAGACGCGGAGATGGCCAAGCTTGGCAAGCGAATTGATATCCTTTCAACGACAGAGTTACCGGTAGCGACGAAAGAACTTCTTGATATCGGGCAAGCCGCTGGATCTCTTGGTATCACTGGTGTTCAGAACCTAGAAAAGTATACTACTACAATCGCGAAGCTTGGAAGGACCAGCGACTTATCGGGCGGTGATGCGGCAGCTACGCTTGCGCGTCTCCAGACCGTTACAGGGGAAAGCGCGGATACGGTTGATCGATTGGCTAGCGTCATCACCAGGCTCGGTAATGACACAAACGCAACTGAAGCAGCGATCGCCAGGACCGCCGGAGAGGTTGCTCGCGCATCGGCCATCTTTGGGGTGAGCAGTGCTGAGGCGGCTGCGTTCGGTGCAACCCTTGAATCGTTTGGCATCCAAGCAGAGATCGGTAGGACTGCTATCGCAGACGCCTTCCGCGGTATCCAATCCGCCATATATGGCGGCGGGCAATCGCTAAAACTGCTCGAAAAATTGACAGGACAAAGCGGCGCGCAATTGAAACAGACCTTCGAACGCGATGCCGTTGAAGCTCTTACGATGTTCTTGGAGGGTATCGCAAAAGTCAAGGCGGAAGACTTGCCTGGAGTGCTTGATAGATTTAAGCTTTCCGGGGATCGCAACGCCCTCGTGCTCCCGGTGCTCGCTCAACGCGTTGACAACCTGCGGACAAACCTCAAGAGCGCGGCCGATGAATGGGAGCGCAATACCGCTCTCCAGGATGAATTTGCACGCGGAGCCAAGTCCGTAGAATCACAATTGCAGCTTATTGCGAATGCTTGGGCCAGCGTACAGCGGGCATTCGGCGAGGGTATGGCGGTTGGATTCATAGAAGAATTCAGGGGCTTGCAGAGATCGCTGAATGAGGATGAGTTAAAGACTGCCGCACGCGAGATCGGCAAGACGCTCGGAGAAGCTCTCGGAGCCGCCGCAAAGGCAGCGAAGTTTCTGGCCGATAACGTAGATGAAGTTAGGTCTGTTTTTGTAGCCTATCTGGCACTGCGCATCCCGTTGAACATGGTCGGGTTGGCGAGGAACTTAGCGGAAGCAGCTAAGGCTGGAAAGTTGTTGCAGACCTCGATTCTCGGGATCAATGCGGCCATGCTCGCCTCTCCATTAGCTATTGTCATAGCGGCATTGGCTATATTGGCGGGCGGCATTTATCTCTACACGAAGAGGACGAACGAAGCCCACGCTGCAATGTTGCTTGAAATTGAGCAATTAGACAGAACAAGGATTGCGACTGACCTCTTGGCCGGAGCAACAAAGAGACTAACCGAAGAGCAGCACAGAAATATACTTGCTCACATGCAATCTACTGCGGCTCTTAAGCTTGACGCAGAAGCCAAGCTGAGGGAGATGGAGGCAAAGAAAGTAGTTCCTGGAATCGTTAACACCCTGGTAGATTGGACTGATAAGGGAGTTACCAAGGATGAGTTGGACGAACAGAGAGTCCTGGTTCGCTCGCTTGGACAGCAGTACGAAGGGTTGCTGAACACCTGGAAAGCCTATCTGCATGGAGCATTCTTGGTAGATGAAGAAAATAAAGAGCTAGGAAAAAACCTTGGCCTAACATTAGGAAAGCTTTCAGAGGATCAGGAGAAAGCGCTCAAGGCTGCCCATGATGCGATGGCTGAAATTGCCCTTGAAGCAGACCTGAGAGAGCGTGAGGCAAGGGCAGCAGTGCTCGGTGCTGATGCTCTCAGGGAAATGAGGACGGCCGGGGAAGCCGAGGGAAAGATCAGGGATATTCGCTTGAAGCTTCAGGCCGTCGGTCTAGACCTTAGCGAACAGGAAATATCATCAATCGCCAGGAATATTGCGCGGCGCGATGAAGCTGCGCAAGCGATCGATAGAGAGAAGGAATCCTATCAAGCGCTCGTCGATCTCATGAAGTCCAGCATCTCGGCCGGCGTCGGACTCCAATTGAATGTAGGTGAGACGCGAGATCTCAAGGAATACGCCGCCTCGGTAGCAGATCTCGGATCTAGCCTTGCTCGCCTGGAGTTGACGCTTGCGCTACTCGATGAAGCGCAGTCTGCTGCTGGCCTCGATCCAGAGAAAATGCGGGAAATGGCGCAATTGCGCAATAGTCTTGTGACAGTTAACGACCTGTATACCCGCTCGCTCGCTCACCTCGGTACGGTTATGACTGCCAATGCGGTCAAGATAAAGGCTGGTGAGTCAGCATTCGAAGCCGAAATAGACGCAATTAATAAGAGGACTGCGGCTACGCGAGAAAGCGGCGCAGCGCTATCCGATTTGACCACCGAAGAGCAAATCCATAAGCAGGCTATGGATAGCGTTTTCAAGACCATCGTGGGCGATGGCGCCGCAGCAATGGAGGCGCGGACGCGTGCGCTACTCAAAATGAAAGATGCGCTCCGCGACCTATCTGACGCAGAATTCGCCGCTGGTTTCAAGCAAGAGGTGCGCGAAACGCTAGGGATTCCTGATTATGCAAGGATCAAGGCAGAGACCGAAAGGATAAACGAGTTACTGGCGCGCGGATTCTTGACCGCCGCGGAAGCAGCTGTACTTTTCCAGAATCGTATCCTGGAGATGCATCCGCGATTTGCCGAGATGGCCGATGGGTTCGCGAGTGTATTCGCCGATGCCTTCCACGAAATTATCATGACCGGGGAGATCGATTTCGAAAAGTTTGGAGAATCAATCAAGTCGGTCTTCGCCGATACACTATCTGACATTCTTCAGGAATGGCTCGCGAAGTGGTTTCGCGCTATGGCCGAGTGGCTCATACGCTGGATTGCAACGCAGCGGGCGGCTCAGGTGGCAAGCGCGCAGACCGGTGCCGTCTCGGCAGCGAGTGGAGGCGGAGGTGGGGCATTCGGAGCCTTAGCGGGTGGCGCTGGAAGCGGCTCCCTGAGCGGAACAGTGAGCGGTGGTGGAATGAGCGGCTTATTCGGCGGCACAGGGGCCTACGGCGCTACTGGTGCTGGGCTTGCTTGGATGGGAGTATTCGCCGCCGCTGTCGCCGTCCTGCTTAACCAGCAAAAAACATCTGGCCGCGCTGAGGTTGACACTGGTATTTCTTTCGGAGGAGTCGGCGGGATCGACATGGATTACGATCTCTCGCGATTCAATCGCCAGGGTGGTCCCGGTAGGTTCACGGCTCAGCTCAAGGCAACGCAGGGAATCATTGATAGCGTCGTTGCCTTCCTGGAGGGACTCGGCGCTCAGATTGATCGATTCAGCGAAAAGACGGCTAGCCTACAAATCAGCCGTGAGGGGCAGGGAAAACGAACGCAATGGATCGTCAGATACGCAGACGGCATGATAAAGAATTTCGGCCGCGACATGGAGGCGGCATTTGAATTCGCCACTATTCAGGCGATCAAGGCAACGCCCACTATCGGCCTTGATCCGATCGTTCTTCGCGCGATTCAACAATCAACCGCCGAAACGATGGATGATTTTCAGAATGAAATCGCCAAAGCGCAAGAGCTAGCCTTGCTCGGATTAGATCAAGTACAGATCGATTTGCGCAGCGCTTTCCAGCAGCTCAACCTCCGGATCGCCGATGCGATCTCCATGCTCGGAAAGAGCCCGGAATTGGATCAAGCGATCAGCAATATCATCGGCAGTTTTCTCAACTCGCTCATCTCTCAGAGGGATGCGATCACAGGGAAGCAGCTTTCTCCGCAGGAAGAGCTTGAGCGCCAAAAACAGCGCGCCACCCTGTTCAACGCTGAATTGCAATTGATGACAGCGCGACTCACTGCCGAGAAAGCAAATCTTATCGCACAGCGGGACATGACGCGTTCCGAGATTGATCTATGGCGAGCAGAGAACGAGGGGCGACTGATACAACTGAAGGTCAAGGGCACTATTTTGCAGGGCGAGAGCGAGATATTCAATCAATTTGCCCAGAACATGGGAGCGACTATTATCGCCTCGTTGGCCGCGCTTGATCTCCAGATCGAAGCAATTCAAAAGGTCCTTGATGCCCTAGCGGCCATCAAGCCGATCGATCTCGGTGAAATAACGATTCCGCGCGGCGGTGGAGGACGCGGCGCGAAAGGCGAGGTCAAGGATTTCATCGCCGATCGTCGGCGTGCCCTCCTGCCTGATCTACAACAACAGCTCGCCGATTTGAACGAGACCTATGATGGACAGCTAAAGAAGGTCAAGGGGAATGCTGATCTCATAAAGCAACTGAATGAGTTGCGGGCGCGGGAAATAGCGCTCCTCGCTCAGCAGGTCAAGCGTGATCTCATTACGCCGTACCTCGGCGATCCGATGTCCGCAAAGCGTTCGCCTTTCGCTCAGCAGGAATCGGATATCGTCAAACAGTATGCCGACCTGCGAAAGATTGCGAAGGACCTGGGAATCCCACTCTGGCAAGTGAATCAGGCGGAGCGCGAAAGGATTCGCCTGCTTCAGCTTGAGGCCGCAGCCTCGGCCGGCTCGCGGCTCGCGCAAACTCAGCTTGAGCTTGAGAACCTCGGCAAGACGATCAATTATCTACGCCTTCGGGCGGTTGAGAATGCCGATGCTTTGCGCGCGATTGGAGATGAGCAGTTCCTGAGCCTCGGCGATAGCCTCATGGGCTTCCTTGACAAGTATTACAAGGGCGCTGCGGGTTTCGAGGATTTCCGTCTCAAGCTGGAACAGGTGCGCTTCGAGCTTGAGTTTGCCAATATGCAACTTCAGTTTGAGATGCTCAAGAAGATGGGCATATTCACTGAGGAGCAAATCGCATTTATCGGAGGAGCGATCGATTGGATCAGGGGGAATAAGCCGGATCTCGATGCGATTGCTAATCCGCCTCAATCGGCGGCTGGATTCAGTCAGGCCGTAGATTCAACGGTCTCCGATCTCGAAAGACTGCGCGAAGAGTTCATAAAGGCAAAGGATGATATCCGGTCATTCCTTGAGGGCATAGCGCGCGGAGAGGTCGGAGGAGTGGCGCCTGATCAAGCGATCGCCGCGGCGCAGGGTCAATTTGGTGATTTGATTGCCAGGGCGCGCGGAGGAAGCCTTGAGGCGTTCCAACAGGCTGCGCCAGCAGCACGCGACTTGATCGAATCGCTCAAAAAGTATTCACCTGCGTTATTCGCGGTTGAGTTGCCGCGCATTCAAGAAGCGTTGCGCGGACTCCTGAACGTAGATACGATCCGTCAAGGCAACCTTGTGGTGTCCGATAAGTTCGCGCAACAGCAGCGTCACAACGAGACGGTTGGGACATTGAATAATGGCTTCGGTAATCTCGTGAGTTACGCCGACCGCCAAGCGCGCACGCAGGACAGGATGTCTGAACAGCTTGAGGCTCTCGTTACGGAACAGCGGATGACTAACGGTAGGCTTATGCGGATAGAAACTCAGCGATCCGGCGGTAAGAACGTTGGCACCGTAATTTCGGCTTGATCAACGATGTCCCTATCTGGACTACTTTCCGGCGGCTATACTGAGGGCGATTTTGAGATCGCGGATAGCCTTTCTGTAGCTGATCCTCTCCCGGGATTACTGAGCGATCCGCTGCTTGATAGGAGATTCCTACTCCGTGCTACACCGGTCAATGATGCGGGGGCGACGGTCGCCGTTGATATTACAACTGGCTCGGTAACCGATCGCGGATACAGGACGCTACCCAGCGATGCAGAGCAGACGCAGTTCCTTCCAGGGCTGATCTCTCCCTACAATTCGTCGCTCAATCTACCGACGCCATATTACATGGGCATGGTCGTTGATGGAGCATCTGGCGGAGCTATCGCGATCAGCAACGGCGATCGATTGTACGATGAAATTGCTCAGCGTTCATGGCTCGGCGAACAGGTTGATACCTACCTGGGACCGGGTGAGCCGGGTACATCGCTGACCAAATTCACGCGAATTGCGCATGCAACTTCCGCTGGTTTGCAATGGGACCTGGATCAGATTGTAGTCCTCCAAAGAGATCGAGGACTTCTTCTCCAGCGGGAGCTAAACGAAAGGAAGTTCTGGGGATTCGGGGCCTGCCTGAGATTCGACGGGACCGGCGATTATGTCGATTACGGAGATATCCTTGATCAAGGCTCAGCCGGCAGTTTCACCATTGAGATACTGAGCCGCTCAACCGCTACGGGAGCGGCGAAGGTTCTTGCATCCAAGGGGAATACTGGAGCCGCTGGATGGTTTCTTTACTTCAATGGATCAGATAATCTATTCGCCCAAATACAGGATGCTGGTGCTACGCACGCAGCTATTATTTCCGGTGCGGGATCAACATACCTAGATGGATCATTACGTCGATTTTCCTTTGTCGTAGATCGTTCCGCGCAACAGATCAGTCTCTACATCAACGGCGTTCAATTCGGCAGTAACGTTTCATGCTCTACCGTTGCGAGCATTGATAATACGGCGGCAATTCGTGTAGGTAGTTTCGGCGACGGCTCTTCGGGCATGGCCGGAGATCAGGATGACTTCAGGTTCTGGACGCATGCGCGTATCCAGAATGATATCAAAGCGGACATGCATAAGGAACTGCTTGGGACGGAATCGAACCTGGCGATCTATACGAAATACAATGAGGGAAGCGGTTCAACGGCCAACGATGAAACTGCCAACAATCGCGACGGCACGATTACCAATGCAACCTGGGTAGGGTCGCTCGAAGGCGACACCTCCATTGCAAGCAAGCCGAAACCTCGCTGTTATGGGGTCAAGCGGCAGATTGAGCCCGTGCTCGTAGATCCGCAGAGGCTTGTCTACCAGATCAACGATGGCTCTATTCAGGGAGTGACAGCAGTCCGTGACTCCGGAGATCCAATTACATTCGGCTCAGATCTATCGGATATCTATAGCGCAGCGCCAGCCGCAGGGACCTACAATACGTGTTTAGCGAAGGGCCTGATCCGCCTCGGCTCCTCTCCGGTTGGGACTGTCACTTGCGATCCACAAGGAGACAACGGCGGATCGCTGGGCTATGTAACGAGCGCTGCAAACATCTCTCGCAAAATGGCGGGGCTCGTCCTCTCCGATCCATCTGACTTTGACGTAACATCGTTCGCCGCCTTGAACACAATCAATTCTGCGGTCTGTGGCTATTACTCTGGCACTGACAGCATTACGATCGGAGCATCGATCAACGCGATGCTCATCTCGATTGCCGCATGGGGGGCGCTGAACCGCGTCGGTCAGTTCGTGGTCGGAATAATCTCCGATCCATGGACTCAGACCGCAACATTCGATTTAAGCGATGGCCTGCGCGAGCCTACGGCGGGAGGTGTATTTCGTCGCGAACCAGCGAATCTTCCGGTCAAGGAGGTTATCATCGGCTACCGTCGGTATAACCGGCAAATGGATGATTCCGAGGTAGCCGGAGCAGTCTCGCTGACTAATAGATATGATTTCGGCCAAGAGTACAGATACGTCAACGTCTCTTCGCTTGTCGCTCCTGCGGACGGCGATGTTCTCACGCTTCTAACGGAGCTTGATACTTATGCCGACGCGAAGATTTTGGCCGATTCCCTGCTCGCGCTATGGGAGATCGAACGAGATCTCTATTTCGTGAGTCCAAAGATCGGCGTTCTCTCCCATTTCATCGGTAGCATTGGCATTTTGGCGGCAGGTTGCTATGATCTAGCTGGTGGCAAAAATGGGGCGATCGTTGGCTTTGTCGAGAATTTCGGAGACCATTCAACGGTTGACGACGTAGTCTTAACGCTGCTAATGGCAAAACTATCAGTCTGGATGACTGAGGAAGGTGGATTCTGGCTGACCGAAGAGGGTGGGTTCTGGCTCACGGAGTGAAACGATGCCGACTAATCAACTGCCATCTAATCCGTCACTACTATTGAGCAGCCTAACTGGAGACGAGCGCATTCCGTGCTCTGTGGGCGGCGCCTCGAAGACGCTGACACCAAACCTCATCTCGCGGCAGCGGGTTTTTGATGTTGGCTCATATACCGGAGCCGACCCTATCGCCTCGGCCATCGCTGACGCCGCCGCCGCCACGCCTCGTGGATGCGTCTATATCCCGCGAGGAACTTGGGAGACGGACGGGCTCTACGATATCGGAGGCATGCATGGTCTCACGATTTCGGGCGAAGGCGAGGGGACCGTCATTGACATTGCCCACGCCACCAACGACCTGTTCCTGTACTCGACGTTCTCGGGCGGCACCAAGGACATCACGCTGCGCAACTTCAAGGTGACCAGTTCCGTAGCACGGACATCCGGCTGGGTCTTCCGCGGCACCGCTGCTTACAACGATGGCGGCCGAGTGCTCTACAACTCCCGCTTCGCGAATATCGCGGTGGAGAAGCAGGAGAGCTGCTTCTGGTTCCCTGGCTACATCAACGTCTGGGTCACCAATTGCTTCTTACACGACTTCGTGGGCGGAGCCGGAGGGATCGGAATCAAGGCCGGCCAGACTGCGGCGACCTCAATAAACCAGGGCGCCGATCTCCACTTTACTAACGTCGCGATCATGGGCCAGAACGCTTACACCAGTTCTGGTGCTGGGGCTACGCTGCTGAGCTACGCTTGGCACATCGAGGATTGCGACGCCGTGTACATGAACAACTGCACGGGGCTCGGTGTCCTAGAAAACGTCCTCACGATGGTGGCCGGCGGCTATGGGCTGCACGCTCACCAGTTCCGTGGCTCCGTGTTTGATGTTACCCGCAATGGCCACGTCATCAGAATGACGGGAACAACGCCAGTCCAATGGGTGACGTTCAACGATTGTTGGATCAGCGCCGGAGGGTTCTTAACGGGCGGTGCTGCCACCTGTCGCGGCATGTCGATCGAGGCGGAGGATTGCGACCATCTGAAGATTCAGAACAGTCGCATCCGGGCCAACAAGGCGACGGGCATCTACATCACCACCCCCAACGCCAACGAGGCGCTGATCGAGAACAACGACTTCTCGGAGAACGGCGGCGGCGCCACCGCCAGCGACAACCACAATATCGTGGTAGATGTCGGCAGCGGACAGGTGGGGCCGACCATCATCGGCAACAAGGATTCCTATGTGATCTCAGCCAACGGTGTCGGGCTGCGCACCACCGCCAACTCCGTCAAGATAACCGCCCGCAACAATGTCTGGCCTTCGGGCTGGACCTACGGCGCGACTCCGCAGGCGTCCTCTGGAAATCGCGGCTCCGTTTCCACTACCACCCGTTCGGACGGTTCCACGACGCAGACCGCAGCCGACACCGTGGAAACCGATCTGTGGACGGAAGTCGTTCCGGCCGACGCGCTGTCTCGCGACAATCAGGCCATTCGAGTCACAGCGTGGGGCGGATTCGCAGCCAACACCAACATCAAGACCCTGCGGTTTTACGCTGGCACGGACAGTTTTACCGTCAACGACGCCACGACGGCCCCAAACGGCGTGCAGTGGAAATTGGAAGTTCTGATCGTTCGAACGGGAGCCTCCGCTGGAAAGCGGATAAGAACAGCGATGGTCGGCGGCGTCTTTCAGGGGACCGGAGGGAATGCGGGCCTCACGGATTCCTGGGCCTCCAGTTTTACGCTCAAGATCACCGGACAGAACGCAGTTGCGACGCTCGGCGATATCAAGGTTCACCACGTCCTCTATGAGCCGATCCTGGACTGCTAGAATGAGGGTCTCTCTGGTCGCCTTCATCGAGTCGCAGGGGAACTCCTCTTGATCCTCGTATCTCCAGAGCTGAGCGATGCCATAACCCTGGTAGCCTCTACTGAGGTTGCGGGATTCGAGGTGTCTCGTTTGCAATCGCAGCGGCCATCCCTCAAATGGCGGCCATCGGCGTTGACTGGATATATCAAGGGGAACCTGGGTGCCGCTACGACGATTCGCTACGTCTTCCTCGGGTATGCGAACGCAAAGAGCGGCAGCACGTGGCGCGTGAGGTTCGCTACCACCGAAGCAAATCTGACGAATGGTTCAGCGTCCTACGATTCCACCGTGATTCCATTCTGGCCCTCTGGTGCGGCGAGCGTTGGAACGTGGACGGACAAGCATGCTCGCTGGTACGACGAAACCGGGAAAACCGCTACATGGTTTCAGATTGACATCGATCATTCGGCGAGTGGCGATTCATATTTCGAGGCTGGCAGACTCGCGGTGGGCACGGGCATCGTTCTGTTGGCTGGGACTACCAGCGGAGTCCCGGTATTTCCATTGCAATTGCTTTCGCAGGAACCTGTCGTGGAGACCGTGGACATGGGCGGAGAGGCAAGCCCGCGGCCACGAAGGTTGGAGGTGAGTGGTACAATCAAGATATGGGGGTTGAGCGATACGGAAGCCTTGGGCAGCGTCAAGCCGTTCTGTCGGGCGCGTGGTTCCTCGAAAGACGTGGTAATAGACTTCAAGCCCGAAGAAACCGTCTATCCCCTAGACTACCTGTTCTGCGGCCGGATCAAGGAATCCGCGCCGTTCATGAACCCGTTCTACAACCATTGGGAAGTGGACTTGAAGGTGACGGCATCTTAGCGGAGGAATAGATGGCATTCCGAGCACCAGCCTTGACGAAGGTCACGTCCAGCACGACCGGTACTTCGACATATACGTATGTCGAGACCCCGACGACTGGATACCGCACGATCTCCGACGCAGTATCCGATGGATCGATTGCTAGCGGCGATACGATCTTCTACGCAGCGGAGGACAGGACCGCCGCAGGTTCGGCAAACCTCCTGGAGGTAGGACGCGGAATTCTTGATACTGCGACGCTGACGATTACTCGCGTAGAGATCTATCAGTCCTCGAATGCCGGCGGCGCCGTTTCTTGGGGGGCCGGGACGCGGGATATCATCGTTTTCACACCGATTGAAGCTTTAGCCCTGCTTGCAGCGGCAAACGTTTTCACTGCCCGCCAGACCGCGCACCTCTCTGGCGCGCTCATCACTCCGAGCGCCTACACGGCGTTATTGGCGCAGAATAGCAACTCGGCTACCGAGTGTTGGCTCTCCCTGATCGGGGCGGCCAATGCGAACGTGCAAATAATGCTTTCTGATCCAACCACCGGAGAATCAGCCGGCGGGCGGATCGTTTACTACTGCGGTTCGCATGCGACGACTCCGCATCGAATGGATTTCTACACACAGAATCAACCGCGGTTCCGCTGGAATCAGGCGACTTCTGCGCTTGAAACTGCGGCGGGGCTGAAGTATGTGGCGCTGGCGGCCGGCGGTTCCGGAGACAAGCTTATCTTCCCGCAATCCGCAGTCCCCGCAATGTTCACATTGGACACAGCTGCCCATGATAAAGTTTTGAGAATCGTTAATACAACCGGTGGCGGCACTGGCGGGAGCTGGACAGTCTCGGGCCTGAGTGTTAGCGGGAGCACTGATTCGTATACGCTTACCACGACTGATATCCCGGCCCATACTCATACAATCTCAGCGCTGAACAGTGGAACCTCTGGAGCCATCCAGGCTCTTGAATACGGAACTCATGATGCGGCTAGCATCGTTAGCACATTTCAAACTAACTCCACTGGTAGCAGTGGAGGCCATAGCCATGGACTTTCTGCTGCTTCGATCGCCTCAACTGGCGCGTGGCGGCCATCTTATCTCGACGCAGTTGTCGGAAAGATGACCTAATGCAGCATCCAGTTATCTGTCAGTCATGCGGAGTCCGCGCGATTCTCGATTCTCTGATTGGCAATGATTCAAAGTGCCCCGCTTGGATCGGCCCAGAAAGCGGGATCGTTGAATCGAATCCAGCCACTGGAGAAGAGAGGCTATTGACTGGATGCTACTTTCCGGAAAGTGTGAGAATTTCACGACATGTAATTCAGGCGGCGAATCGTGGGGCTGAAACATCACAAAGAGGAAGAACTGAGAACGCGGAATTTCGCGAAGTATTCGTATCTGCTCTCGGTCCATTATTCGGAATGCGGCAGGAGCAACTGCCGCAGCCTGCCTCGCTGCGGCAGTTGCTTGGGGACGAGAAGCTAGAGGATGAACAGCGATAGAGGGGACAGGAGGTGCGAGGCTGGCCCAGTGGGTCCCGCCCTGAAGACACCATCGACGGAGACGATATCTAGCTGCTCGACGTTGATGCACCTTCCTAGGTTCGCTTCAGCGCGGCGGCAAGTGACGGACCAATACATGCCATCCTGGGTGTCGAGAATCAAAAGGATCTGGTTGATTAGACCGCTCGGTCCGTAACTGATTTCCTTGCCAATGACAACGCCGTTGAGCGTCCCGAAGCTTGCGGCGCTCGCTGGAGAGCAAAGGCAAAGAGCGATGACGACTGCGGCAACGATCGCGCTACGCAACATAAATCTACTCCTTCAGAAGATACGGCCTTCCAGTTATTGGGGACAATTCCCCCCATCTAGGCTGCGTTGCCTCAATGGCGAAGCGGCTTGATTTTCGTTGCTACTAGGTGGGTCTCAAAGTGTTCACCCTCTGCGTAACCGATGAGGTAGACCGTCACCTCCACCGGCAGGCCAGCTTCGCTCAGATATTCGCAGCCTTCGGATGCGGCGAACTCGATCAGGTCGGGATAGAGGCAGAGCAGTTCATAGATGGATCGTTTGTTCGGGTGGACACCGGGCGGCAACGCGGCCATGACATAGCCGACCTTGCCGAGCGCCGGAGGCAAGGCTTCACTGGACGCGACGCCCGCTGGAGTGCGAACGATCCGCCCGCGAAACACAAGGCTCACCGTGCCGTCATTAAGCAGCGCTGCGCGGATCTGCTGAGGCGTTGTGGCCTGCGCGAAGGCGTTCCCCGCAAACCCCAGCAGCAGGGCGGCGATGAACAGGACAAAGGCGATCTTGAGTCTCATGTCATACTCCTCTTTGGTTTGTGGCCCGCGGGCCGATGGTTTCAGTTCCAATCCTTTTGCTTTCAACGCGGCTAGTTGGACGATCAGTTGTCCTCACCGCAGAGGTAGGCCGCTCTCTGCTGCCGCCACTCCGCGAGCTGCTGGCGAGCCTCGAAGAACGGCAGCTCATGCGAGAGGCGATGGCATTGCACGCACTCATCCCAGGTTGAGACGATCCACCCGCGACCTTGACGATACATGTGAGATTCCCGGTGCGCGGTCTGCTTGGCGCCAGTGCGGGAGAGCAGCGGCCGGATGCGCCACTGATCGGCCCGAAATTCGCGGCAGTATTGTGCGTTGTCTGCTTTGTCCGCGAGCAGAGCGACCAGCGCTCCATCCTCGCTCGTTGCGGCGTAGATTCCGACGTGCTGTCCTGTCGAGCTGCTGTAGATGCTGTAGCGCATTGCCGTCTCCTTTGGTTTCGGCCCTGGGCTGGATCGCCCGCGGCGGGGTGCGGTACACCCTACCGTGGAGGATCTAGCGTCTCTACGCGCGCTGCGCCCGCCAAGCCTCTACGGCGTCCAGTAGGACAAAGCGGGGGTCGCAGTGCCCCTCGTACTGGCTACCGACCTGTGACGGTCGAACACCGCGAATGATACGACCCGCCCCATCCCATCCGCGCTCACTCAGGGTGAAGTAACCAGCCGGGAAGACCTCACTCACGTAAAAGACCCCGGGTTCATTGGCACAGTCGCCCGTGTAGTAGATTTGAGTCCCGATTTTCATGGCGGCCATCTCCTTTGGTTTTGGCTCCGTTTTGTCGTCTCGGTCCCTATCTATTGCAGCCATCATGCCAACTGCGCCAACACCACATATGGTGGTGCAGGCAGTCAACGCTACCGCATCTAGGATATCGGCATCCAATTCCCTGGATAAAATCCAGCGTCTTGAATCCAAGGAATTGGATCGAATCGGGTTCATGGCGAGCCGAACGCCTCCAAGGCAGTGGCGATCTCTTCGAGCGCAGCGACCGCCACCGCCAGTGCTCGCTTACCATCTCGCGTCTTGACGATAGGGGCCTCCGCTTCGCGTAGGCGGGCGGCGAAGGCGGCGAGCTTGTCCTTGTCGGGCTTCAGGGCCTCCAAGCGCTTGCGGTGCCCCTCGGCACGCTCCGCCTCAGCGATCCGCTCTTCCTCGGCGGCGATTACCGCCAAGCGCGCCAGCTCCTTCGCCTCTGCTTCGGCGCGGATCTTTGCGAGCCGCTCAAACTCTGCATGCTCAGCGGCCCGCTTCTCGGCTTCGAGGCGCTGTCGCTCCGTCTCCAGGGCTTCCTTCTCTGCTCTCAGTGCTTCGGATGCGGCCCTTTCCCTTGCCTCCGATTCCGCGCGCTGCCGTTCGATCTCGGCGCGTTCTGCGGCCAGTCTTTCGCGCTCCTCTGCCAGCCGCTTCTCCTCGGCTTCCCGCGCAGCGTGCTCCTGAGTCTCCCTCGCCTCCCTTTCGATTCGCAATTCCTCTTCAACGATGCGCCGTGCCTCGGCTTCCTTCTCCGCCTTGGCGCGTTCCCTTGCGTCATCCACGGCCGCCTTTTTGAGCCTCAGCGGCTCTTCGATCGATTCGATCAGGGATGTCAATTCCCTTGCGATCGAATCGACGCGCCGCCCAAAAGCCAATGCGTCCGCCTTCAGTTCGACTCTCCGTTTTTCGATGGAGGTGCGGGTCGCCCTACAATCTGCGATAGCGACTCGCACGGATTCGTATCCCTGCGGCGTATCTGCCGCAAGGACATCGTAGGCCAATCGCTTCGCCGCGATGTCTTCGGCGGTCACCGTATAGGTTACAGCAAGCGCTTCGCTCATGGATTGTTTCCTCCTGTAAGCGCATCCGTCACGGCAGGCCAGCGGATATCCGCTCCCGCCTGCTTGTCAATTGCCAATTCCAAAAGGCGCAGGATGGTCGTAGCCCGTTCCGTAGGCGATCCGGCCGCCAAGGCTCCGAAGAATCGAGCAACGGCTACGCATCGCTCTTGATTGTCTGGCAACGCCCGCCATTTCCTCCAGACTTCATCTGTTCGATCAGGCCAATTGTTCATGGCGATATCCCTTTGATTGCGATGTCGTGAATTCCGAAGCGCCGCGGCGGCTTCCGCGCATGAATGCGGCGTTCCATCTCTTCGCATTCTTCCGCGAGATCTGCGCGCGGCTCAAACCAGCCAACCGGCGCAGTGATAGTTCCGAGTGCCAACACCGCCGCATCCGCAAGCGAGAGGCCGCGCGAGCGTGCATAGAATACAACCTGATTCAATCGCAATGGATCAACTGCGGTAGGGTGGAAGATCAATTCCCCAGAGCCCCATAGCTCGATTAGCATGGGAATCGAGATGGTGCTGTATTCGTAGGGGAATAAAGAGACGTCACCCCACGGAGAATGGCATTTTACTTTATAAATGCCGCGGGGGCCGAAGCCCTTTGAGTCGGTGTTACCCGAGCGCTCCAAATAGAAGCATCGCCCTACCCTGAAGTGCTTGTCAACGCCGCCCTCGATGGCTGGAAGTCTGCGAGTAATCATCGCCCAAGAGCCAACCTCTGGCAATCGCGAAGACGGCGCAGGATCGTAAATCTCTGCCCCAGCGATATCAAAGGTGCCGAAAAATGTTGCGACAGAGACGGCCTGAGTCTTAGAGACATCGCTCAGCTCGTGAGTAACGATTCCGTCAACGATGCGCGGCTGCCGTGATTTCAGCTTCGGCGCTCGCCGTCCCTGCTTATGTAGCGCCGAAATCATGGTGCCCCCTCGATTCCGGGCTCTAGTAGATCTGGATAATCAAGCCTTGAGGGAAGCGGGAGCAGGCCGTACCGCGCCGTCTTTACGAGGATCTCGATAGCGGAGGCCAACTCCTCAATCCTGACGAGCAATGCCTCGCTGTCCCCGGTTACATCACGCCAAGCGCCACCGCCCGAGGTAACAGGACGGCATTCCAAGCGATGCGTGCCGTCATCTTCGGTCGTCAGGCGGAAAACTTCGTCATCGGCCCGCCATTGATCGATGATCTTCATGAGCTTTCCTTTCCGGCGCGGAGATATGCCAGCCCGCAGATGTCCCGACGATGTGCCTGCCTAATGCGTCCATCGTCGTGCTCAAGCTCAAACCAATCTCTTTGTAAGCGCGCTCGGACGATCCAGTGACCGCCTTCCCAGGTAACCCTTTTGCCAATCTCATTATCGGTCATGACTTTCTCCTTGCTGGCCCAAAAGTGGAGTTCCCTATTCCGGAGCCCTCTCGGCACCTCCCCCAGACTGGCAGGAGGTACCGGCAGGGCTTCGGTCTTTTTAATAGCCTAGCTCCAGCTCATCATCACGAAGACCACACCCGGCAAGCCTGCACACCTTGACATACAACTCTCTGATCTCCTTTCCCTCTCCTGCCTCCTGTGATTCTTTGGTCCACGTGCGTAGCTCGCATTCCAAAGCGCTGCGTAGACGGGAAAGCTCATCGCGGTCAAACATCGGGCTCGCGGTCTGCTTGTTCTCAAGGTCGATCAGGTAGTTCCTCATAAAGTTGATCATGCGAGCCTGTTCATTGAGTCTGGTTTCTGCCTTTTCCATCCGGACGGCCAGGTCTCGCGAATCTTCTCTTGGAGCCGATTCTGTGTTCTGCCGCCTATAGCCTTCGAGAACCTTCTCGAGTTTCTGCTCCACTTCTTCAAGCTGTACACCTCTCGCAGTCGTAGTTGTCCAAAAACGATTTCTCGTGTCTTTGAGAAGCTCTAGGAGAAACCAGGTCTCGGTCTCGTACAACCACAGCGCGGCCTTCTGAGGCTTGTTGACGGCGGGTCCTTGCATATCGCTCACGTCGGTCTCTCCTTCGCCGGCAAAGTTCAAGTCAGGTTAAATCCGTGATCCATGAGTCTCTGCTCGATCCGTTGCAGCGCACGCTCCGCCTCGCTGCCAGACTTGGGCCGGGCAAGTAGTGGGTGGTCTTCTCGGTCGGCCGTGACATCGTTCGTGGCTCCTGTCGCTTGGCAAGTCACCCAGACCTTGCAGGTATCCGGATACCAACAAACATGCTTCACGGGTAAGGTTGGACTTTCCGAACATCACAAGATCACTTACCCGTGGCACAGCGTCGAGCGTGACAGCTTCCAATCTCCCTTCGTTTGTCTCTGGATGCAACGGCGCGGTGTTGTACCAGCAGACACGCGTCCGCGGGTAATGGTCGAGCAAAAGGCGATTCTCAAGCAGGTCCTCCGTAATCTGTTCTTGCGTCGCCATGCTCATCTCCTAAAGACCAGTGGTAGCTCAGGATACCTCAGTCGATCTTCTCGCCTGTCACCCCGCAGGTGTACCGAATGAACTCCCGCTCCGTTGGATCTCCCTTGAGATCCCGGCCAGCCGGGACCGTCCTGACTTCGAAACGGTCCGTACCGCGTGGCTGCGTAAACCGCCTCGACAGAGATGCCATTAGGTCATCCCATCCTCCCCCAACCTTCGGTGAAGAGCCCGTGACCTCGAACCACTGTTCATCTGCCGACCTGAGAGCCGTTTCCATCTCACTGTAGTAGGGATCGTCTACTTCTTCTCGATCGGTCTTTCCTTCCAAGAAGTCCTGCATTGCCTTTGACGCCGGCTTCATCTCCGTTGGGTTCATGGCGTTCTCCTCGCTGGCCCACGGGTGGGTTCCCTTGGGTTTCGTCCAGCAGCGATTGGCGCTCTCCGTTGAGCGCTCGCCGCTCCCCTCTGAGAGGAGAGGGGCGGGGGCTCAGGGCTGGGCGCCACCCGTCAGTCTTGAAGCGCTCGCCATCTCCGGGAAGCTCACCGCCCCGCAAAGGCCAGCAACTTCCCGGGTGCCGAGGCGCTGGACGGCATCATCCAGTACAGCGTAGAGGGTACCGATGCCCAAATTATCAGCGACCGCAGCCTTTGCGGCATCGCGCTCGCATTCAGCCCAGCGGAGAGCCGCTTCGAGCCGGCTGATCTTGGTCCTGAGGATCTGGTTGTCCAGCCAGAGCAGAGCGGCCGCGTCCATTAAAGTCTCCTTGTGGCTATCCGAGTAGCTAGGCTTGGAGCCGACTTGCGTGACGGCTGGCCCTTGCATATCCATTTTCACGTCTCCTTTTTACCGGTGCGGGTCATCTCTGCCCCAGGGTTTCGGCCGCCCAGCCCGGAATTGCCCACCCTGTCTTCGCGTCGTTATCTGTCAGGGTGTCCTCGGTTGCCATGCTGCCATCTAGACGATAGTGCGTGATTCGCACCGCGTTGTCATCCAATGGCGTGATACAGATCAAGTTCCGCGGCCTGTACGCGTCTCTGCCCGTCGCGTACCCTAGCCCAAACATCGCGGAGCCATAAGCGATGCCTGCGAATACGCCTGTAACAAAAAGACGGTTCGAAAAGAGGTTCATCGGCGCGCCCCCAACAGGAAACACATGCGTCCACTAGGAGCGCGAAGAAAGGCGGCATCATGATGCCGTCGAGATGGACTCGTCAGGGCGTATCTGATTGATCCGTCAGGACCGGCCATTGATCGACTGGCGTAGCGGATCTCGCCCTCTAAGGCCAGCTTGGAGGCCAGCTCCGTACGGCCCCTGAGTGGACTCCAAGCGAGCCGCAGGTTGCCCGCCAAGAGGCGTAGGTCGCCCATCGGCAGGCGCTGTAACCGCCGCAGGAGTCGCCAGAAGCGATCTAGGGACTCGCGGCCCGTGCGGCTGGACATGGCGAGCCTGATGCCGTTGCTGACGGCGCGGGCGTGACAAGCGGCAGTGTTCATGCGATCTCACTCCCACCCGTAAGGGGTGTTGACGAGTCCGAGGTCCTGTTGTCTTTCTTCTGTCAAGACCACCGGGTTGGCGCTTGGAGTAACATAGCAAAGCTCGCCCGTCGAATCGCGGCGCACTTGCAGTCTGGCAATCTGATTGCGCGCCGAGACGACAACGCCGCTGCGGCGCAGTCCTCGCGGTCCTTGGCGCCATTCGATTCGATCGCCTGGGCGGAAGGTCGGGGAAGACATCCCAACTCCCCTCTCCGAGACTCCTGCGCTCATGGCGCACCCTCCATGCTCGCGCGAAGAATTTCAAGCACCCCCTCAGCGACCTCTTCTAGGCTTGCGGGAGCAACGACATCGGCGGCGGCATGGGCGCGCAAGGTGGGGGTTCGGCAGAGGATATAACACGGCAGAGCATTTTGGCTCATCTTATTGTTAGTCCTTCATCGTCGTAAGATGCTACAATAAGGACAGTTTTGTGTGACGGATGTGAGACTTCGAACTCCCCACTGAATCCAGATGATCCGCCGCGCCAAGTTGTCTTCCTGGCTCCACGCCACGTAATAGTGGTTCCGCGTTGGAGGTAGTTGTTATTCTCAAAAAGCGAGACAGATCTTGCTTTGAATTCTCGGATAGTGTTAATTGTGGTTGACATCTACTTCAAGCCTCCTGTTCATCGGGGCATGGCTTTGCAGGCTTAGTCTCAGGCTCGGGCTCTGTATCTATCGGCCTTGATCCTAGAGGCTTTCTCCCTGCTATGAGCCCCTCCATCGTCTGCCCTGCATAGACATCTCCACAGTTACGATGGTCCAATTGTCCGACAATCGCGAGGTTCTCTTTTGCAATGTGACGATGGACAATCCTGGGCTCTTTAGCTATCTCCTCTGGAGTGAAGATTGACATTGAAGGCTCATTGACTGCAACATGTTTGTTGCTACGGCATAGACCGCAAGTGCAGGCTAAGACTGTCCAACGCTTTGAGCCTTCGCCGCCTTTGCGTTGTCCTGTTGAGATGAGGAAGTTACCCGTAAGCTTGACGGTTACACCAGGGACGAAGTCGCGGTATGCGAGAATGCTCATGACATCATCTCCTTAATCCGCGCTGGTTGGTCGGTTTAGACCACTGCAATAGTAGAAAGAGTGATCCGGACAAGGTGCATAGATGCACTAATCTCAGATGACAGCTCGAAGACCTCAGAGACTGCCTCTTCGTGCGTCCTGCCCTCTCGGTCGCGGCAATCGTAGTACTTGTCAGCCAGCTTGTTAATCTTCTCGTGGTCTGCCTTGGTCAGTCTCATTTTGTCCTCTCTTCCGTTGTTTATCCTGTCTCGCTTCTGGTCTGTCCTTTGTCCGTCCTGAGTCCATACTAATGCAGCACCTGTGCCAACAGCGCCAACACAACATATAGTGGTGTCTATGGCCTCATGCACTAGATCTAGCGCCGGTCAGTCCATTTCCTTGGATCTCTACGGAAACTTGGATTCAAGGCGTTGGATCTGTTGGCGCTTGCATCTCATGGCGGTCCTATGTTAGCATGTTACGCGGGAGGCGTCAACCATGGACGTAGAGCAGCGCTTAGCAATCCCTCCCCGTCATCTCAACGACCGAGACCGATGGCGGGAGGTGTACAGGAGACTCGAGGAGGTGATGGCGAGCCCGGAGGCGCGGAGGAATCCACTCCTCTATTGGCCCATCCCGGTGCCGACCACCGAGGTCAGGCGGCTCCAGAGGTCGATCGTCCATTATTACAACGACAAGCGATATGTACGGCGACACTATCGTGTCAGTACATCAATCGAGCGCGGCACGGACGGCGAGTCCATTGTATGGGCGCGTCTTGACCCGTGCTAATTAGGCCACAACCTGAAAGATCCGAGAATCTACGTTGCGAGCTGCTGGCGAAACAAGGAATGGATTGGATTGCGAGATTTTCTGCTCGCCCATCAAGTTTGATCGTTGGGGTGCATGGGTGACGAAATGAAGGGACGGAGAGAAATGAAAAAGAGCGCCCAGATAATGTGCTGCCCGCACTGCGGAGGTACCTCCGGATTTGAGTTTTACGCGAAGGTGAGGATGGCGGGAACATGGGGAAGGGACGACTCGGAGTCGAGCGGGGGTGGTATTTACACGCGGGGCGTCACCTGCATCGATTGCGGGCACCGCGTCAATCGTCGGCGCGCGGAGGGGTGGTAAATGGGACGATGTATTAAAAACCATGGGGCCATAGCTCAGCGGTAGAGCTGCCGCCTCTTAAGCGGATGGTCGCAGGTTCGATCCCTGCTGGCCCCACTTCAACTTCGGAGGTTGCATCATGTCCATTGCATCTCGCCAACGAAACAAGATGCGCCAAGCTGAGCGCCTTCAGCGGATAGAAGAGGGAGGCGGAGGTCCTACCTACAAATCAATGAAGATGGGGTATTCAAGATTACCTTGACTCGCGTCCAATGGCTAAACGGGAAGATTGCATGGAATAGAGATAACGGACTCCCTTGCGGCCACTACCTTCGCGAACGGGAGGCCATGCTGTGGTTGATGGATAAGGTAAGGGAGCTGAGCGAGAAACTGCTGGCACATGGAGCAGGAATATCGGATGCGGTTCGGAAAAGTGGATAGACATCGCTCAATACGCAGTGAGCTTTAAGTGCGGGTCCGATCACTGCCCATCATCCTTCGGGTTGCATCAAACGCCGCAGTGGTTCTAGAATAGAGACCGATGGCCGTAGCACCCAATCCGTTCGCCGTAATGGTCGCGCGTCTTGCTCAAGGCATCCGTATGCGGCCCGAGCCCATCGGCCATGATTCCTCCTTGTGGCTGTGCAAAATCGCAGAAGGCGGTGGATCGTTCACCTCTCTCCATGCGGCCGGCACCGGGTTTTCTACTCCCGAAGAGGCGATCTTGGCGACCGAGGAACGGTTGACCGAGATGCTCGCATCTCGGGTTGTGGCGGACGATGCTGAAGTTGTATCCTATCTAATGACAGATCGGTTGCAGCGTCGAGACGGAAAATGGGCAGCCTTGGCAGATGACGGAGAATGGTCGGAAGTCGAAGGGTTTCCTCAGGCTGCCATCCGCGAATCTAAGAGGGCGCATCTATCACGGGCGGAAGCGAGGGGGCGGCGGTGAAAGAGTGGTGGTTTCGACAGAGCCAAGGCGAAGGTTTCGTTCCTCCTCCGGTTGTCGCCTTGGCTCTTTTTTTAACCGCAATGAGGATTTCATCCGATGATCCATCCGAATGTTACTGAGGCAGTGCACTACTTCGCCATGCTCAGGGTGGTTGCACCCCTTGCCGTGGCGCTCTGCGTCTCTGTGTTTCTGTATTTTCGATTCACTAGAGACAAAGAGAAGGGCCTGAAGCTGCGGAGGGCCATCGCCACGTGACCGCAAATCTTCTCATTCTCCTGGCAACCGTTTGGGGCGCCGAGATCTTGGCCCTCGGTTTGGCCTTCTCGGTTCACCTCTATCAGGCCAGGGGTAGCCGCAGGGCGGCAGCAGGGCCGTGAGCGACACTCCGTCCATGCAGGAGGCTACCGCCATGGGTGATCGAGCGATGGAATATCTCAAACAGTGGATCAGCCCGGGGGTCATCTTGGGCGTCGTCGGCTGGATCTTTTTGCTCGGCGTCGCCTCGATGCGGCTCAACGGTCTCGAGACAAAGGTTGGCGAGCTTCAGGCCGCGATCGAGAAGTCCACAACGGCCAATCAGACGGCGACCGTGGAGTTGGTGCGATACCAAGAGCGCGTCTCCTCTCTCGGTGGGCGCATCTCCGTTATGGAGGAAAAGATGGCCAATCAAGAGCAGATCAATGTCCGAGTCTTCTCTGGACTTGCGAAGCTGGGAGGATAGAAAGGGTGCCTCAATCGTCGCTCGGTAGTCCGTGCTGCTGGCTGTATCTCTGCTGCCCCCCGCCGGCAGCGGCAAGAGCCCTCGCCTCAGAAATCGGCATCTCCTTCGAGGCCGCCACCAAGGTGCTAGACCGCCTCCGCCCCCTGCCGCTCGATCTCGAACCGACCGCAGCGCGAAAGGGCACCGCGCAGGCTCAGGCTGCCTCGGAACGCCTGGTAGAGTTGAACCGCACCGTGCGACGCGAGCTGCGGCAGATCATCTTCGATCTTGGCTATCTTGAGCCGCCCGAGGAGCTCTAAGCCATGCCACACCACCCAACAGCGCCATATCTCCCCAAGGGCCTCGGCAAGCCTCGCCGAGGCCGCAGGATCAAGCTCGGTACTCCAAGCGATCCGTTGCCGGGCTTGAAAACCCTGCTCGCCGTCGCCACGCTGGTGGCGTTGGCCTTCGCCGGCTACTTCCGAGGCGACCTCGATCTTTACAAGGTCGGTGAGGCGGTAGCGACTGCCCTGGGCCTCTGGGGCATCCGCGCCGCAGTAACGCGAAATCGTCCCCGATCTCCAGCGTAAGAGTGGAAAGGGAAGGAGATGGAAGTTTTATCGATCGCTCGGGAATCTTGTATTTCTGATCCAGTTCTTCTGTGGGCTATCATCATAGGCAACGTCCTGATTTTTATTGCCTATACCTGGATCCCCGTTTCGATTGTAAGAGTTCTTTCATCGCAGTCAAAAATACCGCAGCCTGCGCTATGGATGCTAGCATCGGTATTCATCGCCTTCTGCGGGATCTCCCATTTGATTGGCGTCGTTGTCATCTTCCAGCCCTACTACGGACTCGAATCGGGAATGCTAATCTTGACTGCGGTTGTCTCGCTTATTGCTGGCATTGTGCTTCATCGCGCAGTGCGGCCAATCCGCCAAGCGATGAGTGATTATGATGAGATGGTTGAAAAAGTCCGCACCCTAATGATCGATCTAGACCGCGAGAAAGCAAGGCATTCCTGAGTGGCGGAACCGTCAACCCCGGGCTGGGTTACAGTCCTCGTGTCCGTAGTCGCTGGAGGTGGATTAGCCACGCTGCTAGCCCTGCTTCGTACCTTTATGTTTCGTCGCCCAGAAGCTCGCAAGATGATTGCAGATGCTGCTGTGTTGGAAACGCAGGTTCTTACGGCTAAAGATACATCGGAATTCGGTCGAGTCAGCCAATTACTTGATAGGTACGAAAAGAGACAAGCCACCTTAGAGGCGAGACTCGATGCGGCGGAAACGCAACTAGCGGCGCTGCGAGAAGAGGTCGCAGAGCTTCGCCCGCGCGCCAAATACGCCGTTCTGCTCGAGGAAGAGGTCAAGGAACTTAGGACTAGGGCTGATCTCGCTGAGGCATCCCTTGAGGATAGCGCAACGACGATCGAAGAGCTACGGGAAAGGATTGAATCGATGAGGAAGAAATCTACCTAGCCTTCATGCAGAAACAGCATCGCTCTATCGCGGCGAAACTCCCGTCACATTGTTCCTCTTCGATCGTATCCCAACTGTGGATTCCGAAAAATCGGCAAGATCCGATTTCGAGCGGCAGTATAACCCGCCACAACAAAGCCCACCGCGTAGCATCGCGCAGGCACCAGAAAGCTCGGCGCCATTTGTTGCCGTGCCACGCCTCCAAGATTAGGCCAGCCTCGGTCGCAATCACAACATCGGGGACGTTGATCTCTAGGATCTTGCGTAGGCGCGCGAGGCGGCTATTCCATCGCTCTTGATCTACTGGCCTAGCGTGTCTCATTGCGAATCCTCCACTGCTTGAATTAAACGAGATCCTATCCATTTTGCGACTGGCACGGCTACCGCGTTACCTATCATTCGATAGCGTGACGCATCCGATAACTTCCGACCGTTCGAGTCATGCTTAGTCCAATGATCTGGGAAGCCCTGCAAGCGCTCAGCCTCAATCGGTGTTATCCTCCGGACGCGACGGCGAGCAACGATCAAATTATCCGACACCTCGAAGTCCCTCCCTGCTTGTTTTCCGTATGAGGCAGCGAGAGTTCCGAGAACAAGCGGAAGGCCGCGTCCTGTGCCGTCTTCGCTCGCGTCCGCCCCCTCACTTGTCAGGGTATGGACAATGAATGTGTCGCTTGTTGGATCATGATGCATACCGCTGCGGGTGGTGACGGTGTGACTAATTAGATGCCCGCCTGCCGCCTCTTCTGCTCCTATTCTGTGGCCGCCAAGGCTTCCTCCAAGTAATGGGGCAACGGTCTGTTCCTTTTCAAGGCTCGACGGAGGATGCCTGCGCAGGCTCGTTTCGTCAAAAAGTATCTCTGGATGTACGCCTCGAATTCTTCCCCGCTCCCCGTTTCGAGGCAATCCAACAACGAAGACGCGACGGCGTCGCTGTGGAATTCCGAAGTATTGAGCGTCCAGCACGCGCCAGAGCACGTATCGTTTAATGTCCAACGCAGAAGCCTGAATTTCTCCATCCTCCGATCGGGACGGAAGGATAGTATCCGCTGAGTTCTCGGAGGATGATCGCAAAATCCTCTCCCTCCGAGGAGGTGAAAGCGCCAGGGACGTTTTCCCAGAGAACCGCAGCGGCAGGCTGCGAATCAGCGAGGCGAACGAATTCGTAGAAGAGTCTGGATTCGCTTCCATCCAATCCCGCACGGCGTCCAGAAATCGAGAGATCCTGGCAGGGTGTTCCTCCTGCGAAAACATCAACGGCTGGAAGATCTTCCGCTTTCGTCTCATAGAGATCTTTCAACCGCTTAACATAAGGCCAATGCTTTTCCAGAACTGAGAAACATTGCTTATTGATCTCGATTTGTACGACGCATCGCAGGCCCGCTTGCTCAAGGCCAAGGTCAAACCCTCCGCACCCCGAGCAAACCGATGCGAACCTCATCTCATCCTAGCCCGCAAATAGGCAACTACAGACCGCTCGCATCCAAGCTGGATAGATCGACAAATGGTCATAGCAATTCATGCGAGCCATGGAAAGCAAGATTAGGAAGATTGCGATTTTCGCCGCGCATCCGATATTGCTGGCGGATTTGCTGCCCTGCGATGCTTCCTCTTTCCGTGGATCTAGCGCAGTTCCGCCCATGACCGTTACTCCTCGCGCCAGTGACAAGCAGCGTACACAAAAATGGCGGCCACTGCTAGGTTTCGCCACGGATCTTTCGGTGGAGAGATTATCGCAACAGTTAAGCCAAAAAACAGAAAACAACGCCTGAGCGCCTTCATGCTCCCTGCCCTCCTTCTTCATCCCATGCTGCCACGATAACACCGCCAGCCGCACGCGCCACGTGAGCGCCACCGTGGCCACGCTCCCTGGTGCAGGGGTACGGTCCTATCTCCCAACCGCAGAACGCCTCACAACGAGGATTGTAGGACGCCGCCAAGGCCACTTCAAACGGCACATTCGAACCGAGGTCATAACCATCCGCCCTGAGCGGGTGATTGTGTGACAAGCGCATCTCTTGATCTTCGATCGCTCGCAATGCTCCGAGCGCGAGGTTTAGAACGGCCGTTGCCGGCCTGCATCCCCACTTGGCTGCCTGCGCCACAAAGCGCGGAATGACATCTTGCGGTACCGTGAGCATCATGCGCTTGCCGCGGCCGACGCGCTTACTTGGTGGTGCGCTGATCAGCGAGTATAGATCCATCGCCTAGTCTTCGTATCAAAATGACAAAATTCATAATAGATGGGGCGGCTTGCCCATGCACTGTAAACGCAACAGCCGATGGTGTCGCCGAATCTACGCAGTTGCCCAAGCTTGTAGCATATCTTGGCGACAACGCTGAAATAGCATTTCTTCTCTTCTCGTCTTGAGCCGGTTGCTGCGGCGAAGACAAGAGATAGGACCATGATCGCCAGCAGGCGACCGACATTTCTATAGCCTGAACTGATCTCCCTTCCGAGCCGCTCGATGCCTGACGCAAGGACGATAAATGCAACGCCGAAGACCAATCCGAGAAAGATCAGAATAACGAATGAATCGCTTCCCATTGTCAACGGTTGATCGTTGGCGCCGATCATGAGAGCGATGCCGAGAAACCCGGAGATAGTCGCAACCGCACCGCATACTATCCATAGTATGTATACGATTACGAAAAGGAGTTTCATTCTGCCTCCTCGACGGCGAATTGCCCTTTCTCGTTGCGAGTCCTAGTTGCCGCATGCAGCCGCGAATGCTCGGAACGATGGAGGTGCATCCTGTTTTCTTCTCGGATATTCAAGTGATCATTGTCCATGTGATGGACATGGATCTCGGTCGGCAACCTTACGCCCGTCGAAGCCCAGGCGAGAAATCTACCGAGCCATGTCCAGCCAGCGCTATTTGCCGCTCCATGACCACGACCAAGGTAGATCCGCAGCCGTCCATCCGGGGTCATGGTGATTGTCCCGGGCCATTCGCCGGGAAGCTCTACCCTGCGTGATTTTGGGTGTGGATGCGCCATTAGAGACTCGCTATGATGAAAGCGATGACAAGGAAAATGGCAAGGGCGGCAATGATCGTGAGAACTACTCCGATATGCTCCGTGCTAGCGACGCCTCCGTCCTTCGGCAGCAATTCCTTGCAGTTCGGGCAATAAAAAACAGCTCGCCCCCTTTCCTGAAGAATGTCTCTCCACATCCCGGAATTCAGGAAAAAGCGAATCCCTCTATACTTACAATGCGGGCATCCGTTGTTCATGCTGCACATCCTAGCAGAAAGCACAAGAGAAAGCAAGCGGAGTAAGTTTAGCGTGGAACATCGATAGGCTGATTTACAGGACACGAGGCGTTTCTGCGCCTCCCCTTTCGATGCGGCGGATTGGCCGCAATCATCGCCTCGAAGCTTGGATGCAGCGGTTCGTCGCATTGAATAGATCGCAGATCAACCTCGCCGCGAATCGCCAGCATGCGCAGATTTAGATTTCCTCTTCCTTCCTCGGATAAGCGCGTATCCAGCGCAAACGCTGTTCTGCGGTGCGATCTCAGATTCATTGCGGTGCGTCACAAGTGGCAGGCCATGATAGGAGCGAAGCCGAAGAATGAAGAGCAGGCAGAGCTCGGCGAGGAATCGATACGGGAACATTCGCTCCCGCCCGCGCCCTTCAAGCAGCGCCTGGAAGCGGCTCGTCGCCGGCGAGCTGGAAACGCCGGATACATGGGAGGTTGCCCTATCGGGCGGAGCCGACAAGAAGGAAACCTGGGAGCGGCTCGAAGGATTACCGCAAGGCAGCCGGCCGCGTCGCGCTGCGGCGCCGGCCGCGCACCGGGTCATTGTGGTGACGGACGAAGCCGACCCGCTTCCGCTTCCCCGAGAAGTAACCGACACCTTCGCCACGTCCAGGATCATCGTTCTGTCCTTAGCGCATGCAGGGCGGCCACGATCAATGCCCGCGCGACGGTCGCAGGGGGCTCGCTTCGTTGTGCCGCCAAGTCCGACAGCGCCGCATGCTCCTCAATCGTGAGAGCAACCAGCACGCGGCGCGTGCGGATCGTCCGCGGCGGGGGCAATTGGAGTGTGCCAGACTCGCTCATGGACCTAGTCTTGCACATAGCGGCGGAGCTTGTCAAGCCCCCCACCGATGTTTTGCTAATCGCGTTCCCCTTGACATGCTGAGCGCATTTTGATAAGGTTGTTCCAAAGGAGGAAACAACGAAATGGCAAAGAAGACCAAGGAAACGATGGACATCTATGAACTGGCAGAGGCGGTGAATCTGCTCGGGAATTCCAGCCGCCTCAGCATGCTCGCCAAGCTGCGCGCGGATGGAGAGACCGGGGTCGGGAATCTGGCGGAGCATGCCAAGATCTCGCTCTCGGCGGTCTCACAACACCTAGCGAAGCTCAAGGCCGGCGGGCTGGTGACGACGCGGCGGGATGCTCAGGCGCGACCGTATACGGCGAATGAGGATGCCCTCGTCGAGATCGTGAACGAGCTGATGTCCGTTCTCAATCTCGATCTTACGTAGAGGTCCAGCCGCGCCTCTGTATTTTGCGGGGAGGTGGGGCCACCTTCCCGCAGCGCTTCTCCTCCGGATCAGGGTACCCTGCAGACCATCGGAATCAGCGGCGCCAGCGGAACATCCTCTCGCAGCGTCACAAGCTCAAGCATCCGTCTAAAGCGGGCCAAATCCTTCGCAGGAAGCGCCCTGGAGGACGATAGGTCCTTGGCCGAGGGATATTGCGCCATGAGATGCAGCGCTCGCTTCGGACCGATCCCGGGGACTCCTGGAAGGCCATCTCCTAGCTCGCCTACCAGCGCCTTGTAATAGGCGAGTTGCCAAACGTCGCGGATACCGTAGTGCTCCGCGATCCATTGCGGATTTCGCAGAACGAAGCGCACCTCTCCGCTGCTGTATTGGTAAATCGAACACCACTCGGAGGCCAACTGGAGAAGGTCTGAATCCGAGGAAAGCACGGCAACTCTATGGCCTGCGTCGATGCTTCGTCGCGCCATAGTCGCAATAATATCGTCTGCCTCGAATCCCGGGGCGACCGAGCAAAACCATCCACCGTCCGCGAGAAATCGAGAAAGACCAGCAGACCATGGGAAGGGGATCTTTTTCCGCCCCTTCTTGTATTCAGAGAATAGCTCGCGGCGCCATGTCCCCTCCGCGGCGTCGAAGGCGATGATCGCATGGTCGCAATGAGCAATCGCGGCGCATTGACGGATCGCGCGCTCTACCGCTGATAGGACGCGTAGGGAATCAGCGTCTGGCACTGACTCGGCGCGAAGATCTCCGATCATAGCGGCGGCGTAACGGAGAACGGCGTTGGTGCCATCAACGAGCAGCAGGCGCATGATTTGATCTTTCAGAATAAATAGAGTTGAAGGCCAACTGGCGGCACTGCATTCGGAATATTCTCTGGCAACATTTGGAATGCCAGTAGGCCGCCCTTGGTCTGCGGCGGAATAGCATGCACGAATCCGGCGCGCAGGAAGCACCTTCCGGGATCGCGCTTCTTCCGCACTTTCGATGGATCAACGAACGTGACGCAGCCATTCGTCGGCGGATCTCCAAAGATGAACCGCGTAGCCGCGAGCGCCTCAATAATCAATAGGCTTGAAAGTGTCTTGCTTTCGTTCCTAAATGCCGAGCACACCCAAGCGCCAGCCCATGAATGTTTCACGTATTGTGCGAACGGCCACGAAGTAACCCAGAACGCATCTTTCGCTAATGTAACTAGCACGACACACCTTCCAGGCGGAACGAACTGCGGCGAACCGATTTTTTGTCTGTTATAATGACGATCAGCTATCTCTCTTGTTTTCTGGTCGGCGCGGTTGCTAATCACCCACTGCATCATCGGCTTCAGCCCTACCCATTCAGCAATTCACTATTGTGCTTCTATATCCGCAGCAAGGGCCTCCGGGCAGCGAGGATCATGCTCACCGATGGTCCACTCCCCATCCCTTCCCATGGTGGCCCGTGCGCCGATCGGCTTCATGGTGCCGCGGAAGTCGTTGGCTTTCCGAAGCGATCTACAAATGCATCCAGCCGACCGTACAAGATTGGCGCATGCAGCGCATCCCGCAGCCTCTCCAGCCACCCAGCCTGATAGCCATTCTTCAATAGCGTTCATGCATCCCACTCCGTTCCGTCCCTTGGCCCGGCGCCATCGCGCCCGGCGCCATCGAGCGTGTCTAGGGGAATTGTTCCAGGGCACATGTCATGGTCAAGTTCGAAGGCCGCGTCGTGCTTCGTGTAGTTGCACCTTGGACACCGCGGCAGGTCACACATACAGGGACGCAAGACGGTTCTTAGCGGGCAGTTGGGCTGGCCGCCATCCGAGTCCGGGATGCTCCCTTAAAGCGCCTGGCCGCGCGCTACCTCATCCTCTGACAGCGGATGCCCTTCCAGGTAGGGACGCGGATCTGACGGCACGCCCCCAGGCCAGTCCGTTGGATTGATGCTGCGTGATGCATCGGCCCTGATGCGCATGAGCAGTCTGCCTAAATGGTTCTCACCCTTCCCGTTATACACTCCCCAGAACCGGTCTCGCCAGGTGTTGCCTTCGATAAGCGTCGCTGGCTCTGTGGCACAGAGATAATCTCTCAGTGGTGGCTGGCTGAACTTCTGTCGTAGTAGCTCCTCCATGATGGACAGACATTTGTCATCCCAATCTGGATCAAACCTAGCCCGTGGTATCGAGCGTCCCATGCTTCTGGCAAATCCTGGTGAGATTGCCATATGAATCGCTGCCCAGTCGTCTGGAGATGTTGACTTATAGGCTTGGTAGGCATGCTCAACGCTGGGATATATGAGGCCACCAGGGCCGGTGACCTCGCACGGCCAAAAGTTTGACAGAAACCGGTGCTGACCAGTAAAAAATGCGATAACTGGCGCACTCGGTGGTCTCCCTGTATCGATTGCTAGGTGCGTGTCGCAAGCAGAAGTCTCTTCTACTGGGTACTGGATACCTGGATCGGATGTCTCGTCTGGCAGGATGCGATCGATCATCCTGCGTAGTCTTGCCTCGCAGCGATCACACCACCCGCTTGTCAAAACATCCGCAAGTAACTTTCGCCGAATGAGCAGGCAATTGTCCCTGAGGTGGACTTCCCTGTTATCGGCGCAAGCTCTGGCCGCTTCTTTCCATGCATCACGTTCCGCACGCAATTTCTCTGCGTCATGGTCAATAGCGATGGCAACGCCATCCAGAAAAGCGAAATCAGACGCAGCTCGCAGTCTGTCCCCGAAGCTCGCTCCATCACTCATGCAACCTCCATTAGGCAGGTCTGGAACATTGTCTATGCAAAGAGACCGGCAGTTAACCATCCCCGCATTTCCCTTACTATACCGTCAACGATTAGTAGGCGCAGGCGATTACTCCTCTGAAATATCTTCGTCGTCTATGTCTTGGTCTTCGTCTACGGAGTAGTCATTGAACGGCGTTCTCCCGGTCTCCAGTTTGTACTTCTCGAAGATGGCTACAGCTTTCGGATCGTCGGTCACGAGGGTGACATGGCGCGGTTCTAGCTCTCCATATATCTCACTATACTTCCCGAGAGCGTAGCCAAAGTCTAATTCCCTGCCGTACCGCTTCTCTAAATCATCGGGTGTCGAGACGAAGATGCCGAGCAGATTGCCGTCTCGGCCACAATCGAAATTAAATCTGTAGATTCCCTTCATTTTTCCTCCTTGCCACCGCCGCGTGCTGTCTGTAGCAGATCCTCGTAATCTCGTTCTCGAAGTTCTCTTAGCGAAGTATCGGCTCGACACTTTCGGAGCGTGACGATGTCATCCGGAAGCCGGAGCGACACCTCACGCAAGGAAGTGGTAATGCTAAATTTGACAGGATGAGGATGCGGCGCTGTGCCGCCTTGCGGCCAGAAAAATCCGCAGAGCGCCTCTCCGTCGTTCGCTTCATGGGCTCGTTGATGTAGACTCTTGTCTGTCCCATAGCAGATCATGAGGATGGCAATTGCCAAGATGGCGCTAAGAACGATTACGATATGCCTCTTCATTTGGTTTCCTCCCGTGTCTCGAATCTTACCGCGTTGCCGTATACCTTGTCAAGTTCTCGGGTTGACGTTATTGTCCTCATTATTGTAAGATTACCATGCGATGAACCTTCGGGTCTATATATTGCAGGAGTTTGATGCTGGCGAAGTCGTGGCATCGCGTATTGCCAAGCGCCTGCAAAAACGCGGCATTCAATGCTCGCGTCAGACTGCGCACGCGATCGTCAAGAAGCACCGGCCATCTTACGATCCGATGGCATACAGGAGATTGCCGGCAGATCCGACACGTGGAACCAAGCGCATCCAAGTCGAGATCTCGGAAAGCCTGAGCGATAAGTTGTCAAGGGCCGCAGCGCAACGAGGCGTCCCAATCGGAACCTGCGTTCGCCACTTGATAGCCGAAGCGTTCGGTATGGACGGTCAGCCTTAATCGTCGCCCTCGTCTTTGTCATCCACCAGATCAGTGGCTATCTCGCCTGCGTAGCCCCTAACGGAATCTGGAAACATCGACCCTTGTTGCGATTCTGCCGCTTGCAGATTCCTGACCCCTTGCTCGTAATATGATTTCTTCAATTCAATTCCGATAAATCTGCGCTGCATTTCCAGCGAGACAACGCCCTCGGAGCCAATGCCAGAGAACGGCGAAAGGACTACGTCGCCGGGGTTTGTCCATAACTCAACGGCTCTCCGTATAACCGTAAGCTGCAAGGGCGCTATGTGCCGTTCATCCGCATGCTCGCGAGCAGACCTGTATTGCAAGGTATCGCTTGGCTTGATGTCCATCCACACAGGAGAGGCGTAACGTTGCCACACCGCGATTGAGTAGGGGTTGCGAGTATGGAAATCCGTGGTATAGGGATCGGTTGGCGCTGGATCTTCTCCAAAATAGCGATCGAAGCATTCAGGAATCGGCTCCTCGTTGACGCCGGGCTTTCTCATTGTAATGAGATAGTCTGGAATTCCCTGGCGACCCATAGCGCTGTCTTTCACGATCTGCTTGTGGAGCAATCCGAGAGCCTTTGTCCGCTGCATGGCCGTTACGGGATCTTTCCAAATCACTACCTCTGAATGATGAATCCAGCCGCACTCAGTGAAGTCCCTTATGAGATTCCCGCGGAAATCGGTAAGACCGATAACGCCGTCTCTGACCTTCGATGTAGGCAATACCATACAATGGAATGAAAGGAGTCTACCGTTCTTGGTCACGCGAAATAATTCAGGAATAAGATACCTGAAGTGCGCAGCGAATTCTTCATGCGTCTTGCAGTTACCGAGATCTCGCGGAGACGCAGAATAAGTGTACAATGAGGCGAAGGGCGGAGAGAAAATAGAATAATCTATTGAGCAATCTGGTATTCCGCGCACAATCTCAACGCAATCTCCGCGATACGCTGTGAACGATGCGCCTCCCCCCTGATCGATTACGCGCATGCCGACTCTTCCCTCCTGAGCCATTCAGGGATGATCATATCAACCTCGGCGGTATAATCATTCCACTCTCGCGGAGCCGAGGAGATCTCGGCGCGCATCGTGTCCCGCATATGTTCGATCATCGCTCCCGTCATTCGCGCGAAATCAGCTTCCTTGCGCCTATAATTTGCGACGATTGCAGATTCCGTGGCCGCCGAGATCATATAAATATCAACTGGACTTGTCTGTCCGAATCGCCAACACCTGCGGATAGACTGATAGATCATCTCGAAGGAATGACTGGAGCCCAGGAACACTTGGCGCGCACAATGCTGCCAATTCATCCCATGCCCAAAGATCGATCCCTTTGTGACAAGGAATGGAACCGATCCGCGGATCCACTCTTGATGGAGTGATACCTTTTCCTCCGGGGTCATAGAGCCGTAGATTGAAACCGCCCGAGAACCAAGAGCCTCGGACATTTCGTCTTGCTCGGTATTCAATTCGCACCAAACTACTGCGGGCTTCGACGGATGATTCAGCAGGATCTTTTCGGCCGCTCCGATCCTCTGATTTCTTGTTGCCCTGCGCGTCGTTCGCTGATCGCTCAGCGTTCGCGCGGCCGGCGGGAAAAGATAACCCTCGGCCATGAAATCAGAATCTCCGACGTCAACCCGTACATCGTGCATTCTTAGCGGCGGGAGATCAAAGCCTTCATTCTCGTATCCCAGATCAGAGGGCTGCGATATCATTGCTCCCCATGAGCAAACCCATCGCCAGAAATCATTTTCGGCGTGACGCTTGAGTCGCCATTCTTGCGTCGTCTCTCCGTCGTGAACGAAATACTCAGCCAGCATTTCTGTTCTAGTTTTAATTCCAAGGAATTCCGAGTGATTCCCTAGCTCTGTGTAATCGTTAGGCGCCGGCGTTGCGGTACAAGCGAGACGATACGGAGTCTCGGCGAACATCTCGATTAAAAGGTTGCGCATCGCGCCGGTGAAGTCCTTCATGATCCCTGATTCGTCTAGAATTACGCCGACGAAATCATCTGCATTAAAATGCCGCAGAAGCTCATAATTGGTGATTGTTATTGGGGATCTGCATCTTTCGCCACGCCGCGTATATGTCGCTGGAATATCGAATTTATTGGACTCTCCGATCATTTGCTCAGCGACGGCCAGCGGAGCAACCAGGATCACGCGGCCAAGCTTGGAGATTTCCCTTGCCCACGCGAGCTCCATGAGTGATTTACCGAGACCGGTACCGGCGAATATGGCAGCTCTTCCTCTTCGCAACGCCCATTTAGTCAAGTCTCTTTGAAATGGGAACATTACGCTCGGAAGATCTGTAGATTCGATCCCCTCGAAGCGACGCGATGCTGCCTTCGAGGCAATAAAGTCTTCGTAGTCCATGCGCGCTCTATCGCCGCATCGGCATAACCAGGGAGATCCGCTCGGGATGCGCCGAGCAAGTCAAGAATAGCGGTCCTCCGCCCCCGCCCACGAGAGAAGCATGCTGGAGGATGATATTTCCGTTCCCTGCGTCTAGCGCTGAGCAGGTCTCTATGAGCTGAGCGATCGGAAGAGAGAGATCAAACTCAGTCTCGCTCTCTCCGCTAACGGCTACGCTGACGGAGCCCGTGTCATCACCGAACGCGGCGACCATGAGGCCATCTTTGTCGCAGATCAGGTTTGCGTTTTGCGATACAACCGCCGCTCTTCGTAGCGCAGAGACAAGATCACTCCCCGACTCTGCAATGAATGATGAGGATGCCTCCGGTTGCTGTTTCAGTATTGTTTCTACGTTTGGAAATGTTCCTTCCCACGCCCTGATCATGAGCCTTTCGGAATCGTCGCTCCAGACATAAATGTGCCCTGGGCTGGCATCGCTTCTCGCCAAGCGTAGCTCCTTCGATGACGGGAGAGAATCGATCAGCTTTGCGGCGAAGGAGGGAATCAGAAATTCTGTCGATTCAGCATCGTCAATCGGCAGCGACTCATACCATAGGCGCCTGCCGTTCGTGCTGCTGACTGAAACCTTTTTCTTCTCTGTCGTCAATTGGATAGAGGCAATCTCGGAACGAGATTCCTCTTTTGAGGCAAATAGGTAGGCCCGCGATAGGGCGGCAACCACGGGAGAAAATGGAAGTGCTATGGGACTACCGGGCTCCCAAGACGGAAGCGTCGGAAAGTTGGGCGCGTCGGCTGGAATGAACCTGATCGTCATTCCCTCTCCGAGGTTAAGGAAACCATCTCCGACCTCGGCGATGACTTCCTCGCCACCCATGGCATCGACTGCACGCGCGAGTCGTTCGCGGTCGATTGCAAACGGCTGTCCCGGGGATTCTACTGCCTCATCATGGCGATGAAGCGCCGTTGACTCCAGGTCAGTTGCGGCGACGATTAGATCGCCGCCCTCTGCGTACAGTAGAACGTCTTTCAACAACGGGAGCGTTTTTCCCTTCGTGAGATGGGAAAGTTTTTGCAAGGAGGAGAGGAGCGATTGCCTGTGGACTCTTATCCGCATGCTTGACAACCTATCACATTAGCCGTCAGGATGCAAGCTGCTGTCGTATCAATTCAGGCATAAATTTATAATGCGGCATGATCTCAACGATCGGAATTCCAACTTCCATAGCAGCAGCTCTCTCGACCTGGATTCCTCTCGATTCTTGCCATCCCGGGATCTTGACGATCAGCATTTTAGAGCAGCATAGAGTAAGGATCGGAAGATCTATTTTTTTCCAATAATCCCACCCGCGTCCATTTGATCCGTGACGCGCGAAGGCGCCACCATGTGAGGCTGGCGAGAACACTGGAATTCCACGATCATGAAACAACGCAGCGATTCGGTTGGCACATTCGATGCGCGCGCCTTCAATCTCGGGGTTGTTGTGTTTGATCGGAATCGCTAGATATATCACGAGAAATCGGCGTACCAGTCCGTGCAATTCACCGGCCCAAGATAGACGCGCCCGCCATTGATTCGCATCCGACGCCCCCCGTGCTTAGTCGGGAAGACGAATGATTCGAGCGATCCCATTTTGAGATTGCGAGACCGTCCCCAGGCTATAAGGATATCCCGCGCCTCCGCCTCCGCCTCTGGCGTGCGGCCACCTGAAAGCCGAATAACCCTGCGCAGCGGTGCCCAAGGCGGCACGCCGTTCGGCAAATCAGTTGCTAATCTCTTGCGGCGCATTGGATCAATCCGCCTCGCTGGAGACTCAGGCTTGCGGTTCTGGCACGTCGCATCATGCTCCGGATAGTCGCCAGAGCAACACCACCACGATGGACCGCTTGCGGGACTTGGATGGGACTCTTGGCAATCCCGGCCAGAGCGGCGAGAACTGATGGCTTCAACCTCTCTCATTTTTCGTTTTCCCTTCGCGCCGCAGCGGAAGAACGTGTGCGCTCTTACCCTTAGTGCTGGATTCGGCGGCGCAAACCTTGCAACCGTCAGCACAAACTACGATTTTCCCGCCAATGACATGGCGGCCAGCTGGCGGATTGCATCGATCGCATGCATCGCCTCCGTCTCGCACGTAGGTGGTATGACATTCGGAGCACCTCCCGAGAGGCTTGATTCCTGCTGCGGCGAGCTTCGCCGCTTGCTCCTCTTGATTTCCAGCCAGTAGCACGCCTCCCCACCAACCCTTCTCCGCACTATAGATGCGTACCACCTTATGCAAGATAAATTCGCGAATAGTCAATGCTCACCTCTTCGCTCACTGGATGTCCAGCATAGTTGATCGTCGCAGCCGTCATTCATCTCTTTGCGATGCGGCGATCCCGTCACGTTTTCCACCTTTGCAGCCTCGCTGATCTTTGCCCAAGTCGCTGACGGCGGCTGCTTGACCACCCCCTTTCCCCTGACCCGCGGTCGCGCTTTTCAGCACTGCCACTCGCGGGCTACGGCAGAATCCCCGAATGCTTCCATGATTGACCGATCCTCGAAGGGATCGGCATACCCTGCGTCGGGGTCGAGGAGCCCCCTGGCGCTGATCATGCGCGTATCGTCTTCGGCTTCCAGAACCTCGATGTCTTCCGCGCGCTCAATTGCCGGGACATCGTCAGCGTATTCTTCCTGCGCGTCGGCGTCGGGATCCATGGGGAGCGGTAATGCCGCCTGCGCCGGTTTCTTGTTCTTCGATCCGGGAGGGCGCCCCCGCTTACCGCTAGTAGCTTTTTTCGCTTTCTTTTCCTTCTTCGGTTTTTGAACCTTCGGTGGCTTCGGAACCCCTGGGCTCTTTGGCGGTTTCGGCTCGGGAGGCTTCGGCGGCTCGGGTAGAGTGTCGGCAGCGAAGATCGTCTCCAGATCCGGGGCATCTGGATTCCCGTTTACCCACTCCAGTAGCCAAGCCGCAATGGTTTTTACGATCAAGTCTCCGTCCTTACTGCGGATTTCAGCGAGTTTCTGACGCAACTCTGCGGCGGAACGGAGTACCTGTTCGCCACCTAGGCGGGATTCAGAATTGGCTTGTCTGAGAAGCTCCGAAGGCTTTTTGCCTTCCTTGGCGGCGAGACAGAATTCTAGTTGCCTCTCCGCTGGCAATCGCCTCATTCTTCCCGCTAGGGCCTCAGTGAGATGCCCTTGATGAAGCAGTTCCTGAGCCTCGGGTATGAGACTGATATATTCTAGAAGATTCTTGACAGCGGTTGCCGATTTGAGCTTCATCGCCACGGCGATCTCGCGATTGGTTTCCCCTCTCTGCTTTTTCGTGTAGGCGAAGTTCGCACGGTCCATCGGCGACATATCCAGCCTGTTGTCATTTTCCTCCAAGGCAATACGGTCAGCCTCCTCCCGAGACCTAACCTGCCGCGACATGAAGATGAGCGACATCGGGACTTCTATGCGCTTGCGTGCGTCCTCGTAGACACGCTTCAAGGAATGCAATTCGTCGGCGAGCGCCTCTGAGAGCGTGGTGTCGGCGACTAGGCGATTCGCAATTTCCTCGATCTTGGACTCAATCCAAGCCTGCCACTCAGGCAGATTTTCATTGATTTCCTTGATCCCCAGGAAGCGGCGAGATCCGACAAGAAGATGGATTTCCTTGTTCGGGGGGACCTTCGCCATAACGCATGGCTGGATCTGCCCCGAGACAACGAGACTCTCGAGGAATTTTCGCCAAACCGCCGGGTCTTCCTGCGCCCCTGTCCATCGACAGGAGCGCGCAGCGTCAATCTTGACGCGCGAAAATTCCTCCCAAGGATAGCGCTGCGCATCTACCCGTTTGGCACCATCGTATTCGGTCGCCATCGTTCTCCTCCTTTTTTGCGGTGAATCCCATTTCCCGCTACCTTACAGCATGACGGGCATGCCGTCAAGTCGCCAATCCCGCCGTACTCTCCCCGCTAGGGGAACATCCTGGCCCGTATTGCGTCTCACTCTCGACAGGGACAAGGCCCAGCGACGCCGGATCCGCCAACATCGGCCTCGTTCGGCAAAGGTCGTGTGATGATTTGCACCTCGGCAAAGCATTTGCCGTGCCAGCAGATGGCGTTCTGACACTGGCGCTCACCATCCTGCCATGGTGTCTCCCATGCCAAGGAGTGCCCGCGGTGGCGGGCTAGTCCTTCTGCTCTCTGTCTCAATGCTTTCAAAGTGACCATTTTGAGTTCCTCCCTTGTCGGCCCGCACGCCGGCCGTTTGTTGATTTTCTCAAACTTCTGGACAATCGCTCTGGACGCCGGGCAGCGATAGTGTGGAGGTGTCCGTAGACGGGATGTCTCATGAAAGCACCTTCCCGTAGCGAATGCGAGCAAAACGCTCCCGCTCTGCCGCTTCCGCGGCTTCGCGTTCCCGGCGGGCCTGGATCTCGGGCGGGACGTTGCCGGAGGCGACGCAACCGGGGTTATCACAGCGGTCTCCCGGGTGAGGGTAAGAGCAGACCGGGCAGGCCGTCCAGGCCGGCGCGTCCGGCCGCCGCCGGGATTCGTTCCGAGCTTCCCGACCGGCCGGATCGGCGAGCAGGGCCTGTTCCTGCGCGGCGCAGTACCAGCGTGCTGCCTCGAATCCTGCGGGCGCTTCGATTGGATGCTCGTCCTGTATGATCTCGTCTCCGTCGAGGCCCCATAGCCGGCCGCAGGCGCCATGCCGAGCACAGACCTTGACCTTACGAGGTACCCGGACGGATAGGTCGCCACCACAGGCAGGACAGACTCCGGAGTGGATCATTCGGCGACGGTCACTGGTGTCCATCACTGCCGTAGACCTCGATTGAGATCGAGTGACGTAAAGTACCTGTAACCAAATCGATCGCACACGCCCTGCTCTTTCTCTGCCTCATACGCCTCACGTCGAGCTAACCTTGCTAACGGACTCATGTTTCGTAAAGCTCTTAGAGTTTTCACTGCCTGTAGTGCGGTCTCGTCTCTGCTTAGCACTCTCCATTCGCGTGGAGAGCTGTCTTCGACCTCTTCGACGATATCGTATCTGGTCAACATTTCGTTTCTCCTTTTTGCGTCTGATTCAGTGTGATATCTTGCTGGGCTACTTTACTAACCGTTGTCAAAATCCTCTCTCTAGAAGTATCTCAAGCGATCTCATGATCCACCTAGAACGGTTCACAGCTTCTGCGACTGTGGCTCCGTACACTGTTGCTAGACGGATCTCTTTCGACTGGCCGTTATATAGATCTACTGCATAGCCTTCTTTGTGCTTTCTTGGGTTCGAGCGGACAATCATTTGTCGTTCTCCTTTTCTCAGTTTGCTTTGTCAACCTAGTGTCTGTACATTCTGCCTATAACTCTGCCCCTACGTTCGTACTCCCGCCTCTCTCGCTCTTCTTCACGTCCTGCTTCGTACTCTGCTTCGTGCGCGGCAGAGATTTTGTAGAGATAGAAGCCTTCACCCTCGCGCTCGTCGATAATCCCACAGTTGTATGCCTTGTCTGCAGATTTCAACGGATGGATTTTCATGGTACCTTCCTCCTTGTGGTTTGTCGTTCGACAGACCGAGATGTAGGTTATCGCCACGATCAGCAGTGACATTGGACCTATTATTTCCAAGGTCTAAGTGATAACTTGTAAACACCTGCCCCAATATGCTCGGTTTTGATCTCGTACAGTGTACCCATGAGTAACACTTGTCCGTCGGTGTTGAGCAACAGTCTTTGCACTACTGGTCCTAGAGCGGTGGTGTGCCCTGTAGGATTACTGGCAAAGTAGTTGAGTATCCTTGTGGTTTGTCGTTCTAGGCTCCGAGCTGCTCTTTCCGGGCCTGCGCTTGAGCAATCGCTTGAGCAATCGTGAATCTTTTGCCCGTGTTGCAGTCGACGATGGTCAGCTCTCCTACAATTTTTATGCTGACAGAATTTGCAATTCTGACAGCTTCCTCCAGTGTGTTGCACCACGCCCAGGTGAATTTTCTTGTCCCGCTGTGCCGCGTGATTTGATATGTCATTGTCCGGTCTCCTCTTCGTGCGTCCTGCTCTTGCGCTTGAGTGCTCCGGGCAGGGGACCGGGTCCCCTACCCGCAGGGCTCAGGCATACTTCCAGCCGAACGCAACTGCGAGCTGATCGCCGCTCTCGCGCGCTCTCTGTGCCTTGGAGAAGCGTGTTCATGGTGTGGCCTCGCACTCCATATCTCTTGCAGACACCGTGCCAACAGCGCCAACACTAGATATAGTGGCCTACGTCGCGCCAAGCGCTATGTCTAGAGCTTCTCGGTTCAATTAGTTGGACAAAATCCACGGGATTGAATTCAAGCGTTTGAATGGATCGCTTGTCCAGCGTAATCAAGGCGGCGCCTTCTCTCGTCTCGCAATGCCCTGCCGTATGAGGCGGTAGGGCCGAAGAATTGATATTCGATTTCAACGCCGAGCGATTGATTCATTGCCCGGATCAAATGCGGTTCATCCTTATACCTCGGTAATCCGCCATTGTATTCAATCGCAACTTTATTGGATGGGCGGCGATCCATGTGCGTGACGGCTAATGCGTCGGGACGCGCAATTCTCGCGGAATATTGCGCTGCCATCATGTCGAAATGACCGCAGCGAAATTCCCCCATCCATGGATGTGCTCCATTGTGGGGCTCTGGCGCGCGAAGGGAGCTATCTTCCGTGGCGAACGGTCCAGCTCCATGGCGCGTGAAGTAAGAACGAAAAACTCCTACTTTATTCAGAGACCAGCCCATCTCATCCGCAATAGTTACCGCGTTACCGAATGTGCAATCGGTCCATGAGTTGTAGGGAGCATAGCCGTGAATCTCATCCAAGAGCACACCCTGCGCTCCTTCAAAAATAGCTTGTCTTGCGGAACTCAGCGCCCTCCGCGCCGGAGAGATCGTAACGGCCTGGAGCATGAGACTATAGACAGAAATCAGTGATTCTGTGTTCTCTTTGCGAATCGCTTCATAGAGATTCGCGTCAGCCCCAGAAATCGCCTCAAGTTCTGCTAGCTTCTTTTCTTGAATACGAGACAATATGGCTCGCGGATTCTCTGATAGATCCTTTATACGTAACGCTAATCCATCAATTTCATCGGAGCGCGCCTCGCCTATCCCCTGTCCAACTGATCCGTGGCGCATGCTTCCGCGCGCTGTTTCGCGAAGACGGTTTGCGTAACGATGGAACGGCGTGACGATGACGCATTCCGGGTCAATCGTCATTCGAGAAAGCGGGGCCGCGATTCCCTTGCGCGCGAGCGTCGCTGCTTCATGCAAGAGCGCGCACGGTTCCACTAGCATAAAGCGAGAAAGAAAAGTCGCGGCGCCGGCCAGCGTTCCGGCGCCGAACTGAGCAAAGGTATGATGAATGCCCGATGGCGTTATGACGTTGTGCCGAGCCTGCGAGCCGCCGTTGAAACGGATCACTATGTCTGCTGCGAAGCGACGGGATAGATAATCCGTTACTACTCCCTTGCCTTCGTCACCGAAGGCCATTCCGGCGACCGCATAGGCGATCATAGGCGATCGATCTCGCCGCCTTCGCCATCTATGACTGGCAGGGCGTCAGCACTGAAGCGCGCAACTGCCGTAGATGCAGACAGCGGCACCAGCGCATTCTCGATTCCAGAGGCAACGCCGTCACCAACTAGATCCGCAATCCCGACGTGCCTCTCGCAGAGAGCAACCGCCGAGACGATTGCTTCGCAGACCTTCTCTGGATCGTCCAAGAGAATCACGTTTTGTTGACCGATCAGTTTCATCCAGTAGGCGCGGAGATTACCGTCTCCGTAATGTTGCGTCAAATTCGGGAGGATAAAGAATGTGTGATACAAGCGGCCAGCCTCAGCGAGGATGCTTGCGAGCGGAATATCTGCTTGTATGGTGTCGCCGATAACATCCTTGACCTCTGAGGCGGCAACCGTTCCGTAGGCGTGCTCATCTCCGATGATGAATAGATACCCCTTTCTGCCGCGCTTCTCGAAGTGATCATGTGCTGTATGGCGAGCGAAGAAGTAGATGCCGAGCTGATATGATTCCTCGTAAGTGCCCCCTCCGTGACCAGTGAGCCACAGGCGCTCTAGATCGTTGTCGATTTCAATGCCGCTCTCGAATTGTCCGACCTGAAGACATCCAGAAGCGGACGGCGAGTAGCCGCATCGGATTTGAGCATCGTAATCATCTACTGCGCCGATGAGGATGGCGGGATATCCATCGCCGAGATACCGCTTCCCGCTCGCCTTGTCGTCGAGAAATGATCCCATGAGACGCGGCAAACGCGCTTCGATGATTTTCGGCACCTCAGCCATACTGCCAGTGGTGTCGAGTAGAATGCCGATCGGGATCGTTGTTGCATGCTCTTCGGAATCCCGGCTTTCCCGCAGTTTGACGTTATAGGGATTCAGGTTGGCATGCACGGCGGCAGCGGCCTTACCCGTGCGGACGTCTGAGTCATGCTTGAACACTGGAGTAGCGCTTGCAACGCGAAACGCCGCACGTGCTGAGTATGCATCGTGAGAGTAGCTTGAACCGCCCATGTTTCGTTCTCCTTTCGTGGAAACTAATGCATCGGGATATTCAGATGCATGAAAGTTGGTTTACCGTATTCTTCTTCCGCAAGCTTTCGCCAGCGGTCTTGAAGCTCCCATGCGTCATGTGGTCTAGCCGCCGGTGATTCTGCGAGACACCAATCGAATAACGCGCGGAATCGACTGGGAATGCGGTCGGCGGCCCATTGCGCTGACCTCATTGTCATGTAGAGATCCGTGGCAATATAGGCGTCGCGATTCTTCACCTCTTTCGGATAGTGTTCAATCCATCGCTTCACCAATAGCGGTATGTGTTGATCGCCAGGGAATCGCACGGAACATGACCAATCGATCAACACTAAACCATGATCCGCCAAGCGATATAGCAGATGATGCGGCAGAATGCCTCCGTGAATAATCCCGATTTGATGGGCGTATCCGAGTATTTCTAGCGCCCGATTGACCATCCATATAATATGATGGAATGGAACTGCCCTTGGCAACTGCGCCTTAATCGCATTCAACGACAGCAGATCAGGCGCGAAAGCAAAGACTAGGGCGCGGCGGTTAGATGCCTCGAAAACATCAAGCACGACGGGAAGAAAACGAGCAAACGATCCGCAACGTGAATCTGCGCGCAGTAGTCCTAGGTGCTCCTCTTCCTTGACCAGCAGATCATTGTCTTCTGGCCGTCGCGCTATTTTCAAGAGACCGCTTATTTCGTTTTTACAGACGCAAAACAAATCGGCAATTCCTCCGCGAGCGAGCGGACGAACGATCTCCCATTCAGCGATAGCGTTCATGGATGATTTGTTGCCGTTATCGTTATACTGCGCCCATAGTTTGCTCGCCTTGATGAATGCGGCTTCGGCACGTCCACCGCGACCTGCGACATCTGGATGACAGAGCCTTGCCAACCGATGGTAAAGTTTCTGCGCCAACTCCCGATTAGGGAAAAGTTCCAACGGGCTCGATGCCCTTTCAATCAAGAGAATGGCGTCCTCGCGGTTCATTTGCTTGATTCTCTTTTCTCTAATCGATCAAAGGCAGAATCAGGGACCGCTTCAGATCCCCAGAGAGAACATTTCGGCTTGTTTCCACCGCCACCCCAATGGAGAGCGCCGAAGCATTGGCCGCATTCCCTGCAACAAAGCATCTGGCGGCCACCCCAGAGCACTACTTTGTAAAGATCAGACATCGGTTTTCTCCCGATCGAAGACAGCAAGAACGACGGTGCTCAGGAGATCGTCTGTCGCCGTACCTTCGAGCGCGGATTGCACCGACCTCGCAATCTCGTATTGCTCCGTCACGCTGAGGTCACCCCACCTACGGCGGGTGACGCCGTAGGTCGTCGGAATCGAATTCATGGCCGCCTCGCGAGTGGTCACGCAGTGAACTACTCGGCAGGCGATCTCGAAAAGCGTCGCCTCCATCAAAGACCGGGCATTGACCTCCATCTCGTTCCTCCTGTGTTGACATTAGAAACTTGTTGAGCTTCGAGAGATGCCGATCGATCTCGCCTTCCATGTTCATCGACTCATGAAACGTCATCATGACAGACTCCTTACCACCTGCTCGATTGACAGGCCGTAACGCTTGGAAAGGCGCATGATGTTCTCTGGAGATTGAGCGCCAGCCTTGCGGCGTTCCAATCGGGAGACATGCCCCGGCGAGCATCCGAGGAGATGGGCCATATCCTCGATTGAGAGATTCATTTCCTTGCGCTTCATCCGCAATGTGGATTCATTGTTCACGTTATTCTTCCCTCTGCGGGCGGCGATGGAAGCGAGGCGATCATCCAAAGGCCAGCGGCTTCCGATCGACTTAGAAATCCACCCTCTGTGATATAAAACGGAGTGCTAGTTCCATAGTGACGGACCTGCACAAGCCTGATTTCTCTAGGGTCGCCAGTAAAGCGCTCGCCGTAGAACCAATAGAAACCAGCGATAACCGGCCATTCTGGGGACCATTCTTGATCTGGCATTTATCAGTCTTCCCAGCGGCAAGGCGCGCCGATTCAAGGAAGGCTGCTTGACGTTCGTTCATTTGAACTTCTCCGCCTTTCTCATCCGAGAGAAATCTTATCGCCGTAGATTTCCCTGATTTTCTTTTCGTAGTGTGCCGCCTCTTGCTCGGCTGATTCTGCAACAGCTTCGGCATATTCAAGCCGCGAGATGATGCCCTTCGCGATCAACAGATTTGCAAGCGCCGCCTGATCCGACATTGCGCTGTTGACGCCTACGCGCAGGTGCTTCGGTTCGGTAGGTTTCGGATCGAAGTTCATCAACAGTGCGACGCCGGTTTGCATTCGATGCATTGCGACGGTGTAGCGCAGCGCGAGCTCGGCGATTCTCTCTTCGTCGGCAACCTCGGCGTGGTTTTTGTCCGTCATAATTTCTCCGCCCTCTCTACCATTGCTCTGTGTCTTGCAAGCCAGCGTGCGCGGATCATTGGATCAGCGAGTGCTGCTCTAACCATTGCATTCTCTATGTCTCCCTGAGCCGCCGTCCCATTCTGGGCGGTTTGCTCCCGTTGAAGTCGCGTCGTCAAACTACACGCCACCGAGAATCCCTCGGTATCCAATCTTTTCTACTTTCCACCAGATCTTTCTTTCCGCCTTCCCGAGATCTCCAGATTTGAGGATGCGGCGGCCGTAAACGGCGACCCTACCATATGATATGCCGATGCGAGTGATAACATAATCGGGCTTTTGTTTGTAGTTTAATGCACCGACGATGTCGCCCACCTTGAGGAGGCACGCTTCCTGGGCGCGCCGGAGAAGCTCGGTATCCAGTCTCGCTCGCATCTCCGCATGGACGCTTTCGGCCGCACATACCTCGGATTGTAACGCGGCGAGTTCTTCATCCGTCATTTATTCCTCCCTGCCCAGAGATAAATCACCGAGATGTTTTTCGATGGCATCACCCTCCTGCGCCGTCGTCACCAGCTCAGTCAGGACAACCGTGCAGCCGACAGTCGTTTTGAGCCACCGGCCGGCAATCTTGACAAGGGCGTCATGCGTGATTGTCATACCGTGGTTTCTTTTTTGCTGCGCAAAAATGCCCGGACGAGCCGAAGACCATCTCCCTCGGCCGAGGCGTGGTCTGCCCCGGTGCGGCGGTGGTAGATTAGCACTGGTAGCGTCCTGTGCCGAAGCCGCAGCACCTCGTAAAGCCCCTTGGTGGGCTCCTCCACGTAGCCGAGACCCCTTGCAAATGCCACGAAGTCGTGCAACTGCGAGAGGTGTAGTAGGGAGCGGTCAGCCATGGGTTTCCTCACGATGACATCTCCGGTATCTCGCTAGAGGCGCTTTGATCCCCACTGCGAGACCCGCCGCCGAGATAATCCGGGCGGATACCGCGGCGACCATTCCGCGGAGACGGGTACAAGGGTAGGAGGCTGCGGGGCTTGCAGAGCGGCAGGTCTCGCAGTAGGGATCAAAGCTCATGGCGGTCCTCGCCGCCCTGGTGCGAGCAGAAGAACACCAGGCGACCAGTTCGGTAGTTGCGTCTCGCTTGCTCATGCCGCATACCATAGCATCGACATGCCGTCATGTCAAGCTGGCACGATCCGAGGTGGCCGCGCGTCCTCTAGATAGCGCTGTTCTGTGGGGCTACTTGACAGAGCTGAAGTTTTGCCGTATAGTCTCCTCTAGAAACGGAGAGGCGGTTCTTTGAAATCCTTGAAGAGTTCGGCATTGACGGTGCGCGCGTCAACGGCGACGGCGACGCGAAAAAGCCCCGAGAGGCTGCGAGTGGTGGAATCTGCGGCTCGTGGCGGGTAGGGGAATACGCTCCTTGCTCTCTCAACCCCCGAAGGCGAGGCGGCCTTCCGCAGAGTCGCCGGACCGAGGGGGGAGACTTTGAGCGCGCACACCGTGAGCGCCGAACTGGAAAAGTAATTTGTCGATCTTTGAAAGCGTCGCAGTGAGGGCGGTTCGTCTTCGCCGGTTCCGGGCGCAGAGCGGGATCTAGGCCCCCTGAGCTGGCCGCTCGGGGAGGTACGGAAAGAGTCGCTAGCGGACTGTCTTAAATGGAAGCGCTTAGCTTCGCCGCAATTCTCTCAGAGATTGCGGGATTGCTCTCCGCAGTGGGCGCAAGCCAAAGCCCCACCGGAAAAGCTGCGCTAGCCGTCCTCTCTGGGATGCTTTCAAAAAATAACGTTGGCGACTGGAACCGGAGGAACTAATGCCAAAGTATCGGAAAGTAACAAAAACAACAGTATCCAGAGTTCTTCGCGCGATGGCAGAACAGTCCGACGCAGAGAAGAAGAAGGATAAGGATGGCTTTTCTCAAATTTATGCCGAAGAGCTGAACGTGCTGCTTGACAATCTGCTCAATGAGGATTTCTTCGGCACCGAGGGACAGCTTGATCCGCGCGGCGACCACCGAGACTAGGTCGCGGGCATTTCTTGGCTCTTTGACATCCTGCCGGTTGCCGTCGTTATTTGAAGTCGACAAAACCGCAGTTGATTGCCAGTCGCTGCGCTAACAAATCGGCTACCGCTGGCAACGGGAATCGGGGAGATGATATCCCTCTTCGGGCGGTGGTGCCTGGCAGGATGCGAGAGAGTCAAGGGAATGGTATGAACCTCAAGCTCAAAAAGATCAATCCGCCATCCTGGGGAAGGACTGCTTATCAAGTCTTCCTCGGCGGCAAGGAGATCGGTTTCGTTTGGTCGCGCACCGAGCTTTCATATCGCGGTACTCAGGGGTGGAACCGGGGTGTTCGCTTGCAAGACTTTCACCCTATTTGTTGGCGTTTCTCGGGCAGCGATATGGAGTCTGGTGGGTTTTTGTGCTTCAATCGGGAATCTGGAATCCGCGAACTCATGCGCGCAGAGGGTACGAGTGGTTGTTGTTTGGAATGAGAAAGTTCTAACCATGCGCGAGGGAGAGATCAGATGCACTGCCACTGCGAGATCGTAATACCGCCACTTCATTCCAGGGAACTTGACGAAGAATACATTACCGCCGCCGTGAGTGCCGTCATGAGTCCATTCGATGAGAACAGAGACGATGAAGACTCACGCGGAATTGCCTTCTGGGATTGGTATGTCATCGGCGGTCGTTGGGCCGGTGCCAAATTGATGGAGCGACTAGGAAAAGATCGGATTGATGCCTTCTACGAATGGCTTCGCAACGAAGGCATAACCGTCTATGCGCTCAATATGGGTAAGGAAGAGTTGTCGCCAGCCAAACAAATCCCGATGGTGGATGATAAATGGACCGAGATGTTTCCAGAAGCCGCAGGACCGTGCCCGATCTTCAGGCATTCCAATGACCAATACCGCGAGTTTCTTTCCGGTGACATCGCGACCATTGCAGATACACCGAGAACGTTGAAGTGCGCACGTGTAATTTTCGCTGGACATGGGTTTACGGAAAACGAGTGGGGTGGAGCACTGGAGCCTAAATTCATGCTCAGCGAATCGGTTTGGAATGGATACAATTATATGCCAATAAGCTGGGACGGAACCTTCGGAGCCGCACTGAACGACTATCTCAAGACGTTGGACGTCATGGCCCCGGAGTACGTTCAGGCCATGACGCCGACAGAAAACTGGATAGTTGTTACGGTGGACTACCATTCTTAATGATACAAAGTGGGATCGAAATGATAATAACGGCAAGCAACACCAGGGACTGTTTCCGCGATTGCATCGGCCGCACTGTGCGGGCCGTTGCTGTACTCTCATTTTCGATGACGGCCGAAGATCCGAGCTTGAAAAAATACAGCATGATCTTCAGGATGTCCTCGTCGCCGAAGGCATAATCAGCGAAACAGAAAGCGCGCCCAAGTAATGAGCGGCTGGTCCTCAACCTCTCTCCGTCTCGCCGAGCGCAATTGTCCGCGGGCGCTTGACCATATGGAGGCGAAAGTCCCCTACGATCGGGAGATATTCGCGGTCGGCGTGAGCGCGCATGCCGTTTTGGAGGATTTGGGCAAGGCGTCCGCCGAACGAAAGCGCTACTTGGAGCCCGAGGAAGTTGAGGAAGTATCGCAGCGCACCTGCGAGGGATTGATCCGCGATGGCCGCAACTATCTCGGCGAAATGGAGCCGCCGCTTCCCTCGGATCTCGTCTGGCAGGGACGCGACCTCGCCCTATCCTATCAATCCGCCAAACCCCTGGCCTACGATCTCAAATACGAGATAGGTATTGCGGTCAATTGCGATTGGATTCCGTGTCCGTATGGTCGCGGGGCATGGCTCCGGGCTCTCGTTGATGCCGTAGGTACGCGCGAGCCCGCGTGGTGGGATGAGGAAGATGGTGATGCAGGCGGCCCCGTGCTCCTAGTAAAGGATTATAAAAGCGCATGGTCGGCGCGCGAGCCCGAATTGCGCTCGATTCAACGGAAGATCCAGGCGGTCCTTTCTTGGATTCTCTGGGGCAAGGGGCATGAGGTGCTGCGTTTGGTGGTGGTGAACTTTCGATTGCAGCGGGAGTACGAATTGACGATTCTCCCTAACACGCCGGAGGGCGCCGCCGTCCTGGAGCAATGGAAACGCGATATAATCTCTGAGGTAGAGGCTCGCGAAAAACAGAAGGGACCCGATGGATTGCGGCCAGCCTCTCCTGGGCCTCGGTGTTTCGGGTGTCCCTACTTGCATGCTTGCGATCCAGCGAAAGACTACCTGGGAAGCTCCTACGACATGACGACACGAGACGAGCTTGCTCGAACCTATTCCGTTGTCATGGCGGCGGCGAAATCACTGGAGAGGCCGCTGAGGATCGCAACCGCAGAATCCCCGATCATGCTTGACGGCATGATGATCGGATCAATCGCCAAGGAACAAACAACGCTCAAGGACAACGCCGCTGAGCGACTGGCGCAAATCTGGATCGATCGTACAAAGGCGCCGGACCTAGAGACAGCTCAGGCTCAATTACCCGGATTGTTCAAGATTGTCGGACTACTCCGCTCCAATGCGGAGAAATTCCTGAAGCACTTCTACAAGAAGGATAAAGATCAGATCGAACGCCGCGAGAGAATTCTCGAAGAGATCAGCGGTATCAAGATTGTCCAGAAATTCGGAATTCATCGGAGCGATGGAGAGGATTCAGCGGAGGAATCGCTTTGAGCCTTGGCGTGCGCGAAGCTTCCTTGGCGATCTGGGAAATAGTCCAGCTTGCGAAACGAATGCAGATCGCGCCAGATGGTCTCGCCAAACGATGGACATACAGAACTATCCAATCATGGATCGGCTATGCGATCGATAACCCAAGTCACAGGAAAAGAACTATAATGGATATAGATGCTGTCGTCGCGAAATGGATTCCGATTATCCGCGGACTTGCTGTAGCTCATTCCAAGGATGAAATTGACCGCTGCGAATTCGAGGCAGAAGAGCACCTGCTTCCGCTCTTGGCGGCTCCCGTGCGGCAATTGCGAGAGTTTTACTCAAGACTTTGCGATGCTCTGCGCGAAGATCCGTCGATCCCATTTTTCGTCAGCGCTTCGTTTGATGCGTGGCACGAAGTTATTCTAAAGAAAGCGCCGGATGAGGCGGTCAAGAAACTGAAGATGGCGCTCGCCTCAGAAGTGGCTGATTTGGTAGAGGAAGCCATCAAGCCAGATCTCAGGGAAGCCCTGATCGGCGCCCTAAAATGGCGATGTCCAGAGGATCTCGAGAACATCAAGAAAACAGTCAAATCAGGTGCAACTCCGCGACTCAAGGGGCGCGAGTCCTGCTTGTTCCTTGTCGCCGGAGATGCATGCGTCATGCTATAATTTATTTTTATTGGAGGAGGTCTCCATGACAGACAACGACAACCGAACCGAGGGGTGGGGAAGCCTCGCGGACACCGCCAAGGCTCACTATTTCCGAAACGGCCGTTCGCTTTGCGGTGGATGGATGGCTTGGGGTCATCCGCAATGGGAAAGCAACCAAGCACGCGGCGCGAGACCTGATAGCGGGACGTGCACGCGTTGCTGGAAAAGGGCTCCGGAGGTAGCGCCGTGAAGCTCGATTTGCCTACGGGCGTCGCTGGACTTCGGCCAAAGCCGCCGATTGGAGTTCACATTTCCACGAAGATCAAGGGGGAAAGCGGCGCCCCTGGATTTGGCGGCAGGTTCTGGCTGATGACGCAACAGGCGCATTCTGAGTCTTTCAAATCAGGCAGGGGAACCTACACAAGCCTTGCGCGCAGCCTGCATCCGTCATTCGTTGCTTGGAATGAGGAAGCAAAGTCTCTCGGGAAAGACGTGCCGCGGCGAGGACCCGGTAGAGTGGGTTCGCTGCGCGGAAATCTCGTGCATGCGCGTTGGCAAGACTCGGCACTCTGGCATCTAGCGGCTCAGAAATTGCCAGAGGGACATCCAAATCCGAAATCGTGGAAACCGGCCTGCGAGGGTAATGGAATCCGCGCTCTTAGATTCACGAAAGAAGAAAACGGCGTTGAGCAATTCGAGCCCATTCCATGCCCAAACAGGGAATGCCCGTTTCAAATTGCTGGCGCCTGTAAGGTTTCGGCTCATCTCATTTTCATGCTGCGATGGCAAGCGGACGATCCATGGCAGGCTCAGTTTCCCGCCTTGATTGCGGAATGGACAACCCGCGGATGGGACAGCGCGAGCCGTCTTATGGGGCTCCTCGAACAAGTCCTCGGTACGGAGGCGATTCTGACCGAGGAGGAGCAAGAGTACAGCTCAGCCGAAGAGCGCGCACAATGGAAAATAGGACTTGCGGCGGGACTTGGGATCGAAAATGTGAGCTTGATCGGAATGCCGTTCGTGATGACCATCGGCGAAAAGACGAAGGCGGCCGATGCGTCTTCTCCGCATGGGCGTCGCTATCCCGTGGTCAACTTCTCACCGGATGGCGATCTTGTCGCGTGGTTGCTCTCTCAAAGAGAGTCGCATAAGCTTCTGTTGAGTGCGCCCGAAAAGCAGCTTGCTCTGCCGGCCGCGACCGATACGGAGTTTCTGGAGTCTGTTCGCCATGAAAGCCGAGCTGAAATCGATCCAATAAGCTGGCAAGTTGTCGAAGAGCCGCCAAAACAAACCGCACCAGAGCCCCAGGAAGAGGCGATCGCCGCTCCACCTGAGCCAGAGGTCGCGCCAGCCCAAGAAATCGAGCCACGGGCAAGCATGGAAGCGGCGCGAGAAGCTACATTGCCATTGCTAGGCTCCGAGAAGGCGAGGCGGCTCGCTGAGCATGCGAAGGCGGCTGGTGGTGGCGTCATGCTTAAGCTCCTTCTTGATGAGGCAGCGCGACTCAGCGGGTCAAGCGATCTCGCCGGCATTCCGGCTGGTCACGAAATAGAACTCTATCGGTTCATCGAGAAGAACCGTATGCCAAAACAATCGAGAAAGAAATGAGCGGAGAGTTTCTTGGAATTGATGCTATCGCCGTTGATCATCGGCTTGTCGAGATGATGGCTGAAGCCGAAGCTGAGGATGATATTCGCCGTGGTGCTGTAAATATCTTTGCTCTAGAGATAAATGACGCCTATTCGATTGCCTATCGTGCCAGATATCATCGATTGCGGCACGGAAAAAAATGGAACAGGAAATGAGCGATTGGCAACCCATCGCGACGGCCCCGCGAGATGTAATCTGGATTAAGGTGCGCCTGAAGAATGGCGATGAACAACGAGCGCATTTCGCGCAGGATTTAAGCTGTCTGGCTTTCTCAAGACCGATCAAACGCCTCAGAAAGTGCTAGATGAGGCTGTAGAAGTGAGGCGCCTGTACTTTCAGAAAAAGGAACAAGACGCCATTACGATTATTGACTTGGAGGTTTCATGAGCTTGCAGCGCTACAGAGAACTCATGCTGAAGGCCGAAGCCGGTGCGGATTACTGGAGAGAAATTGCAGTTAGCGATTTTGCTCGCGAGCTGACACACCTAATGCAGGCGCGCAAAATCAAGAACTCTGAGCTTGCCCGTCGCATGGGTGTGCAGCGCCAATACATCACTAAGCTTCTCAACGGCACCAACGCAACGCTTGGCTCCATGGTCAAGGTTGCCTTGGCGCTAGACGCCGTGGTGCGCATTCGATTGGAAGCCAAAGAGAGCCGGGAGAACTTGTTTCAGCGCGACCCGCCGCAGGACCGCGCAGGAATCTCCGCATGCTCAAAGAAAGCCGCGCACAAGCATTGATTGCGTTTCCCGGCGGCAAGGGGACAGCCAATTGCCGCAGCGCTGCACTCTCCATGCGTCTTCATGTTTGGGCATGGAATCCAGGCTTCAGAGACTTTCAAATGGTCTATTCGTAGGAGAAGAGAAGATGGGGATTCATGCGATACAGCTACCGGTTACATGCGATGCTCAGCATTGCACTGCGGAAGATTTCTTGCCCTGGCATGCGTATAAAGAGATAGGATTTCCGGGAGAAATGGAGATTGCGATTCGCGCTGGTTGGACATTGTGGAGCAACGATCGTATTCTCTGTCCGAAGTGCAGCGAGCAATTCTTTGATGCTCCGCCAACAGAAGCATTCTGGAGATCTGATGAGGGGGGAGCGGGATGCTTCGCCGTTCGAGATTGAGGCGCTCCGCATGGCGTCGCACTCCGAATCCGCGCAATGATTTCAAGGCGGACATTGTAGCTGAGCGCAAGGCCGCAGAGAAGGCGAAGCGCAGGCAAGATAAGGCGGAAACTGAAGGCTGCGAATACAAACGATGGCTGCAAGATCGCTTCCGGAATCATGGCTGCGAGATCTGCGGCCGATACGCTCCTCCATGTATCATTCACCATGTCACGCCCCGCGGGTATTGCGGCAAGGCGGAAGATCAAATTCAGATATGCGGGAGGTGCGATGAGGACGGACACCGCCGCATTGGATTCCCCGTCCTCGAAAAAAAACACGGAGTTGATTTGCACGAACGCGCAGGATTGCTCGCCGCCGAAGGCCGCGAGCTCGGGCTTCTGCCCGTCGATTGTTGCGGCGAGTGCGGAGAGTGGCACTCCTCTGGACTCCTGATAGATGAGATCGACAAGGCCACCGGAGAGTGCCGCAAGCTTTGCGAGAAGTGTTCTCCGGGTGGACCAGTCTAGCGCCGAAGTCGCGCAGGCAATTCCCTCCATGCCAACGGCTCCGGCCAAGGTTCCGCCAGCTTCGATTTATAACCGCTGGCGATCCATCGCCTTCCATCCCAATCGATCAAGCGAATCCAGTAGCCATCCCATATTGCATATCTCCCGGCCATCTTCGGAACCGTTCCCCATTGCCATTCGATGCTCTCTGGTTTCCCGCGGAACGGACCCGGAAAGATAGAAAGCGAGGAATGCGATTCATCTTCCATTGCGTAGTTCGTCTCCCTGTATCAATGATTCAGATGCTTCATAACGAACGAGGATTTGCGAGATTTCAGCGAGCGCCTGCTTGCTCGCATCGGGAAGGACTATAACCGCAGAAAGCGATCCGTAATGCTGCTCAAGGCATTCGAGCAGCAGCGCTTTTATCTTCGGCTCATCTGGCCCATGAGGAAGTGGCGATGATTTATACAACTCCTCCAAGTGAGCCTCTTTCCGCGTGAAAAGATCTCTGATCTGATCCTCGGCCCATTCGCCGCGCCTGATCGACTTCAATTCCTCGCGGTTCCTGCCTAGAATTAGATCTCCGGTTTCCAGGATTTGCTCGCATTCATCCAACAAACGAACGACGTGCGCTGCAAACTTTACGTCAAAGCCGAATCTTTCTGCTTCTTCCTTCCGCTTTCCTTCTAATCGCTCGCGCTGACCGCGCATCTTGTGGAGCTGAGCGAAGGCGTAACCCTTGAACTTGTGGAAGCATCCCTTGTGCAAAAATATTTTTCTCTGTTCGCGAACGCGCTGCCCTATCAGGGTAGCATGCAGCACGCAATTCATTGGCGTGAACAAAGAATCTATCATGTTCGGGTTGCCCTCCATCGTGAGGTGAAAGTACTTCACGATGGAGTAGATAGATAGATCGAACATGCGGCCACGGCCGCCGAGGGCATCCCTGTCTAAGACATGGTGCTGCTGGTATTGCTCAAATCGCTTGACTTGTCTCCCGAAGCCTGGAATCTCTCCCGCTAAATGAGGAAAGATCAAGTCGCGGGGAGGAATTGCGAATCCATGGACATCGAAATCCGAATCGTCATCGCTCGTTCCGTAAGACAAGCCGCCAGCTATCGTCTCGTAATGGACGTTCGACGGAAGCCACTTCGGCGGCGAGATTAGACCGCGGCCAGCCAATTCACAGACGCGGCTAGACATGGCGAATAGCAACTTTCTTGATCGACTTGATTGCCCTGATCCTTGCGGATCTTATCATATCACCGACCCACGGCCCGGGAGGCTTCTCTTCGCGACCATGCAACGCGCGATCGGCCAAAAGATCGCGGGCATGAATCGAGGCCGCTGCGGCTTGCGCGGATCTGAAAAATAGCCTGCGTGCGATCAAATCACTCTCGTCTACGGGCATGGCTCGCCCGCGTGTATCGGCATCGAAGGCATCCAAGAAATCATCGATCGCCGCCGGCTCGCGAAGATAACTCATCTCTTCAAGTATTTCCAGGATCGTGCCAGCCCGCAGCTCGCACCATTTATGAGCGCGCATATGTTGACGGCAGGTGACGGCCGCGAAATTCAGAACGTCACGTGGAGCCCGTAGGCGGCCCAGCGCTTGGCGCACCAATGGCTCTCCCGCCTTTTCGTGTCCATGATGAGCGGGCCACTCCTCGCGCGGCGTAAGTGCTTTTCCGATGTCATGGAGAAGCGCAGCCCACATAATACGTGGGTGATTGTCTTCTCGCCACGAGGCGGAATCTATCACCATCATGGTGTGCTGGAAGGCGTCGCCTTCATGGTGTCCATGCTTTGGTTGCTCAATCCCCTTGAGATTTTCTACCTCTGGTAGAATATGACGCAGCGCACCTAGATCAGAGAGTATTTCAAAAAAGCGAGACGGCGAACGCGACCCGCAAAGAGCCAGCGAGCATTCTTCGTATATCCTCTCTGCTGGCTCTCGCTCAAGCTCGCCGCCGCGCACGCTCTCGGAAGCGCAAAGCATGGTTTGCGGATCGACGGTAAGCGACGGATAACGAGCGGCGAACCGAGCGAGCCGGAGGACGCGCACTGGATCATCGGCAAACGCTCCGGGGTTGACGGCACGCAAAACGCCCTCTTGGATGTCTCGCCGCCCACCATGAGGGTCAATGATCTCTCCGCTATTTGGATCTTGTGCAATTGCGTTTATCGTTAGATCGCGGCGGTATAGATCTTCCGCCAACGTTACCTCTGGCCCTGATTCAATCACGAATCCGCGGTAGCCGCTTCCGCTCTTCCGCTCTCGCCGTGCCAGTGCGTATTGATCGCCGTTAGTGGGATGCAAATAGGAAGAAAAGCCGACGCCCGCTTCGCGAAATCCAGCAGCGAGCATTTCCTCCTGTGTTGAGCCGACGACGACATAATCCATGTCCTTCGGCCCTAGACCCATGAGGCGATCGCGAACAGCGCCGCCAACGAGATAGGTTCGCAGACTCATCGCTAAATCATCACTCCGTTTTTTGCCCATCCAACCAAAAGAATTGAAAGCTGCCGCAGCTCATCCTGCCGGGGTCGTGGGTCGGTGTTCGATTTGGTCGCGGCCGGTGGTTGATAGTTCTAGCCACTTAATCACCGTCTGTCTTCTGCAAAACACGGTGGATGAGCATCAATATCATCCTCACAGCACCCGGCGCCATGGCCCATACATGAGCCATCCGCAGACACCTCTCCATAACCCGTGCAGCAGTCATATGGTTGCTGCTCCGATGTCGTAGATGTCGGGCAAGACATCGAGATGAGAATAGCTACAATAACCACAAACCAGACTACAGTCCAGAGAATTACCTTACCGTACCGTCGCCTCATGCTTGACTCCAGTTGTCGGTTTTTCGAGATGCTGAATGGTGACCTTGTCGCTCAGCCATTCCCCAGCTCGTGGCGAAGATCAGCGAGCAACAACTGTGCCCACTGCTCATCCAATCCCAAGCGTTCTCGATTTTTGAGAAAGATCGACACGAGGAGCATGTCCAAATCCTGCTCAATAAGCATCGAATGCACAGCTTCGCACCGTTCCAGCAGGGGCCTGAGGCGGGCGCGTTCGGAAATCCTCCCATGCCTCTCGCCGGCCTTCCATCCCTCGCCGCAGGTATCCTCGAACATTGGTTACCACTCCTCCGGGCAAATGCGGTCCACTTCGCGGCCCAACCGGTTGGCAATTGCGCTGACGTGCGCACTGGCTGCGCACGTGCTCGCTCGATCCGCCTCCTCGCGCAGGTTCGCCACCAGCGCGAGCAGCTCCCGTCGGATGCTGGCGCTCGCAATCTCACCGCCGGCCCGGAGGGCCGCGAGGCTCACTGCCTAGAATCCGCTGTCCAGGTGGTCTCGGGCCATCCGCTCGTCCAGGCTCCCCGCCCAAGCAAGCCATTCAACCTCCGCGGCCGTGAGCGGACGCCCGGCGCTCACGGCGCCCCCCTCAGCAAGCCCAAAAACCTCGAAGTCTTTCATGCTTTTTCTCCCTCCTTCTAGGCTTGACACCGCCTAGCAACTATGCATATCATAGCCTAATCATGGCGCAGTTGTCAAGCTCAGGCAGCAAGGATTAGAACAAAATGGTAGAACTCGACAAAGAAGACGAAGGAATCCCTGACTTCTCTGATCCCACGCGTGGTCCGAGAAAAATAATGCTCGTTGTTTCGGAGGAATTGTACGTTCGCCTAAAGGCGCGCGCAAAGCGCCGCCGTCTTTACCCCGGGGTTCTTGCGCGTCGCATTCTTGCCCGCGATCTCGGTATTTTCGGCGACTCTGTCGAACCACCTGACGCCGCTTGAGTCGTTCTAATGGCATTGATCAGCATTATTCGGCGGCGAGGAATTCGACGCGGCGAAGGTAAGTATGGCATCGCTCCGAAGTCGCAGCGCACGCTGGACGGTCTTCTCTTCGCTTCAAAGGGCGAAATGCAGAGGTGGGCCGAGCTGCTCATTTTGGAACGGGCTGGAGAAATCTCGCATCTCTGCCGCCAGATTCCATTCTCGATTGACGTGAACGGCGTTCATATTTGCAGGTATTTTGCCGATTTTCAGTACCGCACCAGAGGCGGCTCGCTGGTTACCGAGGACTGGAAAGGATATAGAACGCCCGCCTATAGGCTGAAGAAAAAACTCATGCTCGCCGTCCACGGAATTGCCATTCTAGAAATGGAAAAAGGGAAGTGATTCGAGGAAGCGACCTGCTAGCGCTTCTCGCGGAGCGTCACAAGAGCGACGTATTCGTTCCCGAGTGCAAGAACGGCCCAACGCAAATCAAAACTGCCCGTCAATTGCGCCTTGATGCATGGGCAATGCCCCGCTCATGGGTGCCGCTTCGCTTCTTCGGCTACGAAATAAAGGTGTCGCGCTCTGATTTTCTGAAAGATGACAAGATCCCGGCCTATCTGCCGCTTTGCACAGATCTCTACGTCGCGTGTCAGCGCAATTTGATTCAACCGGAAGAATTGCCTGCCGAAATCGGCCTTCTCTGGGCATCCGACAATGCCTCCCGCTTTTTTACGAAGCGCAAGGCGGTCCATCGCAATATCTCTCCGCCGATTGAATTATTCGCCTACATCCTCATGTGCCGCACAAAAATAAAGTGCGAGCTTGGGCCGATCGATCGGATGGAGCATTACAAAAGAATGCTGCAAGAACGCAAGGATTTGGGACGCTCGATTTGCAAGGCGATGAACCGCGAGATCTCCGACCGGGTGAAGGGCGCCGAACTCAGGGCTGACGAAGCAGAGGCTAAGGCGCTGCAATTACAGAACGTTGAGCGCGCATTCAAGGAACTCGGCTTCGACCCATCTTCCGTTGGAGGCTATTATAACATACGTTCGCGCCTGCGCAGCGCCCTGAGCTTAAAAATCCCGGAAACTATCGCCTTGGCTCACAAGGCAATCGATCAGATAAAAGAAACGCGGGAGTCTGCGACGGAAGCCTGCGACGAAACAGAGGCAGGGTAATGATACTTTATCTACTTACTAGGCTTGTTGCCGCTTATGAGCGATCGTTCGTTGATCTTCGCCTCGCTCTCGGGGTCAGCTCGGAAGCGGCGATCAGGTGGAAACGCGCATGAATATAACGCTGATCTTTCAACTCGATGAATATCGCAACAGGGACGGCGAGGTGCTTCGCGGCTCAGGATTCGCAATCGAATATCCACTAACCGAAGACGCGGCGGCTCAATTCATCGCTGAGCGGATGTTTTGGCGCGAAGATAACCCACGCGACGAATGGGAATGCACAATCCTGATAGACGGCAGGAAGGCGCGGGACGACGATAGCCCATCCGGCGCAGAAGATATCGTTGCAAGAATCGAGGCTTCAGCGGCGCGCCTCCTCCAGGAGGGGCTCGAAAGACGCAGGGCAGAGAAAGAACAAAAAAGAGAGATGGCGCGGCAACTCCAAGCCGACCGAGATAAAATCGTCGCCAAAAAGAAAGAAGAGGCGGAACTCGCCGAGTTTGCACGATTGAAAGCGAAATACGGCAAATGAAAAACTTGCTCCACGGTGAAGAATGTCCAATAGAATTATAGCGCTCACCTTCCAGATCTCGCCAGCCACCGCAACAACTTGCGGCGATGGCTCGGGCCGATTCTGTCCCTATTGCAGATTCGACCTCAAGGGTTCCGCGGAGTGTTATTTATTTGGCTCCCTCGGGCAGAAAAAGGGCTGGCTGCAACGGTGCCCCGAGTGCATCGCCGCGGAGACAGATCAACCATGACGAGTGAAAATAAAGCCCTCCTGGAAGTTGTCAAACAGTTCAAGGCACCCGACGTATCAGAACTTGAAGCCGCATTGAATGTCATTCGCCATCATGCCGCAGAAATAGAAAGGCTGAATCAGCGAATCAGAGGGATCGATGCGGCATTCGCAACCTTTCAGAAATCAATCGCCGAGTTGACGGCCGGGGCCTAGCGGGCGAGGCGGAATGGTGGTATAGTAATGCGGTTCCTTCGGAGAATACAACAGAGTGGCGAGTCGCGTAATAGAAACTGAATTGTGGACATCTCCGCAGTTTGCGCAATTGTCCGCTGCGTCTAAGCTTCTATTCCTCTATCTGAGGACAAATAGACACGCTCACGTTTGCGGGCTCTATCAGATTGCCGACCCGACGATTGTACATGAGACTGGATTATCCGTCCCCCTGGAATGGGATGAATTGAAACGCTTTGTTCAGCGAGACGAGGACATTGTTTGGGTTTTGGAAATGTCTCGCTTTCAGCTTCGCGGTCAAAAAAACGAACGGGGCGCAGCGAAGCATCTTCAGTCTCTCCCTGAATCTAGGCTTATTAAAGACTTTCTAGTAGACCATCCGGGCGTCGCGCGGTTCATGGATCGCGAGAGACATATCAAGCGAAAGAAGCTTCCACCTAGATTGCGCTTCTGGATTCTAAGGCGCGATAATTTCACTTGTCAATACTGCGGCGCGAAGGCGCCAGATGGTTTGTTGGATGTAGATCATGTTATCCCGGTTGCGGATGGCGGCGGAGATGACGGCGATAACCTCATTGCGGCGTGCGGCGAATGCAATGCCGGTAAGGGTCGCCTGCGGAGTGCAATCATCAATGACGAATCAAGTCGAGCAACAACGGAGCCTTGATCCCATGGCTGGGCGTTATCGTAGAATATCGTTGAAAATTCACGCAGACGCCCGCTTTGATCGTCTGTCTTCGCCCCCTCCGAACGGTAAGTATCTCTGGTTTTATTTACTCACTGGTCCGCATACCGGAATAATTCCCGGGCTGAGCGTTGCTGGGGAAGCGCAGCTTGCGGAAGCGATGGGCTGGCCGCTTGAAGTCTCTGGCAAAGGCTACGCCGAAGGCTTACCGAGATCCTTTCGAGAAGCGTTTGCGGAGGTCTCGCGAGAAGGGTTGGCAGAAGCTGACTGGAGGCGTCGATTGCTATGGCTACCAAAGGCCATCCATCATAACCTGCCACAGTCACCAAACGTTATCAGGTCGTGGGCCGAGACATGGGATGAGATCCCTGAATGTTCGCTGAAAGATCTTGCGCGTAAAGGACTTATGTCCGCAATCGAAGGCATGGGAAGAGGCTTTGTCGAAGCCTTACTGGAAATCTTTGGCGAATCAGGAACAGGAACAGGAACAGGAACAGGAACAGGAACAAAACAAGAGGATCATCATCTCGACACCAGGGACGACAACGACGGTCTTGGAACTAAGCCCGACCGCGAAGTCTTTGCCGCCTGGTGCTCCACTCTCCCGAACAACGGCGGCCCCCCTCGAATCCTCAACGCCAAGCGTCTAGCGAAGCTGAAGGCCCGCCGCAAGGAGGGGTATACTCAGCAGGACCTACTCGACGCTGTTCGGGGCTGGACGTTCGATCCCTGGAAAGAGCGAGTCAATCAGAACGATTTAGCGCAACTGCTCGTGGACGGATCGCACCTTGAAACATTCCGCGATTTCTTCAGGAACAAGGGCTCTAAATCAGGAAACGGCAAGGTATTCTCGGCGCAACAATCACCCCACCTCGCCCTTGGCAGCACGCCAGACCGACGAAACGACCTAGCCGCATTGGAGCAAGCGGATGCGGCACGGAGGCGGAAGCCATGACAACCGAAGAAGCGATGGCGCAGGGCAGAGTAGCTGGTCTCGATTGGATGAATAGCGATGAACAGATAGATAATCCGCATTCCGAAGCTGGGCTCTTTGACGCGTGGGAGATTGGATTTTGGGAGACGGTATTAGACAAAACAGCAGCGACGATCCAGCGATCCTTTGTCGATATGCCATTCCTCAGGAGAGGAGACGGAAATTGAGATCTTCGATGCATGAAATTTCAGGGCGGTGGGTTGTTGTACGAGAAGAATGTGGAGTTATGGTGAAACGGGCTACCACGCAAGAGGATGCGGCTAGGGCGACACGCATGACGTTGAGCGAGGCATTCTGCGAAGCCAAGCGGTTGGCTGGATGGCACCGCGAGGTTGAGGAGGGAAGATGAGATGAGCGACTTAACATTGCGCAAGATGCATGATCTTGACGAACTCTATCGGACCGTTGACGAAACGCAATGGCGAGAACTGACTGGCGATGCTGACGCCGAGGCATTCGTGGATCGGTTAGAGCGTGAAGTCGGCCACCGCAGAGAAGAAAAGACTGGCATATCAGCATCGACGGATTGAGGAGCGACAAATGAGAATTGGCACGAAGTCGATCCTGTTTGGCGCGCATTGCTTCTTCATTCACCCGTTCTTCGTGGCGCTTGCGTGGTGGAGACTATTCGGATTTAAAGTTGTCAAATGCGGGATTACCAGAGTTGAAGCGGGCTTACTAGATTGGAGGCTGTGGATTTGTTTTATCGTGCATGATCTCGGTTATTGGGGATCTCCGAACATGGACGGCGCCGAGGGAGGGCGGCATCCCGAGATGGGCGCTCGGATTGCTCATCGCTTATTCGACAAGCGCGGCCGATGGGGTGGGTTTTTGCGCAGAGAAGTGCGATGGTATGAATTTGTGCGATACCACAGCAGATACCTTGCCAAGCTTGACCATCGAATGCCAAGCGTTCTCTGCTTGGCCGATAAGCTTGCGATCGCCGTCACTCCCGCTTGGCTGTACGTTCCAATGGCGCGCCTCTCTGGCGAAATCAGAGAGTACCGATCGCGCGAAACGCGATCAGAAACCTCGAAGGGTTGGGCTGGTGTCTACGATAGCGAGGGATCGGATTACGAGTGGTTTCGTCGCGTTGGCAAGTGGGCGGCGGCTTATGTCGCGGAGCACCGGGACGGCCGAATGGACACTTGGACGCCGGAGCGCAGTGGTAACTGAGGCAATCCCAAGATCATGCCCTGCGAATTGTGTGACGGTCGCGGCTGGATTACGCTCCGAGACAGCGGCAACGGTTCCGCTAGGCGGTGCGCGTGCCAAGCTCCGACACGTGACACCCTGCTTGAGCGGGCTGGAATCCCGCCAGAATACCGTAATTATACCCGAGCTAATTTTCCCGGAGAGTGGCCAGCCGAGGCGTCCTTCTGGCCAGATGAGCGCCCATTGCTTTACATCTATGGCAATGTTGGGGCGGGGAAGACGCATATCGGCACCGCCCTCCTGATCGAACGCATCGAATCTGGCGAGCGCTGCGCATGGTGGGACACGGGGCATCTACTCGAAACGATGAAAAAGAATTTTGGAGACGAGCGAGGATATTGCGAGCGATTACAAGATGAGATCCTGAGAGCGCAGGTCCTCATGTTGGACGAATTGCTCATAACCCATAAAACAGCATGGGCTGATTTTATGCTCGCCTACATCATTCGGCAGAGGATTGTTCAACGACGGGATACGATCTTGACTACGCCGCTCGGGCTTCTGGGTATGGATGAATTGGACCCCGGATTATCTTCTCGTCTGAAGGATCAGATCAGAATAAACCTCAGCGGGGAGATAGATCATCGGAGGCCGTGGGCGCCCCCATGCGAAGGGATTTCTAAGTGAACACAGCGCAGGACATCAACTCTGGCGTAATGCTCGCGGCGGTTGGCCTTCTGGGCATATGCCAAAATTACCTGCGGACGCATCTTGACAGAGATGTAGATTTAGCGTAAGATTCTGTAAATCGCCGCGCCAACCGATGGCGTTCCTTGAATTCCCCGAGAGGGAAGGAGACCGCAATGAGCAATGAGTTCCGCCCACTGAATGAAATGGAACGTTCTGCGATCATGACTTGGGCCAAGAAAGGCCGCATTCCTCTATCCGTTCCGCTCGTGGAAAATATTGGATCTTTGGCGGTTTCCTACGAATTCCAGCAAGGCGGCTTCTGCGTATGCATTTTGCATGCTTACGGATCGCGTTTTGTCTATCGCGGCGCATCACGACGGAGTTATCGCGATCCGCGCAAGCGCACGACTGGCGAGATGCTCGCTTTTCAGAGAGCTGTACTCTACTCACGCCCCGCGGAGCTTTTGGTATGAAGCCTGAATATGAGCAGAAAGAATGGTCAATGAATGCGGGGCGGGCTATAGACGCGCGTCTCGCCGAAGACGCTGGAACGGCAAACCGATTCAGTGTCTTGCCACTATCGGTAGTCTTGGAAGTCCTAGATGCGATCGATAGTAGTTCATTGCTTTTCGAGTCGGAGTTTTCTCGAAGAATCGATCGGTTGCTCTCCTTGCGGTCGCTGGCTCGGAGCTTCTGCAAACCGGGATGAAGAAATGGAAAAAAAGGAAGACTTTTTATTGATCGATGAAGCAGCGTTCAACGCTAGCTTACGGGAAGCCATCATTGAAGCACTCATTTCGCTTGAGAATAGGCTTGCGAAAATCGAGGCAGCGATTGAGCTGCTTAACGGCGAACAAAGACCGTTTGAACCACTCGGATAAGGGCAGTGCAAAGCCCGTGCGTCTGGTTTATCGCCGCAAATATTGACTTCGGATTTTGCGCGAGATGTGGCCGTTCTGTTTTTCTGCATATCGAGGTCAACGACGATTACTATGTGGCGCTTCTGGCGAAGGAAGCTGGGATAAAACAAAACTTAGATTCGATTGCGCGACTAGGTGAACAAGGCGATCTATTTGAGAAACCGCCAGATCAGCTGGCACATCTATGGCTTTCGCGATGGCTCAATATGTCGCTACCAACGGTAGCATATAGGTGGCAAGCGGACCGCTCTTCACCGCAGACCAAGCAATGAGTAAAACTGAGCAATGCGCTGCGCTCGCCATCGAATTACTGCGAAAACGCGGACCGCAGCGATCAACATGGATTGTCGGCGAATTGAGGGCGCGCGGATTCGGGATGAAGGTTATCCGCAGGGCTCGCATTCGGGCCAAGATTTCGATCTCCGGGAATACCTCTGCCGCCGTCTGGTTTATTGGCGACGGACAGGATATCAAGAACGCGAGATTCAACGTGAAATTCTTACCGCGTCGTGAACGGCTTAGCTGGCGCGATTCCCGCGAGGTGGATGCTTGCGTCTCGGCGATCCTGAGAATACTCAGGAAAAACGGCGGGAGCATGAGTGGGCGCAGTGCCCTAGCGGAGCTTAGGGCTTCTGGATTCACAGACGATGGACTGCTTTATGGCGCTCGGAAAAAGGCGACCAAGAAAAATTTAATCAAGGTAGACGGCTTCAGCATGCGTTCGCAGTGGTCGCTCAGCGATGGGAGACTTGATCCCGGTATCATTGCTGAGGCCCGTGAGCGAGCGAGGCTCAATAAACAAGCCTCCCGTACCTTCGCGCGAAACAATCGAATTACAGAACCGCAGCCGCCTCGGAGTCCAGCAGAGCAATATCATACTAGGAGCGCGTCTCGGCCGATCCCGCGTATTCTTCGGTGCTTTTGTTGCGGTGAAGAGACGACCATGCGGCTCACGACCGCAAGCCGTCGTCCCTGTTGCGCTGATTGCCAAAGATCTTTCGACGAAAGGGCTTGACATGTGTACTACTATAGTGGCACACTGCCTCGTGTGCGAGAAGGTATTTACACGAGGCTATTGTGCCCTGTCCGTTTTGTCCCCGTCCTGGCCCCGGCGCCAGAATTCGCTGCGGTTGGATCGCAACCGAGGCGGGTCCTTGTGTCTGTGGATGCCATGATCCGCTTCCGGCGATTCCTCGCCATAACGGCATGCGGCAGATCCGCAAATCAATCGCGTTGACCGTCCGTCAGGTTCGAAGCTTGGAAGCGACGGTAGCGCGGAAGCGCGCCCACCATTGCTTGATGATCTCTCCCGAGCTGTCAGCTTCCGACTGGCCAAAAGCGATAGATTCTTAACCAACCGGAGAGTTTTAACCTCGGCGTCGGAAGCTTGACAACCGAGCTGACTTAGCGTAAGATTGCCAGTACGGAATCCATGAAATGACACCAAGCCGATTTCCGCAGTCAAATCGCATTCTCGGTCCCCCTGATTCCCTGGACGACTGCGGCCATCTCCACGTTTTCACGGACGGCGAGAGGTGCATTTCCTGCTGGCGCCCATCGGTTGATGAATTAGCAGATATCGCGGCCGGAAAGCCAATCTGGGTTAGCGTTCGATCGGGCGCCACACAGAGCCCCATTGCATTGTTTACGAGCGATCCGTTTGAGTTAACGCAATAGTGGAAACGAGGGAGCCATGATGGCAAGCAGTAAACTGATCAGCCAGGAAATGGTGATAGCGCTAAGGGCGGTTGTGTTTCAGCAGAGCGGGCAATGGGTCGCGCAGTGCCTGGAGAACAACCTTGCGAGCTGCGCAATGACGCAAGAATTACTTTCGCTTAACCTGATTGAGCAGATTGAGTGCCTAATTGAGTTGAATCCAAATGATCCATTTGCGGACTTTAAGCCAGCGCCGCGCCGCTTCTTTGACATGTTCGACGAAGCCAAGTCCAACAATTGGCGGGTGTATTCAGTCGGCTCAATTGATGGGGGTCGCGTTATCGTTGTGGCGATTGAATATCGCGGACCGCAAGAAGAATCATCGGATCATGATGCGGTACCCGTCTCGTTCGCTCAAGCCTTGATCGAGTTTCGCCGCCGGCTGGATAATCGTGCCGAGCTCATTATCTCTTGGCATCCAGCGCATCGTTGGAAAATCGAGATAGATGGGAGTCCCGTTGATGCTCTTGCGGAAGCCAGGGTTGCTAGCCTATCGCAAATACCGCGCGCCATCGTCTCCCTCGCGCGCGACGTAGAGGGGCAAATTGAGAAAGGTGGCAATGTGATCAGTATAGATATCGTCAAACACTCGGCATCGATTGAATGGTCTGGTGGAAGGCTGCATGTTCCGCTCGATGACGAGATGGGAGAAACCGACGACGCGCGCGCGGAGAACGTTGCGGCGCTGAAAGACTTCGCACGCCTTTTGCGCGGAGGCGGGCTAGTGGTAGAGGTGATAACCCATAGCCGCCGAGACGGCCTGCAAAATGAGCAGTGAGAGAATGGGCACCGGTCAAGGTCAAGAGGAGAAAACGCGCCATGTCATACGCTGCAGAAAATGCGAGGAACCACACTTTGCTGACACCGCCTGCGAGTGGTGCAACCGAGATCGGATGAAACTCGACCCGCAATGCCGCGGTGAATTGCTGTTGTGGGCGCGGATCATTGCGGTTGACAGGATCGGCTTCTTGCGGATACTCGGTGTTGACAGCGGGCAGCTGGCGTCCATTTTTTCCAAGATGAGATGGTAGGCGATCGAGGGAGGCTACAAAGTGGATAACCTGATGATTATTGTTTCCGGGATCATCTTCACAATCGGCGGGTTCTACTTGGGGGTCTACTTCGCGAAGGTTTACGAGCGCCGCAAGATCTTGCGGTTGAAATCAGTTGCAAAGATTGGTGACTTTTCCGTGGTGACGTATCCGCCGTTCGGAGACAGTGGCACGCTGGTCCCCCTTGATGGTGTACGAGTAATCGCCTCTCAGCTCAGCGGCCTTTCTGGTCTTTCGACGAGAGCAGCAAACGCCCTGCGTGCGCACGGCCTTAACTGCATGGAGGACATATCCGAGTTGAGCCTCGGTGAATTACTTAAGCTTGATGGAATAGGAAGAAAGACGGCGGAAGAGATAGCTGCGGCGATTGGGCGATTGAATATCACGGAACGAAGGCCAGGGGATGGTTGACTATCTCTGGCGACCGATGCCGCCAGAGAACGCGGCCGACTTCATGCGCTCTCCTGTACTTGAAGAGTGGCTACGCGCTTCATTCATCGATCCGCGCGGCCCCCTCTTCTCGGAGCGGCATGCGATCTTGGATCAAGCGAGCATCGGCGTCCTCTGGGCTCGTCCTGAGGCGAAAAGCAAAGGACGAATCTTGGCTGGAACTGCTCAGATCATGCGCCCACCACTCGGCGCCTTCGGATGGGAGAGAAATATTTGGGAATGGTCAATGGCTAAATTCTTTGGAGATGATCCCGAAGAATGGCCTGATTTTCGTCTGACGTTCTGGGTTGAAGCGGCGCTGGCCGCAGATGATGCGTCGTGGTGCGCTTTGGCAAAGCATGAGTTATGCCATTGCGCCCAAAAAGAAAACGATTATGGCCCGATGTTCCACAAGGCTGGCCCGAAGAAGGGGCTACCAGTCTGGGAAGTCTGCGGACACGATATCGAACAGTTCAATGACGTTGTAGAAGATTTTGGAATCGATGCGACCATGGGAGCGCGCGGTTTCATCGAAGCATCCAAGCGAGGCCCGCGGATTGCTCAGGCTAAGGTCGCACTTGCTTGCGGTACGTGCTTGGCGAAGGCGACATGAAGCATGGAGGACATCGCTTACGGAATCATCTTCTTGTCAGGCTTGTTTGCGGCGGCTGTAATGCTTGTATCGATATTGCAGGGCATGGGCGCTGCGTTCAAAGGAAGAGGAGCTAGATCAAACATGAGTAACAACGGTCGACACAAGTGGAATTATCAAAATCTGGCATGGGCTGAATGCAAGAAGTGCGGCCTACTCATGCGGTTCAAATATAACAACAACGAGGAATTCTCCGTGGACTGCGGAGAGAATTGGTTTCGCTTCCTTGGGGGCCATCGTCCACCCTGCGAGAGGAAGGGCTAAGAATGTTCGATCGAATCGTATTCTTCGACGTCGAAACAGGCGGCCTAGATCCGCAGCGACATCCGATCATTCAATTCGCCGCTATCGTGATTGACGGTTCGTGGGAAGAAATCGAATCGCTTGAGTTGAAAATAAAGTTCGATCCGCAGGCGGCAGATGCCGATGCTTTGCGCATTAATGGCTATTCAGAGGAAGCATGGCGCTCGGCTGTTTCACCGGCAATCGCAATGGGCAAAATCTGCGATCTATTCAGGCGCCATGCAACACTCGAAAAGATCTCCGCGAAGGGTTCTATGTATACGGTTGCGAGGGTCGCTGGACATAATGCCAGATTCGACGGCGAATTCCTTGCCGCATGGTTTAGGCGAGCTGGTGTATTCTGCCCAGCCGCTTGTTACGAGGCGCTAGACACGCTTGCCCTTGCTCGCTGGGTTTCATTACTGAGCGATACAAAGCTCGCGAATCACAAGCTCGGAACCATCTGCGCGTGGCTCGGCGTTGAGCTGGCGCAGGCGCATGATGCCATAGAGGACGTGCGCGCTACAGTTCGATGTGCGCGTATTTTATTGTCTAGACTCCGGCATACGAATGATCAATAATCAAAATTGAAATGAGCATCCAATGAAAAAGCGCCCCACATCTATTTGTTGGCCTCGGAGGTGCGCGCCATCATCGAAGGGCGAAAGACGCAAATGCGTCGCCAGTTGATTGCTTGGCGGTTAAGTGACGGCGGTACTACGGTGGAGCGTACCGAGGATCAGTATATCGACGGTGGAGACACGTTGGTGTTTTGTGTAATCGACTTGCGCACCTGGCTCGCCGAGCTACATTAGACTAAACGTTTACTTTTGGATATTTATGCCAAACCTAACAGAAGAGCAAAAAGTCTTCATCATTCAACGCCTCGCCTGTTACAGGAGTCCGCAGGAGGTAGCGGACGAAGTAAAAGAGGAATTCGGCGTCGAAATTCTGCGTCAGCACGTCAATAGATACAATCCATTGCAAGTCAGGATCGCCAAGAAATGGCATGATCTCTGGCAAGCCACCCGAGAGAAATATCTCAATAGCATCGCTGAAATCGGGATCGCCCAGAAGGTGTGGCGCCTGGATATGGCAGATCATTCCTACAGGAAGACGAAAAATCCAGCGCGGCGAGATGCATTACTGGAATATGCCGCCAAGGAGATGGGCGGGGCATTCACGAACACCCGCCAAGTCAGCGGCCACTTGAGCGTGTCCGTGGATGAGATCCTCCAAGAAACAGACGCATGGGAGGAGAAGAGGAAGGAGATGATGAGGGAGCGGCGGCGGAAGAAGATCGAGAAATGATTCATTCCGACGCTGTGGGGAGTAGCCTTGCAGAGGCGCACGAACGAATCAAATGGCTGAAGCGCAGCTTCCCTCGCTGGTGTTATACCTGCTATAGAATCCGTATCGAGAGCGGGGCGCTAATCCGATTCGACCTCAACGAGGTGCAGCGCGCAATTCACGCCGATAAGCTACGACAACTCAGAAGGTACGGAAGGTCTCGGCAATACGTACTCAAGGCGCGGCAGCCCGGGGTAACGACCTATGCGCAGGCCGATAACCTGAATTGCATATGGTCGCGCAGGGGCCGCGATGCAATGACGTTGACACACGCTCTCGACGAAACTGGTAAGATCTTCGAGATTACACGCCGCGCGATGAAAGCATTTCCAGCCGCCCTCTTGCCAAAGAAGGGGGCCAAGGACACACACGAAGTAACGTTCACTGAGCGCGATTCACATTTCTGGACAGGGACAGCGGGATCCAAGGTCTCTGGCCGCGGCGGGACCTTAACGCAGTTGCATCTCTCTGAATTTGCCTTTTATGCCGATCCAAGGGAAGTGTTGGCTGGTTTCTCTCCTAGCATGGAGAAGGTCCCGGAATCGTCTGTTTTAATCGAAACGACGCCATCGTTTTTCGACTGCGAGGCGCATCAAGAATGGCGGCGCGCGCGAGATGGCAGGAGTGAGTTCAAGCCGCTGTTCTTCCCGTGGTGGAAATGTGACCCGCTGCGCTACAGGCTGCCGCTTGATGAACCGGATGAGCTTGGGGCTTTAACGGATATCGAAGAAGCATTGCTGCATCGTCATGGGTTGGATCACGAGCAAATCAAATGGAGGCGTGAGAGGATCAGGCTTGTCTACGGCGAAAGCGAGCCGCTGTTCCTCCGTGAATATCCCGAAGACGATGAATCGTGCTGGCTTACCGGCGGCAACCTATTCTACGATATAAAAACACTCAGAGATCTATCTCAACGCGCTCCGACGCCTATTAAGAAGGAAAGGAGCGGAACGCTTGAAATCTTCTCTGATTTCGATCCGATGACAGATCGCGTTATCATCGGGGCCGATACCGCTGAGGGAGTTGGAGGCGATAGATCGGCATTTGTCGCGAGATCATTCAACTCCTGGAAGTTGTTGGCGGTATTCCAGGATTCGAGGATTGAGCCGATCGCGTTCTCCGACGAGATCGCGGCAGCAGGTTGGCGCTATGCTCGCAATACGCAAGAGCCTGCCTTTTTGGTGATAGAAAAGAATCAGCACGGGATTACTGTCCTGCGTCGGCTCAGGGACAACGGCTATCCATTGTCGGCCATCTACCATCGTGAATCAGTGCCTGATTCAGCATTCTATGATGCTAGCGATAGAATCGGGTGGCAAACCAGCGGCCCCGTTTACCCGATTATGCTTGACGCCGGCAGGGAGGTTCTGGCATTCGCGAAAAGCGGCGAAGGTGGCTATCCGTCAGCCGCAGCGATCAACGATGCGCTAGGCATTTATCGTGATAGCAAGGGCAAAACATCATTGAGCGGTAAGGACGTATTTGTTTCCGAGATCCTCGCTTGGATCGGAAGGCGGTCGCCAGTGCGCAGGAGATGGGAAATCCTCTGATCCGTACTTGACACCATCTCCTCATGAGTTGTACAATAGCAGCCATGGGCAAAACTATTCAAATAACCTGCGATGGCTGCGGCGAAGACCTGACCTAGTGGCACGGATTATCATTGAGGCCAGCACTGCCGCCGTCTATCTGATTCATCAAGGAGGAAATAAATTGACATGTACAAACACAGCGCCGTTCTGTTCGGCCGAGCCCTTATCACCACTTGTGTTCAGGCGCAGAGAGCGCCGTTGGTTGATATCGCGCAGTGCAAAGACGCGTCGGAAGGGACGTTTGCTGCTATTGCTATCTACTTGCCGTTCTGGCGATTGTTCAATCGCAGTCACCGATCCAGTGCACCTGGCCTGGCTCTAGTGCTAGGCTGGTGCAGGCGCAAATGATCATTGCATGGCGGTCTTTTGACGCCCGCAATGCAGCATTTGAGGCGGCTGCGTTATCGGAGTTTCCGATGGTAGGACGAGATTACGACGAGCCCTGAGCGAAAAAAGGAGAACTACCATGAAGATCATACGCTTGTTTTTTGTTGTTGTCGTTGGTTTTATTGGTGTCATCGTGGCGCCGGCAGCGGCATGGATACCATCCTGCGGCATGGTGAGCGATGCCTGGACATGCTACGACTGCTGCGACAAGGAGGTTCAGTGTTGGGGCGGTCCATACTACTCCCCGAATTGCTTGAGCGAGATGAAGGCGTGCTACAGAGACTGCTCGGACTTCTTCGGCTACCCGGAGATCTAAGAAAGGAACAGCAAATCCTTGCAGGCGAGGCGAAACGTTTCTGCAAAGGAAGGTTGAGAGACATGAGGATCGTTAGCTTGGGTGTGTTTCTTTCATTGCCCGCCGGCACCGTGTTCGCGAAGTATCACGATGTTGGCTTCGACGACCTGCTGATCAAGGGTGATAGCCTAGAGACTGATTTTTGGGCGCAAGACATAACATCAGCGATAGATGCGCCTGGAACCGATGCGATGGTAAGGCATCTTCTTGCATCGAAGGGCGATGGTTCATCCGTTTCCATGGACTTTCATTGTGAGTCGCGGGATGGCTGCTTCGAGCCCGCTCAGCTCTTTGCCGTATTCGAGCGCGATGATCTAGAAAAACTGATCAGCAGATTGCAGGAGGCGCTGCTGGACGCCTATGGCCGCTCGGATGCGTGACGCCCTGCCGGACATCGCAACTGCGGCGCTCGCATTCCTCGCATGGGGCTTGCTTACCAAGGCGCTCGCCTCATATCTCGACGCTCGCGTATGGTGGATCAGCGGTGGCCTGCTGTGCCTCCTCCTTTTCGTGGCGGCACAGGGATGGCGGCCGATTATTGATATACTGAGAGTTGGATTGTTGGCATGGGCGGAGAGGGCGAAGGAAGAATCAAATAACGCGCGCAGTGACGGGAAATAAAAATTGGCACGCATGGATACATGAATAGCTGATTGTATCAGCGAAAGGACAAGAAAATGGCACAACTTGGTCAGGCGGGTAGTGGGGTACCACCATGTTGCTCCCCCGCCCCGGACCTTGACACCCCGCCCGGCAGGGGGTGCGCGGTGAGCGGCCTGGTGGCGGTAGTGGGGCGCAAGGCACGCCCGCGCCTTGACCGCCACGGCACGGCATCCGCCGCGATGTCCCGGGAGGCGGTATGATCCCGCCTGACCCGGAGACTCCGCGCAAGAACTGGCTCGGGCACTTCGAGACCAGATATAGCGCCGCCGGAGTTCCGCTCCGGGCCTGGGTGCGAGCCATGCCAAAGCTACCAGACCTTCTACAATACAGCATCGTCTATCTTTTACCGAGATCTGAACCCGAGGAGTCTACTCGGGGCGGAACCGGATTCCTTTTTTCTGTCCTCCGCGAGAAGAGACGCACGGGGGGGAGGATATCTCATTTATATGTGGTTACCAACCATCACGTTGTTACCGCTTCGCAGGCAACGACAATACGAATTAACACGAAGGCCGGTAAAACTGACACCATTGCGACCACGCTGGACGCTTGGCTTCTGGATGAGGAGAATGACCTAGCAGCATATCTCCTCAGAACACCGTACCCGCATCCTTACCAGACCCAAGCGGTTCTCGCATGGGACACTGTTCCGGAAGAGGCGTTCCAAATTGGAGGCTACGGTCTCGGAGATGAGTGCTTCGTTCTTGGTCGATTCACCCATCATCAGGGCAGGGAACGAATCATTCCTTCACTGCACTTCGGCAACGTAGCGGTGCTCCCGGAAGAGCCCATAAGACACGACGACGGACACGACATCTATAGTTTTTTGGTAGATATCAGATACAGCCAGAGCGCATACAGCGGATCTCCTGTCTTCCTTTATGATCCGCCAGGAGAACCATCCGCGCTCGGAACTCGGCGGGGCCTTAAGCCTTATCTGCTCGGAGTGTGTTGGGGAATGTTTTCTCGCTACGAGCAAGTAGTGAATGTTAAAACCGATGAGCCGGTAGGAGCTTGGGGCGTAAAACGAACAACCGGAATGATGGCCGTTACGCCAGCCTGGAAACTGCACGAACTAATAAACAGGCCGGAAGCTAAGGGCGTCAGGGATCAAGTTGAAGAGGAGGAAGAAAAGTACGGGCCGCCCATGAGTCTTTAGTCCTCGATCTTCCGCTACCCCCCCCCCCC